ACCAATAACAGAATAAAGATTAGCGTAAGTCGTCTTATCAACTTCAGCGCCGTTACACTTCAAGAAACCGCTAGGTGTGGTCGAATAAGGTTTACGAAGAATATCACCAACAGCAATACCACCATTACTGATAAGAGCATCAACATACTGCTTGGTGGCTATATGGCTACCAAGAGTAGGTTCATTTGAAATAGTTAAGAAACCAAGCATTGTAGCGCCATTAACACTGACACCATTAGTAATTCCGTAACCACTTAAAGTTGAAGGAAGTGATCCTTGATTAATTTTTGACCAGTTAAGTCCAAAAGGAATGTCAGAGTCATTGATATTTGACCCACCTGTAACAATACCTTTAGAATTAACCGTTACCTTTGAATATTCTCCAGCTATAACGCCGCTATTATTTAAAGTAAGTTGTGTTGTTCCAGGTGATGACTGAAGATCACCTGTGAAATTCGGAAGACGAGCAGCTGGTAAAGTTCCAGCTGTCAGATTACCGGCATTGATACTGTTATAGTATGCATCAACATACTGTTTAGGAACAGCTTCCAGTGTTTGACTAGGATTACCAGCCAGCAGCAAAGGACCAGAAATATTACCACCATTTTCTGTGATGCCACCGCCAGAATAACCGCCCTCGGCATATAAATCTAATCTCATGTTAACTCCTTAAGTTAGCCTGTAAATATGGTTCACAGAATTCTTTTAATCAATTAGCTATATTAAAAAAATAAACCGAGAATTTTGTGACTATATCAAGAGGAATTGCTATGCCTGTCAAACCAAGCAGTTTAGTGTCCATTATTAATCAAAATAAAGACAAGAAACTTGTAGCGTCTAAGATTATTGAGACTAACCCTAAAGTCCTTCCTGTTCTTCCTAAGCTCATTGCCGATGCCGAAACATCGAGAAGTATGGCTAATCCGGATAACAGACTGAACATTAATCGTAGTCTCTTAGAAAATATTTATCATAAAATCAAAAGTGTTAAACAGAATAACAAGAACATTATCAAATTGTTTCCTGATATTGAACTTGCCATTCAGATTCTTGTGAGTTCTATTCTGTCTCCTAAAAAAATGACAGATATTCAGTTGAACTATAAACTGGATAAGAATTTCGATATCAACACAGTTGTTGTTGCTAACATCATTGAAAAGGTTAAGACCTATATTAATGATGAATATGAGTTAGAAGAAAAGCTTCCTGAGATTCTTCGTGAAGCTCTCTTTAACTCTGGTGCATATGCATTAGCAGTGATTCCTGAATCGTCGGTTGACGAAATCATTAACACAGATTTGCTTCCGTCTTATTCTACAGAAGACTTTAAACAACGTGCTGATATTCTTATCAGTAACTTGGTTAAGCCTATTAATATTCTTAACACCCAAGATCGTGTCGTTCCTTTAGAAACAACTGGTAAACCGACTGCTGATAATCTTATTAAACATATGGCTTCGGAAGCCTTTGTTAGTATCACTGACAATATCGGTGTCCTAAAGTTTAGTAGTATTCGTGAGAAGATTAATAAGTCTCTTGTGAAGAATGCTATCAAGAGTAATATTGCTATTTCTACTGAGTCAAGAGAAAAGCTTGACTACATGGATATATTCCGTCAGAAGAGTTCAATGTCTCAGATTAAAGATATTGAATTCATTAAGACAAAGACTGAAACAAAACGTAAGTCTGTCGGTAAACCGATGGTTATTAAGATTCCGACTGAATCAGTTATTCCTATTTTTATTCCTGGTGATGAAACTGAACATATCGGTTATTTCATTCTGTTGGATGAAACAGGTAAACCATTAAATACAGAAATTAAGGATACCGATTTAAGTCAACTTAATTCTGTTATTAATCAGAGTTCACAGGCTAGTCAGTTAACTCCTGTTCAGAAGGCTTACAATAGTCTTGTAGGGGATAATACATCCAATGTTGATATCAATCAACTATTTAGTCTTTATAAAGATGTTCTTGAACGTCAAATCTATCAGTCCGTAAAGAATAGTCTTTACGGTTCTAATATTGAAATTGCCAATAAAAACGATATCTATTTCTTGATGTTTACTCGTGCTCTATCAGAACAAAGGACTTCTGTTCTTTATGTTCCGAAAGACATGCTTATCTATTTTGCTTTCTATTACAATGAACTTGGTCTTGGTAAATCTCTTCTTGAGAACCTTTCTGTTCTTTGTAGTCTTCGTGCTATCCTTCTTTTCTCCAAGGTCATGGCCTATGCCAAGCAGTCTATTGACGTGACCAAGGTGAATATTGCTCTCGATCCGAATGATCCTGACCCTGAGAAGACTATTGAACAAGTTCAAGACTCTGTTTTGAAACTTCGTCAGAATTATTTCCCATTGGGTATTAATAATCCAGCTGACTTGGTTAACTGGATTCAGAGAGCAGGTTTGCAGTTTAGCTATAGCAATAATCCATTGTTGCCGAATATTCAGATTGACTTTGAAAATGCTAATCTTCAACACACTGTTCCTAGTTCTGAACTGGAAGAAGACCTTCGTAAGCAGACTATTCTTGCACTGGGTCTTACACCTGAAACGATTGATAGTGGATTCACACCTGAATTTGCTACAACTGTTGTTAATAATAACATTCTTCTCTCGAAGCGTGTTTCTATTTATCAGAAAGCTCTGATTAAACATCTATCATCTTTCTTGTCTGCTATTATCTATAACGATGAAGACCTTCGTAACGAGCTTCGTAAAGAAGTTCTGGAAAATGTTGATGCATTGAATGATCAACTTAGCGATGAAGAGAAACAACTTCTCACCAAGAGTAAAGATGAGTTTATCGAATACTTCTTGAATAAGTTTGGTGAAAGCCTGTATATCGAGCTTCCGAAGCCTGAGAATACTAATCTCACTAACTTGTCTGCTGAATACGATATTTATAAAGAAAATCTTGAGAAAGTTCTTGATTCCATTCTTTCTAGTGAAATCTTTACTGAAAATATTGCTGGTGAATTGTCTAATCATATCGACACCATTAAAAATGTTTACAAACATCATTTGCTTCGTACTTGGATGGCAAATAACAACTTCTATCCTGAAGCTCTGGAATTTGGCAAACAGAATAATGAAACAGATGACGCTGATAAGCTTCTCGAAATCATCCAAGAACACTTGGTTGGTACTTCGAGAAATGCTGATAAGCTTATTAATGTTCTTCAGACCTATAAGGATGCTCTAAATAAGGATCTTGAAAAGGTTAATGGTGAAGGCGGTGCTTCTTCCTCATCAGGTTCATACGGTGGCGGAGGTGGTGACGATGAATCCTCCACTGGAGATAATCCTGACGGTGGTGGCGATGATGCATTCGGACTAGGTGCCGGTGATTTAGATCTAAGTTTGTAAAAAAAAAAATAAGACTAGAGAGGGAGTGATCCCTCTCTAGTTCTTTATTGTTTACATCTTCTTGATAAAGATCTGACCCTTAAGATTGCGGGACAGTTGGATAACATATTTGTCGATGCTAACCATATAACAAACAGCAGTGTTCTGTGCTTCAAACATAAACTCAGCAGCAGATAACAGGAACTTGTTAATTAGATTGTCTTCAATCACAGTGAGTGTAGAAGGAGCATTGACAATACCAAGTTCATGTGAGTACTTATCGACATAAGCAATGGTGTAAAGTTCCGGAACATATGTAACGGCTTTACCTTCTTGCTGATCAAGTTGTTTCAAACTATCAAGAGCACCCTTAGTATCTTCAACAAAGGCATTCATATAGTTAATCAATTCGTCTTCAAGATCTTCATCAGTGTCTTCCAGATTACGGAGGAACTTAAGAAGTTCATTGAAATCGGTCATGAAGGAATCAATATTGACCGGGACAGGACTGTTGACACCAATGAAGTCATTGATAGCTGTAGTCATGATTGTGTCAAAAGAATCCAGCAGATGGATATCGTATTTACTAGTCAATGTAGGCCACAAGGCTTTCATTGCTTTATAGATCGCCTTGACATCATTATCAAGGATCAGTTCGTTAAATTTAGCTTGTTCGAAAGACTTATAGAAGCTATTCTCGACAAGATAATTGCCAATGACCATCAGCTTATTGATACCTTCATCGTGAGCGTGATCAATAGCACTTTCAACCGCTTCTTCAAAGCAATCGGTCAGCGTAAGCTTATCCTTAAGCGTGAAGATTTGGTTGGGTTTGATTTCATCATAAAAGCTTGACAGGATAACTTTTGTATTACCTGCAAACTTAACACCCTTACTTACATCAATGCTAAACACTGACGGGGGTTCTTGTGTTTCAACTTGTTGTTCCACAGCTTGTGTCCCTGTATTAGTATTCAATGACTGAAAGCGAGAATCGGACATCATTTCCATCTCGCCGCTCATAGTACCTGTAAGATGACCAGATAACGTTTGATTTTGATTACCAAAACGTCCTGGGTTAGTAGGCATACCACCTTGCATCGGCATCATTCCGCCATGCATCGGCATTCCTACATTCATAGGCATACCCGTGTTCATGGGCATCATATTCATATTGTTCGGCATTTGCAAAGCTCCACTAGCTATCAGAGCCTGTGCCTGTTGTGGAGTTACTTGCTGACCATTAGGAAGTACAATCAATCCATTCGGCAACTGAACCAGTCCGGGAACTTGTTGTTGCTGTTGCTGAACCATTTGCTGATGCTGTTGTTGCATCTGCATGTGGCCACCAGCTGGATGTGGACTAGAAAAACGATGATGCATATCTACTATTCTCCTTTGACTTAATCAGTGTCAATTTGTTCCATCAATTCAAAATCGTCAGACGAACTATCATCGTCTTCGAGTTCGACCCCTTCTGCTAACAGTAGATCCGGAACAAACTCGTCACCATCCTGAATGTCTTCCGACACAGTGATGTTAGCGAGCAGTCTATCCGTTTCTTCAATAATGTTATTAAAGACAGGATGCGGGAGCACAGATCCCGTAGCCAAATCAATATTAACGTAAGGGTTAAGACGAACCACAGGAACAGGGTTCTTCTTACTCAGTCCGAGAATACTTCCAACTGTCGCCATACTAGCCACAATCTTCTTTCTCTCGGATGTATTTACGTCAGCATTATTAATGTTAACGAAATCAGATTCTTGTTGAACAACCATAGCCGTATTTTTCGGATACAGATGATCACCAGAATACTCGATACTCGTTACATATTGTTTGTCTTTCTTAAGCGAAAATATCGCTCGAGTGACGAAGTATTTCTTAAAGATTTTATCAACAATCTTAGAGTCAAGCTTTTCGTTATTGATACGAAGCTCTTCTTTATTAATATCAAGAACTATACGAGTGATACGAGAAGTCAGATGCGACAAAATAAACGATTCGATCTCATATGTCTTGTTATGATATAGACTACGAACTTCTGCATTCATAATCCAGTTATTAAACTGTTTAAAGATAACACCAAGCAACCCGATCAGGTTGTTAGAGTCAACACCAATATCACGCAGTTTACCAATCGTAATCGTATCAAAGCTCGAGTTCAGATCGTTAAAGTGTGCATTGATTTTTTCACTGAGATAAGCAAGACCGTGATTACCAGAGTGGATGATCTCACCAAGCAAACGTTTCCAGATAAGCGTGTTATCCAGTTCGTCAATGCTAATAGCTTCAGGGAAGTTATCGATGATGTAAAACAGATTACCAACAACGTAAAGAACATCTTCGTTGTATTTGTCTTCATCAACAACAAACTTAATACTCGTCTTCTGATAGAGTTGTTTGTTCCTGATATAACCATGAGGTGCGTTACCAGTGCTTGATAACACAACCTTATCAGTCTTACTATAATCATACATCGGCTTAGGAACAAACCCAAGCAACATATGCATAGTCTTTGTGAAACCATAGTTAGCAAGCAGGTAATGCATAACCGTAGTGTTAGCCTTGGTCGTATCTTCCAGCTTCTTAACTTGATTCTTATAAAGTTCAGTGTTCACAATAGAAACACGATTAAACACACCACTGGTTTGACCAGGTTGCTGAACTTGAATACTGAAGTAAGTACGAGTGAAACTATACTTAGCAGTCAGGATGTTAATGAAGATGATCTTATCACCGATACTGATAACCTTATCCGATAGAACAGGCATCACAAGGAAGTTATTACCACTCAGATGAATGATGTTACCCTTGTTCATATACGGGATATAGAAATGATGACGACGAATATTTTCTTCATCACCATACTTAAACATAAACTCAACAAGATAAATATCGTTTTCAGCGATATCGTGAATAACCTTGCTAGTCTTATTAAACAAAAACTTATTTTCTTCCTTAGGCAACAGTTCCCTGTAGCCTAAGTATTGTAAATGGGTGTTCGTCTTACTGTTACATGAATACTTAATAAAGTTATCGATATATGCAATAGCATTGTTCAATCGGTGGTAGCAGAGACCTTCTACTGCCTGTTGATTGAATTTAGGAGTTTTATCCGCGATAAATTGGGCTAGTGTTTTCAAGGGAACCTCCTGGTGGCGACAAACTATTCTAGATTAATTATTAAATTATTAAAAAATAATGACACACCTGTACTTAACAGGTGTGTTATATGTTTTATATATGCGATTGAATAGTCTTCTGTCACTAGGCTTTCCCAAGCTGTTTGACAATAACAAAACCAGTAGCAACAACACCAGCAACGGCAGCAACAGTTTTAAGTGTTTCGAGAGACGAGTCTCGTTCATGCCGAAGATCATCTCGAGCATACTTTCTTTCATCGAAATGATGTTTCATAGTGTTACTACTCCAATCATAGGCTGCTTTAGAGTTAAGAGATTCTTGCTCTAATTTATGTTTAAAAGCCGCATGGTCTTCTTCCATTTTTCTAAGTTTAATCTTAGATTCATGTTCGAACTGTGCTCTTTCAAGCTTTAACTCATTCTCCCTTTCTCTGAAACTAGCTTCTCTATCTTTAAGATCACGCTCACGTTTTTCTCTCAAATTGCATGCATCTCGAGCTTCATCTTGATGCTCAAAAAGAAAGTCAACAGTGTTAATTTCATTTACAGGAATATGGTATGCTTCAACAACATCAAAGTTCTTATCAAATTTACCAATCCAGAGACCCCTTTCCCTAGACTTTGATTTGATCTTAGGTACAAGATGAACTTTGTTATGTAATGAATAATAACGAGGTTTCATTTCGTTATCAGGATCTACCATGAATATACAAGGAGACCCAGGGACTACATTTTCTTTTAACTCAGCAAAGTCAGAACTACGGCTACACGCTGGGTTAATAATAGGCACGAAGTTTTTACTCTTCGTAAAATATAAATCTAAATCACGGAAGAAAACAGAAACTTCTTCTTCAGTTGTATCATCTATAAACATTCTGGGCGTAAGAACACCCATAGTGATAGCTTTAATTTCTGGAACATCTGTATCTTCATTTTTCTCAATAAAACTATCCCAAGCCTGAGATACGAAATAACGAAGCTTTAAACTCTGATGAAATTTATCACCAGGCATTTTATCCATTTCAGATGGATTAAATTTATGATGATCCAGATAGTCTTTTAAATAATTACCGCTGATTCCAGTTGCTCTACTATGGTTAGTAGGCGTTGTTATACGATGAATTGCAAAAACAATAATTTTACCTTCAAAGGCTTTTGTTAGTCTATTCTGTTCTACTGGATGGAAAACAGTTGACCCATTTAGATTGTCATAAACAGTGATCGGTTCAGTCGTGAAATTAGCAACTATAAAAGCAGGACCTAGGGAGAGACCACCCTTTTCAATGATAAATTTATTTTCTTTACGAACATTGATGTGTAGATTTTTTCTACTATTATTAGGATCATAGTCCTCGATATCTCTGCTAACATTTGTATGGATAACAGGAGAATCAGAATTTAAACCCTTTTTAACTTCATAGTAACAAAACTTAATACCAGCAGTTGGATTGATATCAAATTGTTGTATAACAGGAAGATAGTTTGTTTCGTACGTCTTATCGTTAACACCCAAGAATGCTTTATTGAGACTAGTTAAATAGGCAGCAACATTCACCATTCTTAGACTTTTTGTAACTACTTTCACGTGAACTCCCTATGTCATATGAACAAGTACTATATATGGTATTAACATTTCTTCAGAAACAAAAGATAAAAATACCAAGAGGCATTGCTGCCTCTTGGTATCTTATATTGCTACTGATTAAACAGTATGCATATTGACAGTAACCTTGCCAGTAACTTCCGGCAGACCGGTCACTTCGAGCATGGTCATCATCGGCAGATTGACAGTGTGCAGGAAGCGCGGAGAAACGATCAGTTCCTTAGAAACTTGACCATCGCGGCTAACCGGCATAACAACGGTCAGTTCCGGCGACCACAGCATGTTGCCGAAGTTCAGCGGATTGATACCGGTGTTACGAGCAGAGTCAAACACACCGAAGGACACGAAGATCTTGCCCTTGACACGGCTATCCAGAGTCGAAACGATACGGACGTCGAAGGTTTCACCCAGCGTACGCAGATCGCCATCGGCTTGCAGATAGTTGTAGATCACCGGATCGGTACCAACGATAATGGTCGGCTTGAAGCCAGTGTTGCCAGTCAGAACAGCGGCAGCAGCCTTGTATTCCGAAGAGCGATACATTTCATTAGCGTAGTAACGCAGCTTTTCAACCAGAGCAGCACGGATGTCCTTGATCTTCTCATGGGACTTCAGGCTGTCAACGGTGCCTTCCAGATTGATAGCTTCGTGGAAGTAGATCGGCTTGACATACAGATGACCGAAAGCATTGATTTCTGGCAGGTCGCCGTTAGCGTCAGCAACCGGAGCGTACGAAGCCAGGGAGACTTGAGCACGCAGCAGAGCTGAAACAGCTTCGTTCGAAACACGGATACCAGTGGTGGTGATCAGGGTTTGCAGAGCGGAGTTGTCATCACCAGAAGCATTAACAACCGGCATGATGATGGACAGCGGTGAACGGTACGGAACCGGAATCACACGGTATTCGACTTGAGAGTCGAGCAGCTGACCACGTTGACGGATGTTGCTGTTAGCACGGAAGGCAGTCAGCGTATAGCCGATGACTTCAGCAGCAGCGATCTTACCAGCCAGGGTGTTGAAGGTAGCACCAGAGACCAGCATGTCGGAAGCATTACGCAGAGCAACCAGACCCAGCGTACCACCAGAAACCAGGCAGTCACCCTTGTCCAGAGACACGTTACCAGAGATAGACAGCTGGATACGAGCCTTGTGAGTAGCCAGTTCAGGCAGAGAAGCCGGAGCAGCACCAGTGACGTCCAGAGTCGAAGCGTCCAGAACCAGAGCGTCCGAATCCATTGCCAACAGCATACGACGATAGTTGCCTTGCGGAGCATACGTGAACGTAGAGCCCGGCTTTTCGTCAACTTGAACGCGGATGACATCGGTGTTGGTACCGTCGGTAACCTTCAGGTAAACTGATTCCAGCTTGATGAAGGTGTCCAGAGCGTCTGAAGGACCCATGATACCGCTGTTCAGCAGTTCGTTGGTCTGAGAAATACCGATCAGATCGATCTTGGTGTCAACCTTAACAGCACCAGTTTGGATACTGATACCACCGCCGACAGCAACAGTCCAGGCCGGAACATCAGCAACCGGAACGAACTTGTCAGAGTTGTCGTCAGAACCGCCACCGTTACGGAGAACCGGAATAGCACGGGTCATTTCGTTCTTCAGGATTTCAGCATCAGCATAGGCGCGGATAACACTCTTACGAGCATAGTTAGCCAGCGATCCGGTGACAGAACGCTTGAAGTCATTGAAGACGTAGAACAGCTTAGCGGACAGGGTAACACCGACTTCATTCGGGTTAACAACGATCGTCGGGAAGAAGGTTTCGCCGAATTCGTCTTGACGTGAGGCCAGCAGATTGTAGATGATCGAGAACAGCTGTGCATTACGGTTGTCACGCTCGTCATAAGCTTCGGTAGCGACTTGCGGACGTTCCATGAAGCTATCAGCAACACCAGAAACCATAACGATAGCGTCAGAACCAACGCTCTTCGGCTTGGTGCTCAGGAATTGCTTCGGATTGCTGCCCAGCATACCGGACAGAGTTGCAGCTTCCAGTTGGAAACCTTCAACAGCCAGACCGAATTGTTGAGCGATCGTCTTCATCGAAGATTCGATGTTGTTATAGACGTTCGTCAGGGCGCTTTCAGCAGCAGAGTCAAGGCTTTCAGCAGCCAGATATTGACCGATCTTTTCGTCATTGAAACTGCGGGAAGCAGTGATCTGACCAACTTGTTCAGTCAGTTGACCAATCGGATCAACAACCAGCGACTTACGACCAGCGAGAAGTTTGTGAATAGACATGGTTACTCCTGTTTACGAAAAAAGGGAAAGTTGAAAAATCTGTTTTAGTTAAAACGAGACTTGATAAGATTGAAGTAAGTATCATTCAGCTTCATGCTGACATAGGTCTTGAACAGAGAACTGAACAAGTTAAATTTATATTGATAACAGAGGCAATCTAGGATAAACTGTAAGAAGTTTTCCTTAGACTCTGTTACAAATGTCAAGAAGCCTTCTTCGACAACAATCAAAAGAGTGTTATCAGGAAGGACAACAATTTCATAATATTTTTTATCACTGTAACATTCAGGGGTTACCTTGCCACAGAAATTGACCTTGAAGCTATCTTTTACATACTGACGTTCTTGAGCACTCAGAAGAATCAGAGCGTCGTAGAAATCATCAGACAGTGATGAGAAGTACAAGAGTTTATTAAGTTCACGATTCAAATTAACAATAGAAGCTCTTGTCAACAATGAAACATTAGGGAAGTCTTTATAGGGAATTTTAGAAACATCTTCGTTACTAAAACTTGCACCTTGTAAACTTTCATAATTAGTTCGGTCAACAAAGACCAAAGTTGTATATTTCTTTTCCATGGATATTCTCCTATAGCTCAAAGAATATCGAACGGAATGCCTAGTAATCTAAGCTGATCACGGACAGCACTATATTGTGCATTAGAAATGTTGTTCAGTCTAATGGTGTAATTCAAACCAGATGACTCTTCAACACTACCACTGATAATCCAAACATCAGCAATCACAACATCCTTATCATTGTGTTTGAACAAGTAATAAGTATATTCAATGTGATTAGAATTTGTACCAGGAGGAAGATACGGATAGATTTGTTTATGCAGAAGTTCAATATTAGAAAACTTCAACGCAGTATTGTAATCCAAAATAGAAACAAGTTTGGCATTCTTATAAACAGTACCCAGAACAGAGTTAGGATAAAGAGAGAAGCCGTAGTGCTTGTTAAGTGACAAAGTAGGCATATTTGTATCCCGATTGTAATTAATCAAAAAATTCACCTAAAACCAAAAAAAAAAAGAACAGAGACTTAACTCTGTTCTTATATTACTTACTTCTTTTTATTATGTTCTAGCATACATTCAGAAGTCATTACTCGAAGAGTGGTTTCATCACAAATGTCAATATACCAGACAGCCTTGCTAAATTCCACAAACTCTTTAATAAAGGTATGAACATGTTCTTTAGCTTTAGACATTAAATAATGAACCTGGTCATCAACTTCTTTGTCATCCGACTGATTGATAATAGCAGAAACAACCGGGCGATTGTCCTGTAGATGACGAATAACAACAGCAATTAATTTACCATGATGACTATTACTCATAACTTTCTCCTTGGTTAAGTTCAATAAGTATATATGTAACTATAGAAAAATCAGAGACCGGTCACCCGGTCTCTGACTTGACTATTTTACTTTAAGATTACCAGAGATAATCTTTCCGCCTTTACGTTTCACCTTAGCTTCTGTGTCGAGAGGAATAGTTCCATATCGAAACACATAAGCTTTGTGCATACGGTTTAACTTCGCAATATCGTCATCATTAAAGACAGTCACGTTTAATCGACGAGCAGCTCGACTAAGCATCATAAGCTCATGATCATCTTTGAGCAAATGAACAAGTGACTTCTCAATAAAAACGACAGGTTTGAAACCTTGAGCTTGGACTTCTTGAATTTGTTGTTCCATTGCTACACCTAGTTAGGTGACAGTTATTTTTGTGCTAACAGTTTAATTTCAAAAATCTTCAGAGGGAGAACAGGATCAGCGTCTGACAGATAATTGATTAAAAGAAGAATATTCTTTACAGGACTCTTGCCGAACATCTGGGTGTAGATATTATCCTCATCACTGTGTTCGTCCAAATAAACTTCAAAATTGGCAAGGTTAACCGCGATCGGATGAACACGATCACCTTCCATCTTATCAGAGTAATAAAAGTAATCAGGTTTCAGTGAGTTAGCATCAATCTTAGCAATAAAATCATTAAGATCGGTGACCCAGTTACCAGACACTTTATCTTTAATACGGTACTGTTCAATACCATCACCATGAACTTTACGTTCAATCAGACGAGTAAGAAAAGCTTGAATAGAGAAAATGCGATCATCGCCAAGATTTGCGACGATAACATCTTTTACTTGTGAGTTGGTCATCATTTAAAAAAACTCCTTACGAAATTTCAACAGGGTTAATCGGTGTCATGAACTCGTGAAAATCCTTAACAGAAATTTTCATGCTGAGATCTATATTGTAAATAACTTCACGCATAGTTAAGCGAATGTTTACAATATCATTCACTTCATTAGTTTCAGTTTCAACACCAACAATATCAAAAGTCATGCCTTCAAGTAAAGCAGTGTTAAACTTATGACATACTCCTGGTATTTCTTTCACATTGAAATAGAACTGAGCTAATTTATTCAGTTCACCATTATTTATGATTTCACCTTTTTTAAGACGATCAATCAATGGACCAATTTCTGGATCAAGATCTCGTTTAGCGTTTGATCCCTGAGTAGCATCTGTTGTCGTAGAACTAAACTTTTTTAATACATCTTTCTTACCAATAAGTCTTTGTAGAAATTTTTTCATTTTTAATCTCACTTACTATTAACAAATACCTGTAAGGATGTGTGAGCAGTTAAACTAACAGTTTGACTGCGTTGAGACATAACAGGACTCGGATTTGGATTACTATAACTGATGATAGCCATATGAATAACGCCGAAGACTTCAGTAATACCACCACCTTTATCTTCGTACAAAATTTTACATTTAGCAGCTGGGTATATAAAATCATGGTCTAAGTTGCTAACCTCAACTTTAATATAGTTCCCATTCTTACGTAGAAGGTCTGCAGTCAATTTAAACTGATTACCTGACACACTCTTATTAGGTGCAAAATTAAGACCGTCAGAACGCGATTTAAAGATAACTTCAGAGCTAAGTTCATTACGTTTAAACTTAGGACCAGATTCAGTCATTTCAACAGGTTTCTTCATAAAGCTATTGGCGTTAGACATTCTAAAACCACTACCTGAAGACATCACAGAAGTTTCTTTGTTATCACTGATCTTGGATATGTTATGCGGCAATATTCTAAGAACTTTATCTTTATACTTATAGGTGTTATCACCACCAGAGTGACTTGACGAAATAGGAGCAAAGAACATTGTCTTAAACTCTGATTTTTGATATTTGTCTCCATTGTAGAGACTATAAATAAACATATTCTTTTTATAAGTATAAGGGTCAGTTCCAAACTTCTGAACATAACATCCTATACCACCGTTATAAACACCAATATTCTTTTCTTGAATTAACTCAGGAAGTTCAATAATTCGTGTGAATGAAGGAACAGTGACTGCCTTTAAATTATCGGAGTTATCTGGTTCTTCAATATCAATACCATCTAGAGCTGGTTTATTTTCAATAAGTATCTTATTGGATTGTTCTGAGATTAGACTCTTAAAGAAAGTCGCAATCCCCATGTCTTTATTACCATTGATACCTTTATCAAAGTTACCTTGAGTCGTTTTTATCCGCAATGTTTCAACCGAACGATCTAACAACTGAAAAGTAACAATCAACGGCATCTGATTATTTAAATCATCTTTTGTTTGTTTAATAGTGTTAGGAACAGAACTATTCTTTTCTAATAAGTAAACACCCTTATAACGTTCTTTAACAGTTAAAGGTGAACCATTGGTTTGACGAAGTTGTTTCGTCGTAATAATAGTGATTTCGATATTATCGAGTTTATCGTAAACATCATATAAGAAAGTACCAGGAGGTATGCTCAGTTTAACTTCAATATAGTCAGAAATATTTTCAATATAATCTCTAACAATATAGATATCAACAAGAGCAATACCATCAGTATAATCTAAGTCTTTTTCATCTGTATGCAGTTTTGTTTCGAAAGCAAAAATTGCATCATAATCTTGAGCTGGATTCTCGATGATGTCCTGAATATCTGGATAGAGCATCGAGGATTCTACGGACATTGCAGACATAATAATCCCAGAATGATAGGTCAAATCATGAATAGGATAAGTTAAAAAAAAAAAAGCACCAGAGTGTTACCTCCGGTGTCTTTTTTATTCTGGTTGACTTAAATCTAAAGACTTAGGAAGTTTGATAGTTCCATTAGCAATAGCCTTAGACAACATATCGTCTATTTCCTGTAAATCTTTCCTACGTTCTATATCGTCAGGATGCATTGGTTTTTCATCTTCCTCGATAGGAACAGGTTTCCAATCCATCCAGCTTTGTTCTCTATATTGAAGTTGATCATGATGAACCAATACATATTGAGTAGGTCCACCTAGTCTTCCATTCCTATCGGGAACATAAGACCAAGATCTAAAGATACGTATTTCCATTATCTTTTCAGCACACAAACTTCATAATCACCAATAGGATTAGCTTTATTTAATTTAGCACAATCCTCTTCAGCTTCTTTAAAATCTTCGTAGCTTGGTTTGATATTTAGCGTCATAGCAGTAAAACTTCCATGACAGGAATACGATGCATGGACTGCATCAAGTTTTGGATCTTCAACAAAATAATGAACCCAAGAAGGTCCAGCATTTTTAACAATAATATATACCATGTTTACTCCTGATTAGTACAATCAATATATATGTCAACCATTTATTTTCAAATATAAAAAGAGCTACTGGTGATGCCAGTAGCTCTTCTATTTAATTAACCACAGGTTCCTTCGTATCCACAAGCTTCGCAAATAGAACAACCATCACGTTTAACAAGATTATAAGCACCGCAGTCAGGACACTTTTTACCGGTTGGTGCAAGTTCCTTAACTTCAGATGTCTCATTTTTGACTTCATTATTAGTAACAACCTCATCGACTTCATCAGTCATAGGTTCACCAGTGTCATTAACGATCTTATATTTCTTAGCCAATTTACCTTCCTTGGTTAAGAAACCATCTTCAATCAGAGCTTGTTCAATAATATAACCCATAGCAGCGGCATCAGAACTATGCCACAGCGGAACAGGTTTGTTATCCTTCATCTTGGTGCCATATCGAACAGTGCCATGTTCCCAACTGATCTCGCGCAGATTTTCAATCAGTTTAGTGACAGGAACACCGTAACGCGCACCAACACTCATCGTACGGAAAGCAGAGTCCCAAGAGGAACTGCTAACACCAAAGTTTGCTTCAAGAATAAATTCAACAGGACGACGAATAGTGATAGTACCAAAACGAGTCTTGCGAATGATCTTCATGAAGCTAATAACAATCAGGAACTTCTTTTCACCATCGCTGGTATGGAAACGTTCCTTAATAGTAATGCTAGGCAGAGTACCATCTTTGCGTGACTCAAATGGTTGAGCATACATTTCATCGATGATCTGATCGAGTGTTTTGCCATTATCATCAAATTCTTCCTTGACGACAGGAGCGACAGTTGTCTCTTCCTTCTTAACAGAAAGAACCGCGCCCAGAATGTCATTCGGACGATAGGTGGCAAGACCTTTCAGACCAGACTTCCAAGCATACATGTACAGATCTTTAAACTTTTCATACGGATAATCAGCAGGAATATTAACTGTCTTAGAAATAGCTGTATCGATATAAGGTTGAACAGCCTTCATAATGTCAGTATGTGCTTCAACCGACATTTCCAAAGCTGTCACAAAGTTATCAGGCAACTTAGTCATGTCATGACCCATTGCACGATAATAACGCCAAGCATGGTCTGCCACTTCAAAAGTCTTCTTACTACCATCAGCCATACGCTTCAAACGGTCATAAACCCACGAGAACGGAGGTTCAATACCATTGGAAGCATTATCAGCAAATGCCAAAGAGATCGTGCCGGTAGGAGCGATCGACAGCAGATGGGAGTTACGAATACCATGTTCAGCAATACGATCTTTGATATATTGCGGAAGCCGAGAAATAAACTTACCTGACAAATACTTTTCTTTATCAAAGAACGGGAAAGCACCCTTTTCAATAGCAAGATCAATTGAAGTCATATATGCGGTGTCGCGCATAACTTCAGAAACATACTTAGCAAAATCAACACCATCGGACTTGTTATACCACTTACCAAGCATGATGATTGCGTCACCAATGCCAAGGAAGCCAAGACCAATACGGCGTTTATTCATTGCTTCTTGACGCTGCTTTTCCAGAGGCCAGGCAGTAGCGTCAAGAACATTATCCAACATACGAATAGCGATACGGACAGTATCCCTGAAGGCGTCTTCATCAAAGTAAGCTTCAGGTGTAAACGGGTTACGAACAAACTTGGTTAGATTGATGGAACCAAGATCACAGCAACCGTAAGGAGGAAGAGGTTGTTCAGCACACGGATTAGTGGCTTCAATGGTTTCGCAATAGTAAAGATTATTTTCTTCATTCATGCGATCAAGGAACAGGATACCTGGTTCGGCAAAGTCGTATGTCGACTTCATGACCAGATCCCAAAGATCAGATGCAGGAATAGTTTTCCAAACCCAGACACCTGTTGCTTCATCTAAGTAGCTATTGTTTTCTTCGATATAACCAGGACAAGGTTTAGCTTTGTGAACAAGTTGCCACATAGCTTTATCTTCAACAGCCTTCATGAACTTATCAGTCACACCGATAGATAGGTTGAAGTTATTGAATTCACCCTTGGTGCGTTTAGCTGTAATAAAACTAAAGATGTCTGGATGATCACAACGCAGAACACCCATTTGTGCTCCACGACGACCGCCAGCAGATTCAACTGTTTCACACGAACGATCGAAAACACGCATGTAAGACAACGGACCTGATGCATGTGACTGAGTACCCTTGACGTACGCATCGAACGGACGAATGCGACTAAAGTCATACCCCACACCACCGCCACGACGCATCGTTTCAGCAGCTTCACCCAGGGCAATATAAATAGAAGGATAACCGTCATGATCAAAACCACTGACAGCATCACCAACTGGTTGGATAAAACAGTTAATTAAAGTAGATTCAGAGTTCATACCAGCGGCAGAATTAATGCGACCACCAGGAATGAAACCATTCTGTTGTGCTTCAAAGAAAACAGGACCCCAATGATTAGGATCTTGCTCAATAGAAGCTAATGCAACCGCTACACGGCTTTGCAGTTGCGGAATATCTTGTTCACTACCTTTAGCATACTTCTCCATGAAGGCATCAATGCTAATTTCTTGCGGTTCAAGGTGCACAGCGGTGTTCATTATCAGTCCTTTTCTTGTGTGAAAATTTGAAGAAATCTGTAATCCAAGTGATGGATGATAAAAATAAAAAAATGAATATTCGGGTAAAAATAAAAAGAGAGAGAACAAGTTCTCTCTCGGTAAAATACCTGTTTCAACTCATAGCGATATTACCAACTTTGAGTCTCAAAACATGAAAAAATAAACTATTCCTGAATCCTTAGTGTCGTTATTTTTGTACCTGTGTACAAGGTATTTATAGTAAAATAAATAAAAAATCAGAGGGCTAGATGCCCTCTGATCTTCTTACGTTTGACATGTCTCGCAAATAGGTCTAACGATAATAAAGTACTCTTTAGTTGAAGAGTCTTGATAGTAAAAATTAGGTTGACAATTAGCCATATAAAGAAAATCTTTCAGGCTATATACTTTTGTCTTTCTTTTAATTTCAGTGTCACATTCAGCACACTGATAGATAACTATTGCCTCAATAGTCTGTTCAATTGTCATTATGATAGTCTCTGAGATTCTTCAGACAATTATCACAGAGATGGTAAATAGGACCACAGGAACCTTCATCAGGATCTCGTGTAGCAGTTGTTTTACAATCAACAGCTTGACAATGATCACAACTATAATTATATTCAGGATTTTCTTTAGCAGACAAGTACTTGTTATAACACTCGTCACACCAATCAATCAACTCACTACCGAATGAGTCAGTTTCCCCTACTATACGATGTGTAGCAGGACGATCTTCATGATCATCACACATCATACCTTCAGGAACTTTAAGCTGTTGACCGGGAAGATAACTATTAGGTCCAATAACGTCAGCCATCATACTTCCACAGTAATGAGTTTATTTTCTATCAGATACTTGGTAACAAATACTTCTGTATCCAAATAACACTCAACATGTTCTTTATAAACTCCTGAGTCTATTGTGGTTTCCATATTTTCATTTGTTTTATGTACCATATCTTTATTTTTTCTAGCAAAACTATCAAACAACGTAACCTGAATATTAGGTTGCTCGTGATTAAACGGTAAACGAAGTTTTCCAATTCTTTCATTTTTATAATAGATATAGGTCGACGAGTCAAACTTCAGTCCGATTTCGTTGGACATTTCATCTACAACAAAAGTACTGTCATCATTTAAATCAAGAAATAGACCAAAGCCTTCATCACCTACATCGAAAGCACGGACATTAATGCAGCGTTCTTTCATTTTGTTACTCCTTTTTCTTCAGGGAATAGATATTCACGACACCAATCAACACGAGTTTGCATAAACTTGTGCATGTAATCAGCAATGATTTTATTATAGAATTCTTCGATCGTAAACTTTTCATCAGGTTTAGGACCAAAGATAATACTTTCACCCAAAGGAACAATACCATTGAATGGAGCCATAATGATCTCAAGATACAAAGTAGGTCGAGCACCTATCTCGAACTCTTTAATCTGAATCATCTCACGAAAAGCATTATCAATAACAATGAGAATATCTTTCAACCGCATATTGTTATGGTATAAAGGACCTAGACACTCACGAAGAGATTCAACAGTAAAAGATTCTGCGTGACGTTTTGAGAAACGAAGAAGCTCGCATAAAGTTTCAGAAAAAGGTTTTTCTTTGGTTTCCATTATTTCACCAGTTCAATTTCGTGTTCTCTTACAAGAACGATGTCACTATTATCAGGATAGTTTTCTATCCCGCCCTTACCAAGTTTATTTTCAAAGAAATCTTGACTTAATAACAAGTAGACCGTAAAAGGTTTACGATCAGTAAAAATATTGGTGAAACCAAAGACATACATGGTTTCACCACGCTGAGCGGCAGCCCAGCCATTTTCATTAAATAGAGTTTCTTTAATAATAACTTTATCGTTTTGCTTAAACTTAGTTTTGATCGGCGGATGCATTAGTAGCCTCTCTAGCTGCTTTGTTCAAAGCTTTAAGATATTCAATAATCTTTTCATCTGTCCAAGCATGAACCATAGTGTTATCTTTCGTAACATCATCTTCAGTGATAACTTTACGAATACTAGTATCAGACCAATCAATATTGACAACACGTTTGCGGTTACCAATCTCGATCAAACCAAGTGGAGTCTTAACTAACCACCAAGGGTTAGCCATAATCATATCGACATATGCGGAAGGCCAATATTTGTTTTCAAGTTTCCATAATTTAAGAACTTTGATATCTGCAAGCAGGAACAAAGCCTTTACTTTTTCTTCAGTCATTTATTTCTCCTGTACGTTATATACAATTATTATATATGGCATCATAGTACTTTCTAAAACATAAAAAAAAAAACAAGGGACCGAAGTCCCTTGTTCTTATTTGCAAGCAAGCGTTAGCAGAATTTCTTTCATCTGTGTAACACCGCCATTACAGAAGATCAGACCAGGATGTTCACGAACACAATCTTGGTGACCGTGATTGATGTGACCAACAATCAGAACAACATAGTCACAGTGCTTTGCCTGAGAACGAATTAGGCTTAGGTTTTCTTCTTGCTTATAAAAACGCAAGTCGAGCATTTCGCCATATTCCGATTCAGTCTGGAAAGCAACTTCTCCCATAACACCAATCACCATGACTCTTGGCAGTTGTTGTCTCTTTTGCCCTGTGATCTTGCGAGCATCTTCCAACTTCTTAGCGAAGCTTCGTTCAACATTACCGAGGGCTGTGCTTAAAGCAGCTTCAAGTTCATTGGTAAGCTGGTCTTCAAACTGCTTTGCCAAACAGCTAGCCATTTCTGAGATCTTGTCACTGAAAGTAAAACGATCAAGAATACCAGGTATTTTCTTTGGCTTGGTATAATTAGGCATTATTGGCGGAGCAACATCAGGACCTTTGTAAGTCTGTGTTGGTTGAAAACCAGTACCTAGTGATGGAAGTTTGACTTCAGGCTTTTCAACCGTTTCCTTTGGCTTTTCACCATAGAACAAAGGGTTAACAACAATCTTACCCATGGAGGCTCTTTTCTTCAGATCTTCCGAAATATTGTAAAAAGTTCCTTTTGAGTAATGTTTTTCCTTAGGAAAAAGATCTGACTGAACTTGCATAAGACAACCGACCCAGGTTGCATTTTTATTTGCATTCTGAAGAATTGCTGCATTGTGAACAAGTCTGTCAAGATCTTCTTCAGACATTCTGTATTTTTTCGTCATTTAATGCTCCTTACTCATTTAAGAGTGTAGTGGTTAATATTCCATTTATTATATATGTAATCATAAAAAATTCAAAAAAAAAAAGAACTAGGTGGTTACCCACCTAGTCTTCTATTTCTTTTTAGACTTCTTACAGTCACACTTGATTACATCATATTCAGTCATCGATCCGATCTTATAGGCGGGTCGAAGTATTTCACCAGTATCTTTACATTTAGGACAAGGTGGTTTAGGTTTCTTTTTAAATAGATTTTTCAACCAGTTAAACATTTTAATCATCCAGTTTAATTGTTTCAGGAGGAACTTCAGAAGGATTGAGAATTTTGTAAGTTAAAAACTCTTGAGCAGATTCTTTTATTGATTCACAGACACAAGAGATATTTCTATAGACTCCTGTGCCGTGCGATTTAGTATTATGCACACGATAAACAATATGTTCGTAATAACCAAACCACCAATGTTTGCTAACAATTTCAATAATACCAATAGAACCATCTTCACGTTGGAAAGCAGTTCCAATAGCTGGATGATTTTTAATACGAGTAATAAGTTCAGGTCTTGAAGTATCTTGACCTATGGCTTCTCGATATTTTCGATACTGACCATAGTTAAAACAATGCTTCATAATAACACCACCGATTAGCGGTGTTTCGAATGTATACATTTCACCATCTCTAGTTAACATGATATCTCCTTTTTATTAGTCAGTAGATATATATGCAATTATTTAATATTCACTAACCTTTAAGTTTAGTAGTAACAAGATATTCTAAAGCACCTAATACCTTCTTAAGAGAATCTACCATATTAAAAACATAAATAACTTCGTCTTTGTCAGGTGTTTTGGTCATGTAAGTAGACCAACCCTGAAGTGCTTTAACAACGTCCTCTTCTTCTGCTAAAGAAGAAACATTCATCGTAACTTTAATTTCTTTATAAAGAGCTACAAATTGTGTTTTATTGATATCAAGTTTTACTTTCCTCATGAGTTGTTTAGCACGCGCATAGTCGTACTGTTCAATCATGGAATCACAATTAAATGTAATTGGTTTTGTTTTTACAAACCAGTAAAAAGGAATTAATTTTTCAGAATTACTGTCATAGTTAGTTGAAGCATCTGCGTAAGATAAAACAGCATAACTCCACTCGTCACAAATTTGTTTATAAAGTTTTAGTTCTTTATCTGTTGTAGGTTTTTTCGGAAGATAAACAAATGTAATTAATTCTGTTTGTAATTTATCAGAAGGATAAAGATAAGCTTTATATAGAAGATTATAGTTTGTTTGGCTATATTTCTTTGTTGGTGTAATAATAATAGGCGCAGAAGAAACAGTTGTTTCGCGTTGCATCTCTGGAGGTGATTCTAAAGTTCTTATTTCAGAAACTTTAGTAGCTGAACAACCTGTTATAAAAATTACAGCAAGAAATAAAATAAACTTAGTCATTTTCTTCTTTCTCCGCAAGTTGAGTTGGTTCTACCTTTTCTTGAGATAGCTCATAAATCTTTGCTAACAAAAGAAAAATGAAAATTGAAAAAAGAAACGTGAACATAAAGAAAAGAATAATCTCTTCCTGATCACCTAACCCATAATGCCTAACTTCAACTGCTGTCAGAATAATCGACACAATTAAAGTTAGTAACAGACCTAAGGGTGCTACCTTCCCTTGAAGAAAACAGATTAATTTTTCTAACATTATAACTCCCAAAAAGCTATTTACCCAAATTAGTTAGAAAAAGAAAAAAGACACCAGGAGTAACCTGGTGTCTTCTATCATTCAGCTGTAAGTATAAGCTGATAATTACCTAAATCAGAAACATCAACATTGACATTCAGTTTAGCTTCACAAACAGGACATTCAGCTTTCACATTTTCTTCCCTGTCGAATGCCGGACTATATTCTTCCAACCTATCACAGAGTTCATCAATAATTGGACTCTTAGAGCGTTTGTCAGAAAGCAGCTGAAGAAGTTCTTTATCAGTGTAATTTGAATAGTTAGTGTGACTCATTCTGGTTAGCTTCGCGGTAAGGTTCAAGAGAACTTGACAGCAAAGACATAGTGGAAGTAATACTCTTAGCTGCCTCATTGTAAATGTTGATAGCCTTAGATAAACGAAGCAACTCGGCGTGTTGCGACTTCTTATCATTTTCCAAAGTCTGAACTTTATGAATCAGAATTTGGTTATCCATCATTAACTTACCAAAAGCAATATTAGCTTGTTCAAGTGTAGCAAACTTACCAACCATCTTATAAGGTAAGTCATGATCATTCGGATGAACTTTTGCACAATGTTGAAGAAGTTGATCTTCTTTCTCACACTCAAATCCACAACAGCTACAACGATAATTCATTTTCTTCTTACCCATTTTCCTTCTCCCGGAATTTGATAAGAATTTCACAGGTCTTCATGTTGCAGAGCATGCCATCAACATGAGCACAACCTTCCTTCTTATAAACATCACAGTGTTTAACCGGATCGTCTTTACGACCAAAAATCGCATCATGTCGATTACCAAATTTCTCACGATCGGTAATAGGACGTTCAGCAGATCCTTTACCACCAGCACCAGTAACGATACCCATTTATTTATTCTCCGTATTGGAAAGAGTTATTTAAAGTAGTAACTAATCACATCAAGTGCTATTGCGCCATAGCGATAAATAATATAACCAACCAAAACAACAATGATTAGTCTAACAGAAATAAAAACGAGTTTATTGTCTACACCACAGTTAGAATCACAATCCTCGTGATTTATATTTCTCTGTGTAAAAACAATAGCTGGTGACACACCGCCATGTTTAACAATAGAACATTTACGACATTTTTCACTTTGCTCTTTGTTAAATACAAAGAAGGATTTTATTTTCTCTATACCTCTGTTGATGAAGTTAAGCATATGCTTCTCCTAATTATATCATGATATTATTATTATAGTAAAAAACTATTATAAGCTGTCACGAATAATATTAAGCTTCTTAGTCATCTCGACAGCTGATTCTTTACCACCATGTTTATCAGGATGACAAAGTTGAATAAGAGACTTTAGATCTTCTTTACTCAATTGAATACCTGCGGGTTGAAATGTTGCATTTTGAAGAAATTGTTCTCCGCCTTTTTCATTGATACGTTTAACTAACTTATTATACTCATTAAGAAGTTGTTCATAACGAGCTTTATACATAATAGAATTAATAGTGTTATCAAAAGCTCTATTAGCTTCTTCTAACTGTTTCTGACGGTGTTTCTTTTCTTCTTTAATAGCGTAATGAGCTTCCTTGACAGCATACCAGACTCTCATAATTTTCTTAATAAATTCTACCACGGTAATCTCCTAACAGATATTGTCAAGTTATATATGTGTAATTAAATTAACATCAAGAACAAGATAAGGTAGCCTTAGCTACCTTATCTTTCTTAAATCACAAAAGTTGCATTACCTTCATCGTCTAACTGTAACTCATAAATATCAACATCTACATACTTATTAGGTTTAGTGTAATCAATATTACCACGACGACGAAGATGCATGTCCAGCATATTATCGTCATGAGTTCCTATTTCTAAATGATCAGGATTACAACAAGGAGGATTGTCACAAACTTTGTGTCGTACAATCATACCAGGAGGAATTTCAACACCTTCCGATAAAGTTTTAGCAACACGATGTGCTTTTAGATCATATTTGTTTCTACTTCCATCTGGGTTACGTTCTCCTTCAACCATGATGAGACCGTAACCACGTTCAGACACACGCCCTTTCCATTCCCAGCAACGATTACCTTGCTGTATATCTACATTAGACCAGAAACGTTCTTTGTCATTTGCATCCATCTTATCAAGAATAGGAACTGTAACGTAGTGCGGGTCTTTTTCTTGGTTTTGTACTTCGTTTTGCATTTTATACTCCTTTTTGCGTTGTATCAAAAAGTTTAATAAAAAATAAAAAAAAAGACGAGAGTAACCCCGTCTTTTTTGATTAGGTCAATAGTACTTAACTTGACTATTTACGGAAAGTTTATCTTTCATAACTTTCGGTGCATTGATTTTGAATTGTGTTCCATTAATCTCTACAGTCTGTTGACCGCGAAGATAAGATGTAACATCAATATCAATACCATTCTTCAGCCTACGTTTATGAGACTCAATCAGATGCAGAACAGGTCTTTTACGACCAGTCTCTGTAACTGGCAGAGAGCGCGCATACAGAAGAGATTTTATTTCTTCCTGCATGCAACCAAGATGAACTTTTGCCTTTTCTTCTTGAGCAGTAATTGTCCAGCAAAAACGACGGTCGGCCGAGATTTGCAAAACAACTGAACCCATCATTTCTGTTTCTTTGAGAATAACAGGTTCTGTTTCAATTACCTGGTGTTTGTAATAACCAGCAGGTGATTGAAATACTTGTTTACATGGGAAAACCATTCCGGTTTTATCAACCGTAATATAACGACGTTCACCCATAATTCCACCAGCTTTAAGGGCGTAAAGAAAAGTCAATTCATATAAAGTTCCACCACTTTGCTGCCGCCAGTATTTCCCGAGAATATTAGCTTTCTTGAAATGAACAGTGATAGCATAAGTATCGGGATTGGTTTCTGCAGTTTTCCCTTCTGGCAAAATAGTGTAACAACCAGACTCAGGCAGAACATCGTTTTGCATATCAAAACCCCAACGAGTTTTGAAGATGTCCTCTTCGTCATATGCTTCAGCAGTAAGAAATCTAGAGCTGCTTGCAATATAAGGACCTGATTGACGTATGGCAAAAAGACGTTCTTCCGTTAAACGATCAGGAGGCGGCGCTCCTTTTAACTTTTTAATCTTGGTTTCAAAACAAGATATCAAAGCACTAGATACAGTTTCTTCAAAATCTTCTTGTGTCCAAAAATCTTTATCAGTTGCAGTGTTCATTTATTTCTCCTTAAGGAATTGATAGGTTCCATCTTTTAATATATATGTATTTAAAAAAATATCAAAAACAAAAAAAAAACACCAGGAGTTACCCTGGTGTTCTTCTTATCGAGCTTATTTGTTGTACAGAATATCTGCGCAAACAAGTTCTGCTTCACGAATCGGCATAACCCGTTTACTGGAACCACTGCCCAGATTCAGGTTACTGTTACCGACATACTTGGCAACAAAGTAGATCGGACGACCGACAGACACATTGTCACGCAACCACTTGGTTGTCTTAACGGTATTGAGCGAATAACCCCATTCACGAGAACCACCGAGGTTTGTCGTGCGGGTATAAATCTCACTACCGTTGACACCAATAATTTCCGTCACATCAGAGAACAACTGTCCCTGAGGTTGCGGCTTGATTGCTTCGTTGTTGCGCGTAACACTGAGACCGTACGGACGAGAGCCGATTTCAGAGCTGGGAATTTTTACTTCAGCAATATCGTTACACGACTTGATATTTGCATAGTTCCCTGCCATGACTTGAGACTTCAGCGGAATCTTCTGTTTGTCGAAGAAGTCAGCACCAACTGCCGATTTCTTACCACCGACATAATTGTCTGCGCAGTCATCATCATCCGGATGACAAGCAGCGATAGCATTCCCACTAACTATCGAAAGAGCAAGAAAAACAATACTAATCAAATGTTTCATTTTATCACCTCATGAAGGAATTGAATTTACTACACTTATTATATATGTAACCAAGATTTTTTCAAACGTATAAAAAAGAAAAAGGTAGCCGAAGCTACCTTAATCTGATTAAATATCGTAATAATCCCAAGCATGTGGTTCATGCTTATTCATAAAGTCTTGAAAACCTTCTTCAGTGTCCACATACACTTCTTCTTCAAAGTTTCCCCACACTCGTCCGTAGACAGGATGGATTGCTTCAAAGTCATTAACCCAATAGTAATAATCCTCAACAATCCTACCAGATATGATCCAACCATCAGGATGAACTCTGACGAATGTACCAGTCTCACGGTTATGATTCTCAAGAACTTCTTCTGGATTTAAAGTATAAGCAGCGGCACTAAAGAATTTTTTCTGCTCTTCTTCAACAAAAAAATCTACACCAAGTTTTTTCGTAATCATGATATCACCTTAGACAGTTAAACAGCTGGTCTAAAGCTAAGATGATCACAATTACCACAATTACTATTTACTTAGTGTCAATTAATATAGATTTAAATAAAAAAACAAGGTGACCAAAGTCACCTTGTTCCTGTTATGCTTCTTTCTTTTTACTGAACTTCGCAGTGAGAGAATCCTTCATAGCTTTAGCTTTCCAACCAAGCCAGAAGAATAGGACACCAGTCATTCCCATTGCAAGAATAACGTCACCCCGTCCTGCGAATATACCAACCGCTGTGTTCATTTACCGGTGAACGACTTGAATGGCAGCTTAATGCCGAGGTTACACTGCTTCAGCTCTTTGTAGAAAGCAGTATCGATAAAGTCCTTCTCAAGGAAGCAACCCATCTGAGCAGAGTGGGTCGAGCAGTAAGCCTTGTACTTTTCGACTTCCTTGGTCTTCTCGTTCTTTTCACCCATGAACGAAACCCAGATCCAACCGGAACCTTGCAAGCACTCGGATGTCATCATCAAATCAGGATGAGTCACAATCTTCATACCAGTAAGGCGTGGATTAGCATCACGATACTCACGTGCCAGTGTATCGGCATTGCTGATCGTGGTGGCACGATAAGAGTCCAGGATATCAGCATTGCGGATAGCCAGTTCATCCTTCGTTGGTGCGCGTTCACCACAACCAACCATGATGAATGCGGCCAGAGCAATACAAACCATACCAAACATCTTCTTCATACGAAACTCCTTTTTATTGAAAGTTGCTACTGGAAAAAACAAAATAAAAAGACATGAACTATTTGTTCATGTCTGTAAGGAAAGAGAAGGTCCACCTGCCTATTTGGGTAATAAGGACTCCGTCATGATCGGGAGAGCAGGTGGCTTGGAAGACCGAAGTCAACCAATGACCCCATCGCTAGTCAACTTAGGCTAACCGCTGTTAGGCGGCGAGCTTCAGCTGAGGTGCGAACTGTGCATCATTTGCGGCAGTTATTGAGTTTGCTAGATTTACGTCATTCGCCTGACGTGTCGTTCCTTATCCACTAGTTATGCGCTGTCGAAACCTGTACATCCCCATCAGAGACAGTCTGAACCAATCGGTCACAATTAACACGTTGACTGCGGTTTTATCCGGAGGCGCTTAACTGTAAATGCCGTTCGCCTTAAACAAGCAAACGCAACCAGACTGTCTTTGGTGGAGATGGGGGGAATCGAACCCCCGTCCAACACACTTTCATTTCTAAAGTCTCAGAGAGTTACCTCTCCATACGACAATATTCCTTCGCCATTGATGAGCATGGGCCGAAGATTGAAGCTAGTTAGTCCTCGGGCATTCTATCCCGAATTAGATGCTCTCACATCCCACTTGTTTTAAAGTTCCTGGTGAGAGACCAGATCCTCTTTGTCAAGCGTTTACGTCAATGTCCGTAGAACTAAAAAGCAAACTTGCCTGGTTACACATCCAGGTTGCTGGGATTAAGCAATGCGAACGGATCTACATTTCAATAGTCCGGTTGTTAATCGAATTACACTTATAGATGAGCGACATCTATAAGACACTTGTGAAAGGTCCCACTTTCATCAAGAACTGAGCATGTAAGAGCTAAAGATATGGCAGTGGAGAGATCATGTTTAGACGTGACCATGACCCCTAAACCCCACTATTCTGTCTCGATGTAGCAGACCGCGATATCCACATCATCGTCGAGCCATATCCTTAGCAAACTAGTCGGGATTCGTCCTAGCCTTAGACGATATCTCTCCGAGATAGTGAGGAAGTTGAACCTCACATAAATCCCTTACTCGTAGTGCCTAAGCACAATTCTTTTGTTCAGCTCGCCGCGCATTCAAGCGATCAGCCGTAGTGGTTGACTTGCGAGAATTAAGACGGTTAGCCAAAGCGATCGGGTGAATACGATAAACACCCTTAGCGATGCGGCGAGTATATTTACGCCATGTCGGAGAATGTTCGCTGGTATCCATCTCAGCGTTACTGAGAAGAACACCGGTATAAGACTTCTTGATCTTCTCAAAAAAGTCCATAACTTCCTGACGAGTTACGATCAAACCTTTACCGATTTGACCATCAAGCATAGCATCCAGAAGCGAGTCATGAATGCTGCTAGTGACGTATGTTGCCATCACAGTCTCCTTAAAAGAGAGGGTTAAGATTTACTGCGGTTTATACGTGAAGAGTTAATGGTGCCGGGAACGGGAATCGAACCCGTACACTCAATGAGCGAGAGATTTTAAGTCTCTTGTGTCTACCAATTTCACCACCCCGGCAACTTTAAAACTCTTTAGTACAAATAATATATATGTTATTAAAAAAGTATCAGCTGCAGATCTCTTCGTCAGCATCTGAAGCTAGTGATTTATAACCTTTGTAAGTAGGATGAATTTTATCCTTACTTAAATCAGACTTTCTAGGACTAATAGTAGTGTCTCTATATATACCAGCAACTTGCCTTACAAATTCATATTGTTCTGGTTTAATATCTTTATTGGGTAATATCCAAGTAACACATTTACTTCTAATTCCCATCCTTAACTTCAGAAGAGAGTTAAAAGTTGGTGTGACCTTTGTATCATTTGTTCCCAAACTAATAATAGTATGTTTATTATATATGTTAACTGGTCCATATCTATTAACATAATTTTCCGAATTGATTCCAGATTGAACGTATGCTTGACATTCTTTTCTGACTTGTGAAATTCCTACACCAATGGAATCTCCAAGTATCAGGCATTCTAACACTGTTAACTCCTTGAGAAATGATGGCCTCCCGTAGACGGTTCGAACGTCTGACCTGAATCTTAGAAGGATTCTGCTCTTCCAACTGAGCTAACGGGAGTTATTTTGAAACGGACTATTCTTACTAATTGTATTATGAAATCTAGCAGAACAACTTCTAGAACAAAAAAGATGTTGAACACCCTTTCTAATTCTATTATTTATTTCACCTTGAGTTATATAAAATAAATTTCTACAATTATCACATGGAACTATTGTCCATTGTACAACCATAGCGGAATACCACCATTGTTGTTTTAATAAATTCTGCTCTTGCGATAGCAATTGTAGATTATTAATATCATCATTAGTTTTATCATCGTCCTTATGATCTACTTCAAAGTCATCAGGAACTTCATATCCAAGTTTAATACCCATAAGGTATCTAGCATAAGAAATAGTTGTTCTATCTGAATTTGAATTAAACAGATCAACTATTCTTCTATTTTCATTTGATATTCTTAAGTAACCTTTTTTCCATTTACTTCTAAAAGGTTCTTGTAATTCTATTAACATGCTAATGCTCCAAAAGCTATTGACATGTATTATATATGTTATTGAATAAATCCCATATCCAACTGAGCTATAGGCACACTTACTCTTTACAAACTATGTTGTTATCTAGTATTTTTTTAAAACCTTGGTGGCGGTGAAGGATACATAAACATAACAGAAAGATCCATCATAAATTCTCCAGGCGCGGGATTATCTACAATCTCAAATCCTGGATCTTTTTTCATTCCCTCAAAAAGTTTTTGAAGTTCAGGGTTACCACAGTTTAAAGAAGCTGATTCCAGATCACCCATATGTCCACGTGACACTCTGATTTTACCAGTCATTTATTTTCTCCAGTTACTTATTGTGAGAAGTTTTATAGATCATATATTCTAGTTCACCTCGGCCTATACGTAAATTATTTTTTGCTAATATTGGTACGTCTTTTCCTTCACCACCAATTTCTTCAAATGTGAAAGATTTAAATTCTTTTATTATTTCTATCTTTCCTTTTGTCAATGCCACTAAATCAATATAACCGATTCTAACCATTTCAATAGGTCTGATAAACCAATGCTCGTGATTTTTTCTAAAATCAGACACAGCAGGTGGTAAGTAAGGTCTATCAGAAGTCATATAAATAGCCGGAGGATTCCAACCATTTTCTTCATTTCTGCATTCGATAATAATATCCATACTGTAAAGTTGTTTATTGCTAGAAATAGATCTTAAGCAATAAAGTAATTCTGGTGCAACACAAACTCTAGGTATATTACCTTCCTTATTTATGATAGCTGATTCAGGAAGTTTTGGTCTGAATTTAAAAACAGGACCGTGATCCTTTTTTGAAACATGGTAAAACAACATTTATTTCTCCTAGTAAAAAAAGAAGAGAGGGATTTCTCCCTCTCTTCTTCCTAGTCGTTTAAAGACTCTTCAATGAACTTCCTGAAGAAAACCTTCTCACTACCGCGTTTCTTTTTCCGCATGAACTTAACGCGCTTAGGTCCTTTAGGAGCAGGAGTGCAACAAGCACACTTCCAACCACCAGGTCCCAGCTCTTCGCTCTGAATCATACGAATAAAACGTTTTTCACTAATCATGATATTGCTCCTGTTAAGATCAATGGTTCATGATAGCCTCCATTTGGTTATTAAACTACAGGAAAAAGTTTACATATTAATCAGATTCCGAAAGGCGTCGCAAGCCTCCTTCGCTTCCTTCAAACTGCACTCATTATTCTGCTTACGATAAGCACGAATACCAAGCACATGAAGATCACGGCTGACCAGATGCCTCCAGTCATATTCCAAAATCTCCTTATCAAGAAGATCAAGAGTTTTGTTAACGTGTTTGCGAACTTCCAGAATTTCAGTCAAAGTCATGATTGTTCCTAAGAACTATGGCAACATTACCATAGATTATTCATGACAATCTCCTTATGTTAGTTAATGGTTCTAGGCGTTCCTATTTTGTCAAGAACACTACAAGCAGCCTCAACACATTCTGTCGGAGACTTATTATTTTTATGTGCATCAAGAAGAGCATGTTTAGCCTCTTCTATACGAGCACACATTTCTCTAATAAAGGCAGCCTTTTCAGCCTGAGACATGCCTTGTAATTTTTGTTTAACCTTTTCTAACTCTGCGTCAAGATCAGGTATAGGTGGAAATTCAATCATGCTTAATAAAGGTTTTCAGAGTACAGAGTACCACCATTAGCGGTATCCCCACCACAGCGATAAACAATTTGCCCAGCGGCCTCTGCAACTTTCCAAGCCTCTGTGCGAGACATGAAGACACCCCACTGATCGATAAACCCTTGATCATCGTAATCATGAAAGTCAAGATCAAGACACAGACGAACATGCATTCGCATGACATCATCCATATGACGAGGTCCTAAAACAATACGACCTGTTTTACTTGAACGACATGCTGCGCAGACAACACGACGTTGTTTTGTTAATTCATCTTTAGTACATCCATCTGCAAACATTTTATACCTCTGACAGTTTCTTCTGCCTGTAGAAATTATAAGCAGAATAGAATTCAACATAGAAATCTCTTAATTTCAATATATGACTATCATTAGGATTTTCTAATGCAAGTTCTTGATATTGTTTATACCGAGAACAAACATCTTCATAGGTAAGCTCACCAGCTTTGTGCTTGAGAGCATAAAGATACATCTCTGGATCTTTAAGTGAACGTTCTGATGCTTTTTCTTGAGCCATCGATATTCTGACAGTGTCAAGAATATTTAATAAAAGAGCAGGTTTGATTTTCTTGATAATGTCTTTGCAAACAATAAGACATTTTTTAGCTTCTTCAATTTCTTCTTCATCAAAACCCATTGCTTCAAACATACGGTTCTGAAGAATTTGTAATGGATAAGTATTGTATGTAACATTGTTCTTGTTACAGTAAATAGAAATGATCTCAATATAAACCTTTAAAGAACTTACAAAGGACTGGTTATTACCAGCACCATCTTTAAAGATAAACATCCCTTCTCCATCTACTTCAACTTCCCCTGTTTCAAGTAGACGATCAAGTGCTTTCTCAAAAGGAAGAAAGGAGTTCATTTGTGTCACGAGACTAGGATAACGAATATCTCTAGGCACGTATTTCTTTTTTGGTTTCTTATTGTTTGCCATGATTATTGATTTTTAAAGTCAATAACAACAAAAACAGTTTGAATAATTTCAACATCATCAGCAGACTGAATAGCTGAACAAAATTCTGGTTTTGATTTCTTACCAGGAAACAATTTTGTTACTTCTCGTGTGACAACATGAAATGAATGAACAACATCTTTCACAATACCAGCTGTAACATGATTATGAAAAATAATATTATCTTTATGATCGGAATGAACATTCTTAAAAATAAGATCGAATAGGTTCATTTTTAATTTTATTGTTTCACCGATCTGAGGTATCTGACCAACTTCAATTTCACAACCACGTCGAATTTCAGTTGAGTCAGTATTACTATCACCGTATAAACATGGAATAATTTTCACTTTAATCTCCTTATTAATTACAATCATTATATATGGTAATGTTTTTTATTCTAATGCAAAAAAAAGAAGGACCCAAAGGTCCTTCTTCTTATTTATGCAGCTTTATCACACATAACGCCAGAGCGATTACCCTTAGCAGGAGATGCAAGCATCCGCATAAAGTCCAGAAGACGCCAGCAGTCATCTGGATTGGTAATATCGATCAGACGAATTTCATGTGACCGAGACACACGAACAGCCAAACGAATACCAACATACTCGTTATTCTTGGTAAAGGCACGCAGAGTGTATTTGGTGCCTTCGACATTCGTAAACTGATGAACATTGTGACCCTGTTCCCAGGTTTCAAAACCAAGAGTTTCAAGAGGTTTTTCAAGACGCTCAATGAACGGCTTGATTGCTTCCGCATGGTGATCAGCATTGCGTTTGGTACCAACAATACCAAGACCATTTGCACGAAGAGGGATGATGTTAGTTTGAGGTTTTTTCATTTTGTTGCCTTTCTGACGTTCAACGTCGAGTGGGTGCTACTATTAAAATGACCGCTAGGGTCGTTAACACTGGAGCATAAACTCTCAGTGGTACTACAACTACAATGTTGCTACTTCTGCTTTATAAGGACGTGAGTAGGTTTTGTTGAGATAGTCAATAAGTTCATCAACTGTTCCAATATACATCTTTTCAATATGATGCAACTTGATATAATCATCGACAGTTTTTAGAATGCCGTCAGGGAAAGCTTCACGAGGTGCAACTTCATGAGGCATGACAGAGCTTGAAGAAACAAGATCATTAGGAAGATATCCCACACCGATGCAGTAATCATCAGTGAAGAAGAAAACTTCATTGTTCCTGATGCAAGTGATTGTCTGACCTTTATCGACTTTCTCTTGCATCTCTTCCTTAGTCAGAACACCCTTGATCTGCTTACCACTCTTAGCAAGCAGTTTTGACATGTGGGAATTGTTTAACAGTGTTTCCTTATCGAAAACAAAGTCAACCGAATAATCACGTTGATCGATATGATAGTTCATTGCTAAATGATCATTATAGTCTTCTTCCCAGTCCCTTGTCATTTCATCCAGTGCATCACCCATCTGGTCACATGAGTCATCATGTTCACAGATATAATTGATGTAGCTTACAGCTTTCAGACAAGCGTCCAGGATGTAAGCTTTGATCTGCCGCTCACTCAAGTATGTCCTGGGACCTTCCTGGTTATAATTGGTGTAGACCGACTCGTAACGATAATCGTTCTTGGGGTCAAGATGAAGCTGAATGCCACCGTAACGATGATTAAGCTTACGCTTACAGATGATACCAGATTCAACCTGCTTCCAAATTTCCTTGAAAGCGAATTCAGCAAAGCCAGGTTTACTGGCACCTTCCATCATGGCAGCAAAGCCACCTTTAGCCTTGCGTTGCTCATGATAATGCCGACGAATGTTTTCTTCATCAGGTTTATAACCCATGAGATAAACATACGCAGCACCTGCGATTGTACGACCAACTTCCGTGTCATTGATCTGCCAAACTTTCTTACCTACACGGAAATTATTCATCAGCCACGACATTGTTCTTTGCATTTTTAAATCTCCTTATTGGGATTATCGATCCAATTAATCGCTTCTTCGACAGTGTGGAATCCATCTTTAGCTACCTGTTTGGTATCCGGTTTATGGAACACACAGACATGGTTTTGACAACCACCCATGGAAATACCTGCTGTTGAAACACTGACCAGATACTCTTTATAGTAGAACTGACAGAGAGCATCGATCGGAAGATATCCAGACTGTGCGTCACCGATGATATGGAAATCACGAATCTGAAGCATGTCCTTGTGTTCATAAGGTCCCGGCATCGGACAAGGACGAAGGTATTTCCAACCTTTGGTATCGACATAAATACCAGTACCGACATTACCTGAATGACTCCAGCGTTGAACACCAGGGTTCCATTGAAGAACAACTACTTCGTGCTCACGCCCATCAAAATCGATGTGTTGCACCCAGTGGTGACCACCAAGTCGAGAATGATGACCGGGAGGTTTCGGTTCAACCTGAATTTGTTCTTTAATCATTTCTATACTCCTTAAGGAATTGAAGATATCCATCAACTTTTATATATGCAATCAATTTAATTTCAAATGAAAAAAAAAAAGAAGAGGGATTACTCCCTCTTCTTATGCCGCTAACAATGTTCCGTTGGTAACACCAACTTCACCAATGTTTGCATTAATATAAGCACCGCGACCTTTCCTACGTTCAGGAAGAAGTTTAGGTTCAAGGTAATCGACTTCAGAAACAATCAATTCCTTTAATGCCTTATCCTGAGTAATACCGAAGAAGTTAGCTTCTCGCAACAGATCTTCTTCATTACCAGACTTGACATACATAGCGACCATGAAAAGTTGGTCCAGCATCGGGGTATCTACCGCATATACACAAAGATTTGCGATATGAATCCCTGTCTTAGTAAATAGTTCTAAACCGAAAGGTGTTCCATGTCCTGGTCTTTCAGTTCTTTCAATGATATTGTTATATCTTCTCTTGGTGAGTACAAACTTAAACAAAGAGTCTGGATGACTAACTTCGATCTCATCACCTTTAAGAAAGATTTTAGTATCTTCTTCCATACCAAAGTTATCAAGAAGTTTCAAGGCTCGTTTGATAGAGTTCTTAACAGGCTTCCTGACTTCTCGTGGTGTAGATTTTCCACAGACTACTCTTCCTGTTGTATAAACAGGAACACATGGATTACCATTGTAATAAACAAAGTTACCATTATCCGTTTGATAAACAGCTAATGTTGTCTGTGTTATACAAGTCCCAGTAGTGCTAGCTGTTCCTTCTTGGAAGTAAGGCCATGTTACTGAACTTGTTGATGTCGCGGATGTATTAACCCAGATTCTATTCGTTTGAATTTGGTCTGGACCAATTGTTCTATCAGTAATATAGATACCTGTGGCATTCGTATAAATACGTGTAGTTCCATTTGCCGGTAACTGTATAGATGTATTATTGGGTAAAGCTATTAAGCCTGTGTTTGGTGTTGCTGGTACCGGATCAGGCTCAATAACTGGAACAGGAAGATCAGGAATCTCATCAGGAAAGATATTAGCTAGTAACATCGATTGTGTTATTTCTGCTTCCCGTTCCGCAAGCCTAAGGAAAGACATTACCCGCCACGAATAGGTTTCATAGCAACAGAGTTAGACTCAACAACTTCTTCAGCTGTCTTTGCCTTCTTCATTGCTTGTAGATCCTTACCTTTCTTGATCTTACCTACACGCGCTTTATCATTCTTAACAAGTGTCGCAAGATCAGCATCATCAAAATCAGCCATCATTTTTTCGAACTGTTCGTCGGTAATGATGATATCTTCAAGTTTACCACGGCGAAGATCTCGTTCGGTAACTTCACCTTTACGTTTAATCTGACCGAATAGATACTTCTTGGTTGTGAAGAAAACATAACCTTCTTTCATCTTACGACGAATAACCTCAAGGATATGTTCTTTATTCTGTTCATCCCATTGTATAGTAAGATCTCCCAGCATTCCTAAGAATGTACAGGAAAAAGTTTGTTCAGTTACAGTGTTTTCAAGAACAGCTTCCATGAATTTCTCCAGTTTTCAGTTTTCAGTTTTAGAAATACCAAGTATTGGTCGCCAGCCATTAGTTGTAAAAATATAACAACACTCTAAACGATCTTTTGTTTTTTCATCAAGAGGATACCCAAGATAAGTCTTAGGTGTAAAATAAAATGCATCACCTTCTTCAGCCACATCTGGAAAGTAATCAGAAGGAGGGTACCATGTCATCCCCGTAAAGAAAGCTGGTCCTGGTACTCTTGCTAAAGATTTTGTATTAGCGGCGCCGAAATGATCAACAGTTAAATGATCAAATTTACCAAGAGTAACCTTTTTACCATCAACATAGATACCAGGTTCTGGATTAATGATAGTTGGTTTTTGTTTAGCAGGAAGAGTCGGAGCAACAGCTAACCCAACAAACCCAGCTAAAGATTGAAGAAATCCACGACGTTTCATATCACACTCCTAGTTGTTTCTTTTTATCCAGCAATAAAGCATAAATTGCTAGAAGTTCATCAAGACATAATTCACTACCTAATTCAGCGTGAATCTTTCCATCTATAATTTTACACGTCTTAAAGTTACAATAACCATTAGCACGATATTTATAAACTTGTTCTGCTACATCATATTCCATGATAGGAAGTTTAAGATTATTCTCTTCATCAAATAACAAATTAGCACATAAGAAACCATGCTGTGTGTCATCTATTTCTGTAAAGTTAATAATAAAAGGAATATCGATACTAATAACTTCTTGACTAACAACAGCAGCATAAACGAATAAAGCATAAATTTCATCTTCAGAAACCATACCATGATCAAACCAATATCGACCACCTTTGCTTGGTGAAAAATAAGGAAGATTGGATGGCTTTAATTTATTACATGTCTTTTTGTTAATAACCGGATTAGGATTCTCTAATAGAATCTTAAATGCTTCATTGATGTTCATAATAACCTCAACTATATATCACAATTATTATATATGAAGTTAAAAAACATTCCATAACAAAGAAAAAAGAAGGACCCGAAGGTCCTTCTTCTTACATTCCGTTAGCGTCTTTAAACGCTTCCAGATAACCCTTACGCCACAACCAGTGACGGCAGTCACTTTCAGGATATGGGTTATTAGCACACATGTCCTTACCACCGGCGTGAGCACGATAACCATCATCCTTGATTTCCTGTTGCTGCTCAGGAGTATAAAGGTTGTTAGCAGTCGTAGTGTGATCTTGCATAATTCCTCACTAAGTTTGATTAATCCTCGCTAAATCATCAGCAAGGTAAGTTTTAATATACTCTTTGGTTTTCTCGATATAACGTTCAACATTATTATCACGTTCACCAAAGGTATGACCATATTTTAAAAGATCGTTAGGATCAGTTAATAGTTCAAGAAATACACCATCATCCAAGTTATATTCTTGATCCAGTTCAGAAATATCACGAATGCCTTTAGCGTCAAATATCAGATTTGAAGTTGTATCAACAACACAGAAAGCATGGACAAGTCCATTTGCTATTTCTTTAACTTCCTGTAGTGGTGATGGAGTATAACTGACCTCAGGAATACCAACCAGCTTTCCTTCTTCGCCGACAATCACGACACGTTTTTCAAGAAGTGCTCCAACTTGAATAGGTGCAGCTAATTCAGCCAGAGCAATCGTGAAGATATGACAACAACCATTTAGATAATCTTCCTTTTCTGACATAGGAAGAACATCAGGTAGATCAAATACTACTTCAGACATTACTCAACTCCTTGTGTTGCTTCATCACCTTTCTGCTCAGCTAAGCGATTAGTGATGGAATTATTAAAACGCAACATGATATCATCCTTCTTTGCGAGAAGTTGACCACCATAATAAAGAACAAATAGTTTATAGTCTTCACCATAGTAACGAAGAGCAGTTTCTGTGTCACGAGAACTATCTGTTTTTGTATAACCATCAAATGTTACTTCAGAGTTTTCTTCTTTTCTATTAAGCAAGCTATAATTAAGAGACTGAGAAACACCATCCAACTTAATTTTAATTTTATCAACAGAACCGAAGTGATGATCTTCAATTTTTATATTGATATACTTTCTATTACTAGACGATCCATCTTGGTCATCTGGCAATTTAAATACAAACTGGAAAGTAGTTGCGTGACTACCGACACTAAACTTAAAGTCAGAATCATATACCAAATCGAAGTTACCATATTCATAGTCTTTACGTTTGATATTTGACCAATCTTCATAACGAGTTTTCAGGAAAGCAGTGAGAAGTTCTTCCAAGAAAAGCATAAACTGATTATTGACTTCTTGAAATTTAAAGTAGTCAAAACCAAGTTGTTCTTTATAGGCATTATTAACTGCGTGGCTAATATTCTCGTCAAGTTCAGGGCAGCTATTTATTGAGCTAAGCCTGACAAAACCTTGTAAGCTATTATCCAGCTGAATATCGAACATATTCATATTGTTATCATATCTGAAAGTTACAGGAGCATTTGCTTCCCAGATATCAGATTCAGAACTAGCAATCTTAATATTGTTCTTTACATTATAACCAAACACATTTGATAACTTATCCAGAGACATAATTGGATTGGGAATAGTGGTTCTTCCGTCTGTTGAGAACCCCTTAGAATAAGTTTCAGAATAATAATTATTATCCCAGTAAATAAAATATTTCTTAAATGTTCTATCCAAACGTTCACGTTGATTAGGGTCAGCGACAAGCTTCAGAAAATCAATATGACGTTTAAAGGTAGTGATAACTTCGGTGTCACCTTGAAGGATATCAATACTATCATTAACAGTGTTGATTAAACTAGCAATGGAACCATGTTGAACAACCATAGGCATAATAGGATTTTGCGGAAAGTTAGCACGAAAAGAACTTTCTACATTTATACCAACTTGAATTAACATTTGTTCCATTGTGGTGAACTTTGTCATTAAGTCATTTTTGATCTTATCTTTTTCAGCTTTGATAGACTTAATAGTTTCACGAATAAATTCACGAGTCATTTCCATTTATATAGCTCCTTGAAAACATATGAGAGATTGTTTCAAATAGTATATGTGTTATTAAAAAAACACCCAACACAAAAAAAAAAGAAGAGACCCGGAGGTCTCTTCTTCTATTACGCAAACAGAATGTGTGCTTCCTTGTGATCCCAGATCAACGGAGGGTTACTGTAAATCATGATATCTTCATCATGTTCTACGGCAACAGATTGTTTAACACGCTCACGAGCTTGATCACGACTATTAGCCGTAACCACAAACCGTTTGATCTTCTTTTCCTTGTCCTGGGTATGGATAAAGAAAACAGTACGATTACTCACACAGCCTCCTTTCGTTTTTCTTTTCGATCTTGTTCAAGCTGTTCTATTTTCCGACCAGCTGCAACACCGACATCATAAACAGACCGAAAAACACTGAGAAGACTATCGCCATTTAATAGAGTCTTTCCTTCAAATAGCTTTTTCATGTTTTCTTCAAATGGTCTGTAGAAGTTATCGGCATGAAGTTTTACAAACATTTCATCGACACCGACAAACCCTTTAAAGGGGTCAGCCGGTGTCTCAGATGTCGGTGCTATATTAGCAGTTGGCATCCTCAAGATCCTTATCGAATATATGTTCGAGGACATAAGTTTCAGCCTTCTCGATCATAGGTAGATATTTTTGGTAGTTATCAATAACCCATTGGTCTGACATATGTTTTTCATTGTCACCAAACTCCTTAGTGTAAGTCAACAAGAAAAGCAGACTACCACGATTGAAATTGATACCGTGTTTTTCCCAATCACGTTCATACCCACGACACTTATCACCGTGAGCAGAAACAATACCACCGCACCACATTTCAGATGGAGTCTTACCGAAGACTTCTTTCCAGAAGGGTTCGAGAATACGATTGAGATAATCATAGTGACTGGAGAAGTAAACCTTCTTAGTATTGTAGACTAAGATTTCGCAAGGCTTAAAACCCTTACCGGACCAACGCATCGGTGTTTCAGACCACATGCGTTCCATAAAGATATCGATAGCAGAGTCTTGTTGATCGATAGGCCAGTATTCACCACCGCCACAGATACTGTATTTTTCACCAGGTTCGGTTGCCTCAGGATCAAACTCAGCAAACAGAATCTCGTAAAGATCAACAGGTTCCTTCATCAGGAACTGAACATCGTTACTACGGCGAATACAGAGGATGTTGTTATTAGGAAGTTTATAGTGAACTTCCAGTCCTTGGTTGAGCTTCTTGATAATGGTTTGTTTGTCAAGAGCTTCTTTATGAGTGGTGCAGAATTCCATGTTAACCTCGTTAGTGAAGTACTTTGTGTTCTTGTTGTTCGGCTTGTTCATTATCCATATCAAACATCTGGAATTGAACATTACCACCCAAACTTTCCAGCAAGTGTGTCAAAGGGTTAGTTTGATTTTCGTACTTGTTGTACATAGTCTTCAGAACACTTGGAAGAGAATCCACGTCAAACTGTGTTTCGACAAATATTTCAGGTGTCAGCAAACCTGTAAGAATAGGTGTCTCTTCCATATGAACATCAGCTCGAAATAAACGAAACGCTGCCGCGACCATCTCGTCGATTTCTTCAGACTTTTCATAGATCTGTGTCGGTGACAATGACCCACCTAATCCGACAGTGAAGAAACAGGTGTCAACAATATAACTAAACACCGGTTTATTATCACGATCTTCAGAGTTTATAAAGGTAGTAATGACATCTTTGAAGTCATTAGTCTGTTTAACTACCGAGTCAGATGCCAGATTAAACAAACGAGCAAACATCAAAGCAAAAGAAGCAACAAGAAAATCTACACGCTTGTTCAGTGCTTCTTCGGTAGACACACCAGCTTTACACCACATGCATTTGCAACCTTCTTCTTTTTCCATTTTATTCTCCTTGCCATTTAAGGCTTAATTGAATACAAAAATTTCCTTGATCAAATTGACAGCATGTTCACCGTCTTTCGCATACAGATTATGCAACGAAGTTTGATCATCGATCTTGTGCAGATTCATTTTGTTGTAAAAAGCCTGACCAAGACGCTGGGTACCGTACTTACCCTTCTTGAAGTCAGCCATGAAATTATCGAACGTACGTTGTTCGATGCTGGGTTTAACCAACTTAACCGTTTCCGACATCTTCTTTCCTTTCAGGTCTTTGAGCCTTAACTGCTAAAATGACACTGCAAACTTCAGGGCCAAGTGCTTCCCATAGCTTATACCAGTGACCTAGCGTGAGTCCTTCAACATCACATTTGACCGCTGGCATTTTGTTAAACCCTAAACGACTTTTGATATCTGCTTCGCGACAGATATTCAGCACTGCTTGAATAACAGCGTCAGGATCTTTTACCTGAACATCTTTCGGAAGTTTTAGATCAGTGTTGCGTTTCATTTTGACCTCTCAGTTCTACACTGACGAAGAAGTTCTTTAAGAGCAACTTCATCTCCATTTTTTGCTAAGCCAGAAAGCATAGGAATACTCATCTTAGAATATTCTTTATCTCTATGGTTAATTTTCTTTGGTTTCTTCATCGATCAATTCCACCTGATCAAGTCCATATTCAAAGGTACTACCAACAGCATTCTGCATTCCAGAAGCTGTGATAGTCACATAGACCGGAAATCGACCACCTGGATAGAAACCACGATCAGAAGTATTCGGTCCTTTGACCACACCAGTGTGACTGGTGTACTTAACCTTACACTTACGACCAATCCAACTAGTCACTAATTCAATAACTTCAGGTGCTGGTGCATCACGATCACCTTGAAGATCCTTGTAAAGCTTATACACATCGTCCTGAGAAGCTCCATTACTTGCAGCTTGCAAAAGAAGACCAGCAGTAACACCGTCGAATGACATTTATTTATCCTTATATGGATTTTCGGCATTAGCACCGATATGGTAAATGGTTTCAGTGTTCGATATGTTGCTAACACCAACTTTGAACTTAATGGTTGCAATCGGATAATCAAAGTTAGAACTTGTGATTTCTATCACATCACCAGGTTGAGCAAAGAACATAACCCAACCAGGAGCTTTGGCAACAGCATTTTCAAGTTTGCTGTAATACCGTGTCCAGAGAACAAGAGATATTTTCTTACCCTTGTGACGAAGAAGCTGAGCACGTATCTTACGTTTGTACTCTTTGAACTTAGCCATAATTAAAACTCCTTATCAGAATGATCATTTTTTATATATGTATTTAAAATCATTTCAAATAAAGAAAAAAGAACGGGTAGTTAGCCCGTTCTTCCTATTACTTCTTCATGATAGCTGATAGCTCTTCATTAGCAATCTCACCAGCAGCCACAGAATCAATCGCTGGCTTGATCAAATGACCAACAAGCATCATGTGTTCAAGTTTCTCTTTAGAAGCTTCCTGTGACGCATACAGCCACGGGAATTCGTATTCCTTAGCACAGTCTTTACAAAGAACAATAATGCCAGTCATACGAACAAGTTGAACTTTATCTTGTTGATTTTTACGATTGATAACTTGTTTCAGTTTCCAGTCAGGATAGGTAGCATTAACCTCAATACGACGAAGAGGGACTTTGTCTTCACCTAGCTCTTTACGAACCATATCACGTACTTGTTGATTAGGACCAAATACACCGTCCTTTACGTCAAAGGCAGGAATAGGTTCAGAAGAACGAAGTTCTGCTTTGGACATATTAATTAAGTAACGTTCCATAATGATATGTTCATAAACACCATCCTTATGACAACACCAGCAATGTTTATTGGGATCTTTAAATCCCATTGATGAAAACATCTCATCACGTGTCATCTCTGGTTGGTTCTTATTAAAGTTCCAACTAGGACGTTCAGCACGATGTTTGCTTTGTTCAAGATCAGCTTTCTTAGCTTGTTCATTAACACTATGAGCTTCTTGAACTTCAGGGTGGTGTCGACAAGCACGACCATCCTTGTAAGCGTAAGACTGAGGTTTACTAACTTCAGCTTGACAGATCACACATTGAAAAGTTTTAGCAGCCATTTTATCCTCTTGTATTAAGAAGTAAGAACCTTGACCGCAACTTCCAGCCAGGCGTCTTTAGAACGACGTTCAAGATACTCAAACTTCTTACAATAAGTATCTTGGATAAGATTCATTCTTTTTTGATAAACATCAAAAAGTTCTTCAGCTTTTGCTTGAATTACTTCTTGCGGAATAGTGACAGTTACTGAACCATCAGCGTTCATTTTTTATCTCCTAACAGTTAATGTCAATTAATAAATATGTAATTAAAAAAACTTCTATCGTAGAAAAAAAAAATAACAATCCACGGCCAGTGATAGCCGTGGATTGTTTAAAAAGTCGCCGTAGCGCGACTCAAGGGGTTCGTGGTGGGCCCAGTCTGACTTGAACAGACGACCAATGGATTATGAGTCCACTGCTCTAACCAACTGAGCTATAGGCCCTAAAACTTTACAACTAGTAGGCGAAAGGATACTTGGCAGTACACTTTCGGCTACTACTCTGAATTCTATCCAGAGCACTAGATTTAACACCGATAGTCAGATGGGCCTTATCCGACAATGGCGCCGGTTGCTTCTCACTGCGGCTAAACGGTTTCCAAAGAAAGGATACCAACGCGGCTAGAGAAACAGCTTCAAGTCCAATTGAGTTTACCCAACACTCAAAAGTTCCTGCGTACAGTTTATGACTGGGTTGTCAAACTTGTATAGGACGCGCGCTTTACACTGTTAGTTAGCGGACGAACATTTGGCAAACAGCATGGAGCTATAAGCCAAATAGTATATATGTAACCAGTTATTTTCCAGTTACATAAATGTGGCTCCCCGACCTGGGCTCGAACCAGGGACCTACGGATTAACAGTCCGGCGCTCTACCGACTGAGCTATCGAGGAATTACGTTACTCTTTTCAAATAATACTGGAAACTAGTAACTTTTTAATATGGTTTAGGAATAGGTCCAAAAACCTCAAAGATTTCTAGGGCTTGACTATTACCTTCGTAGGCCCAGTAATTCATATTGTTAACTTGTAACCATTTTCTATTAGGTTCAGTGTCATCCCGGCATTCAGCAGGGAAGAAAGGACCATTTGTTCCTTTGCTACAAACCCAATAATAATGATTAGCTATTAACTGATTATTAGAAGTGATCTTCTCGAAATGAAGATTGTTTTTCTCCGGATCTCGAGATTTCAATAAAGCTTCGATCTGGTCAACCAAAGCTATGCGTTTATTGAGTTCTTCATCATTATCCAAAATAAATGGATATTGTTTATCTTTATACCAAACTGACAACTTCACACTGTTATCAGAGTAGTACAATGCATGTGCTTTATTTTCACCAGGAGGAAGTCGTCTGTGCAATTCTTGTAGAACTACACCAATAGAAGTTGACATTGTAGTCATTTATTTCCCTTACATCTTAGGAAGAACTGGTCCTGCTTCCTGATGCTGATATTTACCATCACGATCAGCATAAGAAGTGAAACAATTCTCACCTTCAAAGAAAAGCACTTGTGCAGCGCCTTCGTTTGCGAATAGCATTGCAGGAAGAGGTGTCGTATTGGAGAACTCCAATGTAACATAACCTTCCCATTCTGCTTCAAGTGGTGTAGCAATACACACAATACCACAACGAGCATAAGTAGACTTACCAAGAACAACTCCAGTCACATTGCGTGGCATACGAATATATTCTTTCGATGCTGCAAGTACAAATGAGTTCGGAGGAATAATACAAACATCACCTTCAAACTCACTAAACGAACCACGGTCAAAGTTCTTAGGATTAACAACTGTAGAATTAATATTGGTAAAGATTTTAAATTCATGACCAATACGAAGATCATAACCGAAACTTGATGTTCCATAAGAAATAATCTTATCACCTTTTTCATTTTTATTAACGCTACCAAAATGGAAAGGTTCAATCATGGGTTTCCAATTGTCCAGTTCCTTTTCAGTGATAGGACGAATAATATTGGTTTCCATTACAGGAAGTTGTGGGTGTCCTACCTTACCAATTTCTTCATTGGTAACAAGTAGTTCATGATAAACATCTTGATGATGTTGAATTTGTTGCTGCATTGGAGTAAAGAATGGATGCACTGCGTATTCAATACTACCATCATACTTCTCAACAACATGCGTCGGCCGTTGAGATTGTGCACGTAGCCACAGATCAGACTTGATGCTCATTTCCTTTTCTTCCTTTTTGGACGACCGATATAAGAGGTCTTGTTTTGTTTCTGGAGTTTCATTAGCTCCAGCTTAAGGTCAATTCGATTCGGATGTTTTTGTACAGCTTTTTGCAACTCCTCAAGTGTCCACTGAGTATGCATTTTATTATACGCAGACTCGGTGAACACTTGGGTTATTTTCTTCATACCGTTCCAGATAACTTTACAAGCTTTAGCAAAATCTTCTTGCTCTTTAGTTACACCTGGACGTTCTTGTCTTATTTTTTCATGAAGTTCTGGAAATGCAAACCGAAGTCTATCTTTTTCATAATCTTCACGAGGAATAATAAATGGCATAGGAGGACGATGACAAGCCTCTTTATAAAGTCTCTCCATTTCTTCCGGAGATCTATTAAGTAGAGAATGACCATAATTGATATTCTCTATAATTTCTTCATGAGATAATTCTTTCCAACCAGGAAGTATCATTTCTTTTTCTTCCTTTTACCGATCTTCGGTTTGACTCGACTTTGAAGTTTCATTAACTCCATTTTCAAATCGGTACGTTGTGGATGTTTAGCAACAAGTTTTTGCAGTTCAGCTAAACGATCAAGATCCACATGACTATTGCCACGAACATCAACACTATTAAAATTAGTTTGATGATGATATGGATAAATTACATTAATAGATGTCCCGGCAGTAATACAACCAGTGATTGTTAAAGTCCCACTGGTTGCGTTATAGTCAGAAAATAACCCCATAACTTTCTCCTAAACAGGAATTTGCATTGGTCGATAATGCGAGTTATAATTGCGACGCTGGATTGATAAATTAATACCGATACGTTTTGATTCTTGTTCACATTTAATCTGGAACCAAGTCTTACGTTTGGTGACACGGTTTTCATAACGAAGACGCCTAAGAGTACCACGAACGCCAGCGGGACGATGTCGAACAAAACGCTTAGTCCAGAAAATCGAAATATAAGGACTGATATACTTAAAACAATTAGCCATTTATTATCTCCTATCATATAGACAGTTATTATATATGTAGGTAAAAATTATCCTATTGTTAAAGATTGCAAATGTTCAGAATAAGGTTCAATATACTGTCTATCATCATGATCAACATGTTCTAAAAGAATTTTATGCAGTCTCTGAATTAATAAATATTTATTACTACCTTTATCTTTTAAACTAGTAATAATTTTATTAAACTCACATTTAAGTCTGGTGTGAGAATCAAAGTGAGCTACTATATATTTGAAATTAATTTGTCTCATTAATTCTTCTTCATATTCTAAATGATAAATAAAAATTTTATTTAACTCTTCTATTTTTTCAAACAACGTTTCTATTGCTGAAGTTTTATTTCTTAATATTTCATTTGATATCATGAGAATAGATAGATGTTGTTTATCTATTTCTTCTATGTTTGTTTTGTAGTGTACAAATGCTTCAGGGGACATCGCTAAATCTTTCTTTAAACTAATTAATTATGAGAAACGACCACCAGAATCACCACCACCAGGTTTACGTTTAATTAGATTACGTATGCCTTGGTAATCTGGTTTCTCAACAACCTTGCGCTCTTCTTCAGCTCTAACCAATGGGTTAACCAAACCAATGTTAACCTTCTTACTAATAAACAGATTATCAATAACTTCACGAGGTTTAGCTTTCTCGTAAATATGTTTAGATAGTTTTTCAAGAGCCGTTATAAGCTCTTTATTATTCTGAGCATCCATTTGTCCATGAATACTCACACGAATATATTCTTTCCATTCTGCAAGATATAATTCAATATGCTTATGCATAGTAATCATATCTTCACGATTAGGAATTTGTACTTCTATACCTCGATCATAATAATCAAGAATTTTGCTAATAGGAATTTTAACCATTGTAAGATTATTTTCAAGCATCTTATCAACGTTTTTATTCTGAGTAATATAAGTTCCAAAACGTCTAATGTGTTCTGGATCTAATGTAGTTTGTTCTGGAATATAAACTGTGTAAAGATTATCCCATATCTTCGGCGCGTGCATTGACGGGAACGTCATGATGTACTCCTAGCATTAATCAATTTATTTTGTTAAATATAAAAAAAGAAAAGAGACTACCATATGGTAGTCTCTTATTTTTAATACCGAACTGTTTTAATTTTCATGATGATGGTGTCACCATTTCTTAAAACAAAAGTAAAAATATCACCGCTGACAGATACAGCCTCATTTATATTTGTAGGTTCAATATACTCAGGCATACTGAATTTATCTGTAGAAATAAAGTTAAAGTTTATATAATTATCACGAACATCAGGTCGAATAGTTTTAGGATCTACTTTTGTACCATCAGCCTTTGTATACGAGATAACCTGAACTTCTTCTTGTTTAGGGTCACGACAGAGGCTAACATTTAATATTTCCAAATGTTCAGCCAATTTACCGCCATAGAGTTTCCACTCATTGATTAAGCAACTAACAATATCAAAACTCAAGACCTTTAACTTTGTACAAAGTGCAAGAAGTTCTTTAGTAACTTTTTCAGGAACTTTCATATCGTCACAATACTCCTGAATAACATCATCACTAAGGCGAGCATACTTGAAGTGGTAGTGAACACGACCAGGTCGATTTAATAAATATTCAGAAATAAGCCCAACATCATTTTCTGTAAATAGATGTAGACGCTTAGAATTACCAAGTCCATCTAGTAGACTTAATAAACCAGATTGTGTAGGAACACCACCGCCACTATCATAAGTCTTATAGTTTTTACCGAACTCGTCAAAAACCAAAACACAGTTTCCAACGTTTTCGATAAAATTAAATATTTCTGCACCTGGATAAGGTTTATTAATTTGGATAACAGGGGTACCTGTGTCAATCATTGCATTTGCAATGAACTTAGTGAAAAGAGATTTACCAGAACCTTTAAGACCTGTTGACAGAATTCCTGTATTACCTTGCTTACGAAGATGTGTTTTAATAACACGTTCTGCCGCCGCAGCATAATTCCCATATGTTTTAGCAGGTAATGAATATTTATCAGCAACTTCTAAAAGGTAAAAACCATTATCTCTATCAAATTCCAGAGAGTAAAGTTTAGAATTAAGACTTTCAGTCTTTAGTCCATCGGGCAACTTTTCAACAAAAGTCTTTTGCCCAGAAATAATGAATTGTACCGACATGTTTCGTCCTCAATAAGTTTCAACCGATGTGACAAATATTTTTTATTCAATCAAAGCCAATTATTATATGTATAGTTATAACTGATTCAAAAACAAATAAGACTGGAGGGTAACCTCCAGTCTTATCATTACCAATTTTCTAAACTCTTTTTATCTTTGATCATCTCTTCTAATTTATCAAGAGCTTGTAATTTATCAGGTATATATTCTTTATCTGACGCAGAGTTAATTTTTTCACGTGCATTTTTCATAGTTTCCCATGAATAAGGCACAGCGTCTCCTTCTGAATCATGTTTAGAATCATCTTTACGTACATATTCAGCAGTAACCCAGATATCTGTACTACCTTTATAAAGTTTAGCTCTTTCAGGTTTATCAAACTCAAATTCATGAGTAATCTCTAATCCAATAGGTTTTACATTTTTAATAAGAATACCAACTTCTTCTAAACATTCTTTAATAGCCGTATTGATAAGATCATCGCCATTATCAAATCCACCGCCAGGAAAAATATATGAAGAAAATTTACCTTTAATATATTTCTTACAAAGAAGAATAGAGTTACCATTTGTGATAATAACTCTAACACATTTTCGAAGTGTTCTTGTATCTTGTTCCGACATATTAACCTCAGTTAAGAATTTACTTTTATTAAGAACCAAAGGACAGGAAGCAAATAAAGCTGATGAAGTAAACTAAACTCCATATACTTTTCAATAGCAATAACTAGATCTTCTTTAGCAATAGCTTGTTTAGTCACATGCTTAAAGATTAAAAGTTCAATATAACTCAGATTAGCAAAGGTGGAATTATCTGTTATATAGTTATAAAAGTTTTCAGATACTACATAGTAGTCATCTAAGAATAATTCATGTAAAAGATGCTGATTAAAAACAGCATTATTATTGACAGCCTGGATAGGAATAACAGGAACAAAATAGTTCTTAGTCGACTTAACTGACTCAATAAAGGAATTCAGTTCAGCGTCAGGAGCAATTTCATCTATATTTACAGACGTATTAGGTTCCACAGGAAAATTAATGTAGTCAGCACCTGTGTGAAATACAGTCCCAAGCCTAGCTCTATTCGGAAGCATATGACTTGGTATAAAATTATAACGTTTATTAATACCGCTGATAGTATTAATATTTCTGGTAAATAATAAGTCAAATATGGATTTTTGGTTAATGTACTTATTATCACCGTAATTGTGCCTAAAGAATGGAACATCTGCTAACTCACGATAGTCAATGATCTTAGAGAGAAAACCTAATAACAAAGGATCATAGACTTTGTAAGGTAATCCAGGAATAAGAATAGTACCAGCTTCTTTTTGCGCAAACGTGGAGAAGTAGTAATCCTTAGATTCCTGTGTTAAAACTCTAAGACGATCAATAGCTTCTTTAACAGACGGCTTTATAAGCACATCACGATTAAAGTAGTTTGTATCTTTGTTAAAGAAATAAGAATCCTGGATACGTGCTTTAAGACTAGCAATGAAATCAGGTTCTTCTGATGTATAGTAAAGAAGATTATAATTAATTTCGTAAATAGAATCTTTACGGAATGTTTTACGAACAACACTGTTAACCATGAAGACAGCATCTTCACCAGAGTCAACAGGTGCAATGAAGATATCACCTACATTAGGTGTTAAACTATAAGGACTTAGCGCTGATCCAGTAACAGTAGTGATACCTGTAGCGGCATCATAACTACTAGATAACGGAGAAGAAACTTGAATAACCATACCGTTAACTTCATAGTAAGGTTGATTCAGGTTAGGAACACTCGGATCAAAGTTCTCAAGTGTATTATTCTTATTTAGAATTTGTCCATAGAAGTTAACAGTCCAAGGATAACCTTCAACATACTTCAATAAAGATGTAATTTTAGATTCAGGTACCAAGGTTGTAAATATAGATTTAGATGGTTCTTGAATTGCCTGTGGCAGTGTTTGTTCTGCCGCAACCGGTGGTTGGTCAGGTTGTAATCTAACTAAGCCCATGATTGTTCCTTTATATAGAGTCAAATCATTTTTAAACAAAAAAAAAAACACCTACCCCCTGTTTGGGATAGGTGCTCTTTATCAGTTCACAGTCTTACTGACAGGAACAGTTGCGCTGCTATCCATCATATCAGCTTGAAGTGTGTGAGCAAGATTATCAATGAACTGATCAAACCCACCAGCATCTTGAATCATTTCATCAACTTTCTCATGGTTAATTGTGATAATACCTGGTTCATTAGGAATAGTAAAACCATCCCACCAGTGACCACAATAATCCATAGCAGCTTGCAACACTTCTCGAATATCCTTAATTCTGATCTGACCATTCTTATGTTCGATCAAACCAGATATTTCAGGATGAGCCATTTGATTATAAACCCTAGCGTGTTGCAAAGGCTTAATCCAACGGAACAATTCATGCTGACCAAAATTGATCGATGTTTTTTCTTCTTTCTCCATCATGGTGACCATGAGTATATCATCAACGATACTTTGCCGAAGTTCCTCATCCGACATATTGTTGATGCTGAAGATATTATTATGAACAACGCTAAACATCAAAACGTCATTCATTGTTTCTTCAATACTTCTTTTAAACATGTCAGCTCCTAGCAGACGTATTTAACTTTCTGAGATTGATGAATTTCTTCCAACCGTTTACAGTGCGGTGTGTTGACAGTATAGAAAGAATCTTTCTTGACCCGTTGCATGAAGGCTTCTACAGAAAAAGCAATATCATCCGGAGAAAAGTACTGACCGTTAGCCATCATGTAATGATGACTATTTTCTTCATCATCGGAATCACCGCTGTAAGTACCCTTGAAGTATTCACCGAAAGTCAGTTCGATATATTCCACCCAAACAGTTTCATTGTTCAGATGGAACAAACCCCAGCTATGAGACAGAACAACAATGTCTTCATTTTCCAGTTTTACCTGGATACTGTTACTGGTTTTCAGAATGTTCAGGATATCAGTCATAGATTTCATCAAGAAATCATTCTTATTTATTTCGAAATTCTTGAACGGCACCCATTCTTTTTTCTGTTGATCACGATAATGGGTGTTGGAAATACCATTATCATACCAATCAACAGCATTAACAGAACCACCGCCATAACCGGCAGCTGCGAAAGCTTTGTCGATGGTTTCGCCATAGATATGAGACTTCGAACCATCCAGCCAGTAGACGGTAAACCATTGATTCCTATCCATTTGTTTCTCCTAATAACTTAATAATTTAAAAAAACAAGAGACCCGAAGGTCTCTTATTCTTAGAAGTGGATAACCACTTGTTCTTCTTCAACAACCGGTTCCCATTTGAAAGGGAGATCTGCTGACGTCAAACCGTCGAGCGGAGTATGGATGGTCAGGTAAATTTTACCTGTACCTTCTTTACCGTTGTTAAACACAGAAAACGGTTCCATCTCTTTGCCAGCAAAAACAGCATCGATGATGGTGTCAGATTTTTCACGAACAGACAATTGTTTTTGCCCTTGAATCAGTTCCATTTTTTTAACTCCTTTGTCCTTTTGGTGGAATAGTTTAAAGTAAGGACATAAACTTTGAACTATATAGTCAGATTTTATATATGTAACCAAACATTTTTCAAACACAGCTAGCAGGGATTTCTCCCTGCTAGTTTTTTATTACTGAAACTCGTGTTTGTGTTTAGCCCAAAGGTCATTAATTTCTTCATCATCAAAACCAATAAAGAAGTTAACAGGCGCTACACCGTGCATTAATACTTCTAATACACTATTAGGTTGAATAGTAAGCGAGGTTTGTTCAGGCACTATCTGAACATCTACCATAGATAAGAAATTTTTATTTTGTTCAGTATTATACTTATGCCCAGTAATAAGTGATTTAATTACATCGTTCTTAAAATGGGTAAGTTCAATAGAAAATTGTTCTGTTAATTGCGGCGATACACCATTAGGCATCGCCTGAGTTTTAATCTTTTCAACAGTGTAATCAAACAACTGTTGAGCAAATTCTTTTTGTCTAATAGGATTATAAATAGTTGTCAAACACTCTATTACTCTATCTTTTTCAACAAGAGTTGGATATTCAAAAAAGTTTGTCTTTGGTTCAGTGATAGGAATAACTGCCTGTGTAACTGTACCAAGTTCTTTAGCAACTTCCATATACTTCAGAACTTTTCTCTTCTTGGCTTCAATCTTGTCACGATTGTCAATTCCGAAAAGAGGAACACCGGCTTCTTGAAGAAGTTCAACACAAGCTTTCAGATCAATTAGCTCATTAACAAGCATCTCGATCTTAGTCAATCCAGTTGCAGGATCAACATCAGTAAAGCCAAAACGAAGAGCTTTGTGAAGATCTTTCGAAAGCTTAAGAGATACCTTACCAAGTTCAAAAGCTAGTTCAGCAACTTCACCAGCTTCTTCAGATGTACAAACAGTCAGATGGTTAATTGGTGTCATTTTTTTCTTTCAGTTTCCAGTTACAGTTTTCATTATCCCAGACATAGTCATCATTATTACCTTTAAACCCGAAAGTATATTCCTTCAAACCTAATGCATCACAGGCACCTTGAAAGGAAGTGGCATTGATGACATGGCGTTTACCATTGCTGGAATAAATGGTAAACGCCTCAAATTTAACTTGCATTAGTGAATAGGGTTGATATAAGCTTCATCAGTGTTAGGATTAACCGTAACATGAATAGACTTAGCATTGGACATAAGTTCTTTCACATGGTCGGTATCTTCGATTGCTTCATAAGCAAACTTAAGGATATCACCATTAAGCAGAGCTTCTTCAATCTTCTCTTTGTCGATAGAGAAGTGAATACTCAACAAAATATAAAGCGTCATATGGAATATCTTATCACTACGACGATACAACGTATGGTACATATTCTTATGTTGATCGAAGAATGCATTCATAGGTTCTGAATTTTCAGGTGAACCATACATATCACGATTAGTTTTGTTACGGATATAGTCATTCAGTAAATAGATCTTGGCACTGTCGTCCACATATTCAGCATCAATATGAGCTGTAGGGTGAGTCATTTTATTCTCCTTGGTGGTGAAAGATGAAAAAGTATAGACAGAGGTTAACCTCTGTCTATACTCTTTTAGTTGTGGTGGACCGGGCATGATTCGAACATGCGAAGCACGAGGCGTCAGATTTACAGTCTGATGGGTTTGACCGCTCCCCAACCAGTCCAGAGTACTACAAATGTTTGGCGGAGGCGGTGAGATTCAAACTCACGAAGGGTTTCCCCTTGCTGGTTTTCAAGACCAGTGCAATCGATCGCTCTGCCACACCTCCTTTAATCTTTATATTTAGTTCCATGCTGTCCATATTGATTTGCAGCATTGTATTTGGATCTACAAGATCTGCTACAGCATAAATCATCTGTAACTTTTATTCTGTCTTTATACTCACTGTCTGAAAGATAAAACAATTCATTACAGTAAGAACAAGGTAATATATGATAGTTAAGCAATTCTTCAAACTGCTTCAACTCATATTTCTTTTTGTTTTCCTCAGATGTAAGAACCTGAAGATTATTAATATCATCGTTGGTTTTATCATCGTCCTTATGATCTACTTCTTCATCAGGAGTTAATAAACGATCAAGTTTATCTTCCATCATTACTCTTGATAGAGCTTTAGACGGAGTGTTACCTTTTTCAAAATAGATGACGCATCTTTTCCTACCATCCTTACTTTCATAAGGACCTAAGATGTTTTTGCATCCATATAGCTTCTTCAGCTTTTCTTTGTCAAATGGTATATCTGTTTCTTTCGACATAATGATACTAACTGTATTGCGACAATTAATATATATGTCATTAATTAGTATTCTATTGGAGGTGCTTTCAACCGCTCAGCCAAACCTCCTTTTCCAATCTATTATGTAAACTAGTTAATTTTTAATGAGTCTATGGTGATGGAAGTCACAACAAACTACATTTGTGTCAGAACTAAAGTGTTCGATTAATTGATTATTCTTAAACCTAGTTTCTTTAATTAGTTCAAGAGTATTTAGCATTTGTTCTTCCATTTTATCCATTACTTCATTAAGCTTTATAAGATCTTTAAGCTCAACAGACATGATCACTTGTCCTGTCTTAAAGCTATAACATGAGTATTCATAACTGACTTCATAACACCTTCAACGTCATTATAGTTGTAAGTAGATCTAAAGTTTTGTTTTGAATCTTCTATGAATCCACGTTGACTAATATAGTTAAATAGTTCAGGGAACATATTAAACAAAATATCAAATAACTGAGTGTAGATATAAGGATTAGTTTTTACTACCAATAGAAAATCTTTAAGAGAATTATCATCATCTATCATTCTGTAATGGTTAAGGATGTGAATAAAGACTCTAAAAAGATCATTCATTGTATCGAATATTCTACTAAATTCTGTTTTAAAGTTATCAAACGCATTCATCCATTCTTTAATAAATAAAAATAGAACAGGTTTATTATTAAGTAAACGATCTAAGGCGCGTTTATCAAGCATTGTTATATCGACAATAATGCTTAATGTAACTCTAACTGGTTTAAACAAACTTAATTCATTAACAGATTTAATAGTTAAGTTTTGATCTATTTCACCGTAAGCATCAAATAAAGCACCATCCTGATGTAGTCCAACATAAATGAACGACATATAAGGATGTTTAATAAATTCATGTTCACCATCACTAATATAATTTAATAGAATATCAGGAATATAAAATGGGTCAATTTCTTTTAGATTTAGTAATGTCTTCTTATCTGTTTCATCGACTTCAGTTAAGAATGATGCAAGAATAACATAACCTTTATGAGCTTGACGAAGATTAAAATCGTCGAACGCAGGAACATTAATAGGGTAGTTAATATCGACTCTATTTTCTAATTGACGATGAGCTTCAAAATGACTTAAAGCATGAAGGCTCTGTGTATAACTTAAGTTACGCTTTCTTTCTTCAATAGAATTAACCTTAGCATCTTCAATGAACTGTACATACTTAGCAGGTAAAAGCTTATTACAGATCATGACAGGATAACGGATACCTATAGCTCTAGGAACATCGAAAGATAATTTATAACTGAAACTTACTTTATAGTTGGAGTTTTCATTATCAGCATCAACCTTCTCAGGCATGCTACTAAAATCAAAAAGACCAAGTATACGAACTTGTTTTTCAAAAATTGCGATCTTTGCATTTTCCTTGTTAGCCATGTCTGTAATCAGATGCATGCGCTTCGTAGAATGCTCTCTGAAATATTCCTCAAGAGACTGAGGAACAAGTCTGTTCTTTAGTGTATGTACATCTGCAATAAATTCTTCAACGATATCAGGAAGAAGAATATCGTACTGGATATCATGGATACCAATGTTTCTGGTTTGGGATAAACGAATACGGATATCATCTCTTATTCTGTTAGCTTCTGTTTTAGAAGGAGTGAAGTAACTGAACTCAATCGTTATATCAGATTTAACATAAATAGGGAAAACAAAGACATCAATTTGTCTATCTTCAAAAATAGGGAAAGCGTTAACTTGATGAACAGCTGTTGTGGTCAGTTCATCTTCATTATACTCTTCTATAATGTTTGCACTGATACGTCTTAATGACGCAGTTGAAGGAAGATTCTTCTTCTCAACTCCTGTTTCATTTGTTTTGTTATCAGTGAGTGTATAGTCAATATCCTTATGCACAGCAATAACAGCTGTATGTGGGATTTTTGTTGCTTCGACGATATCACCGATAATCTTAAAATAAGCTTCATTCAAGATAGTACGGTTTGTATCCTCTAGGGTTAAGGAAACTGTAGGCATTTGGAATTCCTTCTTATAGGTCAAAAAATGTCCGGAGGTTTCCCTCCGGACATCTTCTATTAGAATTGCTTGGCACACTTATAGAGATACTTAATCATCTCATATCGACATTCTTGATGAATACCCATCAGTCCAACTGAAACTTCTTTCAAGAGAACCTGGATAACATTAAGATAGTTAATAATAAATTTATGCAGATCTTCAAGTTTATCAATAACTTCTTTGCTATGTCTAGTCGGCTTATCGTTATTTCCACTATTACCAAAATCTAATTCAGGTTCATCTAAATTAGGTCTTCTGGTAAATCCAGCGGCACCCAACATATCATTAGCCTGACTAGCTGAAATAGTGCTGGAAGATTCATCTTCATCTGTAGCCGTAACTGGGAAAGGATCGTCTTCCGTTGGCATTACATTTTCAGTAGCAATTGTAAAAGGATCACGAATAGTAGTTGTCAGTCTGTCAATTTCTTTGTCAAACTTTTCAACAGTTTTCTGAACTTGTTCAATTTTTACTGTTTTACTAAAGTCTTTATAGAAATCATAAAGACGCAAGAGATTTTCACGAGAACTAATTGTTTCAAGATTATTCTCTGTGATATTATTTCTTTCTGAGTTAGATGTAATAAGCACCTTAGATGAATTGGATGTTTCACTAACAGCAAAATCACACTTAACGTGATAAATATTAAAATCTCTGGGAAGCATTTGATTCGGATTTTTATCCGGGATCGCGCTGAAGAAAGAAGAACCCTTGATTTCTGAAGAATCAAAAGCATTCATAATGTCATTCTGAACATCATCAGGCAGATTGTTAAAATGAACAGAATTTGTAAATAAAGTTTGGAAAGTGTCAGCAAGTCTATGTCTGATATTATCAACATCAGACGCTGTTAAAACAACACTCTTGTCTTTAAGCTTAGAAATAAGACTGTTCATCTCGGCAGTAAAACCAGGATGAAAGTTTTTATCAATTTCACCAGTAAAGACTTTAATAAATGTTGAAAGATTAGAAAGCTTCTGTTTACCTTTAGTAATCAGATAATCAGATCTCATCGTTTCAATATCAGGTGTGCCTAACAAGCTCGGGAGCTTAGAGTCAACCTTAATTTGTGTAACTGAATTTTTATCGCTACGCTTAACTTTATGCATTAAGTCTTCGATATACATTTCATACTCTTCCATCTGAAGATTAGCATTAACTAATCTCTTAAAGAAAAGCATAACACGTTTAAAGAAGTCCTTAAAGAAGGATTTAATCTTTTCCCAAATAGACCGCATGAATTCCATAAAACCTTCCATGGCGATCTTATGTGAAGTTTCAACACCATAAGGATTCTTGAAATCTTCCATAGAAGGAATTTTAGCTCTTACACCAAGATTGTTAGCAACACTCTTCATGTATAATGAATAATTCTCCATAGACGTGAAGTATTCAACGCTAGAGAGCTTTTTAGATTCAATTGATGCCTTGACATCCCTAAGGATATAAAGCTCGTTAGAAGCTCTTGCAACACCTTCCACAGCTACCTGAATAGCATCTTCATGAAATTCAACGATATCAGGAATATCACTGTTTTCAATCTTTGCTTCAATAAGCTTTTCGGGAGCTGAAGGCTGCTCTATATCTAGTTCTTCACTTGCGAATAACTTTGCCATATTAACCTCTTAACCAAAATGTTTCAGAGACAAGACACTGTAGTCAACAACACCGTCAGCTGAATCAAGTGCCATTTCTAAAACGTTCTTGCAGATTTTGTTGTAATTGTTGAAGAAAGTCTTAGCCATGTTAAGGCGTTTCTTGACTTTATTATTCAACACTTTCTTATATTTACCTAAATTCTCTTCAGGAACTTTATTAATATCATTGATAATTTTATCAACCTTATTCAGGTTATCCATAATCTTATCATTAATCTTACCATAAACAGTAGAAAGCTTTTCAGCTTCAGTAATATTTTCTAAGACTGACTTGAGAAGTTTGAGCAATGTTGCTTTATCTTCAAGGATAATACCATTAGGTGTTTCTTTTTCTTCGTCAGTCTCAATTTCGATACCTGATTCAGGATTGACCTTAACTTCCTTAATGATCTTTCCTTTGACTAAGGTTTTGCCTTTGACTTTATTAAGAACATCAGCTAAAGATTTAATGAAACTTTCAAATTCACGACGGGCTTCTTCACCCTTCTTATCTTCTGTTTCATCGTCAGATTCACCAGCAGTTATTTTACTGATAGTTTCTTTACTGTCAGCAATTTTATTTGCACTGTCTTTAGCTTCTTTTTCTAAAGAACTATTTTCCTTATTAAGGGCACTATTTTCTTTCATGGTTTGTCTAATTGACTTACCATTAAAATCAGTATAAGAACCCTTCTTATCATTATTTTCAGACATCTTAGCATTGTTAGAATCAATGCTTTCACGAAGCTTAGAAATATTAGCTACAAAATCTTTATCAAGAACATCTTTATTAGCAAATGCTTCTGCCTTCTTATTAACTTCACCAAAAGAAGCTAACAAAGTTTCAACAGAAAGAACTGCTTCAGAAATAACATTGATATCAATTTCACCGCTAACAGGAAACTTACTAGCTAAACCACCAGGAACTTTGTCAAGGCGAGATTTAGCGATATCTTTGTTTGTTTCACCAATAACCTCGATAAGGTTAGCAATCTTATTCTTAACACGACCAAGGCGTGTAAAATACTTCTTGAAGAATTCTTTAATAGTGTTATAGATCTTAGAGAAAATTTCCTTGATCTTATTCCACATATCTCCGATAAAACCTTCAAGCGCGATGTGGTGGTTCAATGCAGTTGTCGGAAGAGTATTTATAGTTTCCTGAGAAATAACAGGAACATATTTCATATTTAGATTTGATGTGACAGACTTAATATATTCATTGTAAAGGATATAATTACCTTTATCAATGAAGTTATAGTTTTCGTTAGCGATCTGTTCGTCAATCACATTAAGACTATTAAAAGCCTTGACATGGTTATTGAATTCAGCAACCTGCTGATCAATAGACGCAGATTCAATATCAGTTGTTTCGTCTTCTGTGGCATACTGAACCACATCACCCATTTTGGGTTTAGGTTCTTTAACCTGGTCAAAAAGTTTCATTTGGAAATCCTTACTGGAAAAGTCAAAAAATTGAATAAAAAAATAAAAAAGAACAGTAGGGAGAAATCCCTACTGTTTCTCTTATTAAGCGAATCTTACAGAACGATTGATATATTCAACACCGGCATCCATAGCACGGTATGTTATGTTTGTAAATTTAGTCGAAAACAATTTAACAAAAGCAATAATGGCACAAATCAATGCATAGTAAAATGCGTAGATAGAAATGATCCAACCTAAAGCTAATCCAAAACCAAAACCAATAGCAGCTGAAACCATGCCAGCAACCCAAGCGCCAATGTGAACCAATGTGCCCTTAATTGTAGACATGAGATAATCAGCTGTATGGAATAAGGTATCTGTCCTATTTTCCATCAAGGTGACTAAGTTATTTAACTCTTTCAAAATCTTTGTTGCATCAGACTTATTGGCTGTTTTCATCAGCCCAGGTTCAGATGCATTTTTACCATCAACAATTTTAACATTAATACTTCCCTTACTAAAACTATAAGTCTTCATATGTGCTTCATCTAGTTCGACTTCAATAGACTTACCTTCAGCTAAATCAATATTCAAACCAGTTTTAGAAACATTCATAAGTTTCATAAGGTTATTAATAGCTGAATCAATTTCAGATTTAACCTTTGTTTGTTTATCTTCTGCCTTAGCTTTGGCAATAACATAAGTCATTGCCTTAATGTCAGATTCAGAAATTTTGACAATACTATCTCTTGCAGAGAAAAGAGCATCAGCCACTTTTGAATGATTCTGAAGAATATGCAAAACATCTTCGGGTTTCAATGTGTTCTTATTATAAGGCACACGGAAAGAATTGCTGATAGAATTTGTTATCTGGGCTTCATTACTACTTGACCCCATTGAACGAACAACTTCATCCAATTGAGAAATTCTTTTCTTAACAAAACGGAATCCACGAATATTTTTATTCCATGTATTTTCCAAGAATCCAAATGTACCATTAACCAGAGTTTGAATTTTAAGAGTCATCTTACCAACAATATCGCTAATACCTTCCATAGCAACTTCTTTATTGTTAGACTTAAATGCTTCTAATACATACTCAGTGTCTTTCTTAGGAACACCAAGACCACGATATACAGAACTAACAAGAAGCTGCATTGATTCTGCGCTGATGTCACTGCTTGTTTGAATTTGTTGTTGAATTTGGAAAAGTGTTTCCAATTGCTCTAATGCTGTTTCAAATGTGTCCAGATTGTTTTCAACTTTAAAGTCTGTAAACTCATTGTCCAGAATTAGTTCTTCAAACGAAATTTCGTTATGTTCAATTGACATTTTAAATTCCTCAAAAATAATCAAAAAATTAAACAGTAGGGATTTCTCCCTACTGCTGTATATTAGCTATGAGTTAAACAAAAATGAGAATAAGATGCAATTGATCTTGCAAGCTTAACATTCGAAACAATCATTGTTCCAAGTAGTTTAGGAATACTGCTATTTATTCGATATATTAGTCTAAGTGTGGTTTTATAATTAACCATTAATTTAGTCTTATTCTGACTTATATCATCAAAGTCAATAACAAGTCCGTTATTTTGCATATGGCTGTCATAAGTCTTGGTTACATTATTAAATTCTGTTTGTAACTGATGTTGTGTTTCTTTATAATGCATTGTTTGTTTAATGATGTCAAGAGCTTTCATAATCACGGTCTTAAGATGAGAAGCTGTGACAAGATAGATTCTACGATTATCATCGTAATCAATTTTATTTGTTTCTGCATTAAACTGAATATCAGTACCATCATCCATGACATAATCAATGTCGATATATTCACCAGAGATCATTGGTGAACGTTCTGTACCAAGTTTAAATGTGTGAGTAGTGAACTCTTTACAGATATGCCCTAAAACATCCTGAACACCTGATTCAAAATCACTCTGATTAATATCTTTAACATGCTTGTTAAAGTACTTTGTATTTTTAATAAGACTATCGATTGTATTAAAGTTATTATAATGCGCAGAGATAAAGTTAATCAATGTTCGATCATTAATATCTTCGCCATTATTAAAGTTTAAAAGAATATGTTCATCCATTTTATCTGAAACAACTTGGGATGAATTTTTGTATTTTGAGTTGACTTCTTCTAAAGCATGTTCTAAAGCAGCTTTAATTTTATTCAGAGAGGCAAAGTTATCATTCCAAAATTCGCCTATCTTATTCCAAAGTTCTTCTATGGATTTTTTAATCTTCGACCACAGATCATTAACAAATAGTCTCATATCTTCCAATACTACTTGTTTAGAGTAAGATTCTGCAGAGATAGAGAAATACTTAGTTGAGTCGGCACCGAGGTTCTGACAGATAGATTCAATCGCTAACTGAATAGATTGTAGTGTGATATGTGAAATAGGTTCAGCGTTAGGGATATCTGAAACCACACTTTGGATATTATCTGCAAATACACTAGTAGCTAATGCGTCGGCTGTAGCATCGTGTCGTTCAATAACTTCGTTTTGAATATGATTTACTTCTAACTCTTCTTCAGCTAAAATAGCTAAAACATGTGTGTTGGACATAACGTTATCTCGATAACTAATCACAAAATTAAAACAGTAGGAGGTTTCCCTCCTACTGTCTATTTATTACACAGAAATTGGATAATCGATTTTCTGATGTGATTGATAACCAACCAGAGTAAAGTCATCAATAGTAAAACTAAAGATGTCAGTCTTATTCGGGTTGATTTTCATTACCGGCAAATCATAAGGTTCATTGACAGATTGCTCTTCAATAAACTTTGCGATGTGATTATTATAGATATGGCAGTCACCAAAAGTATGAATGAATTCACCAGGAATCATATTCACACACTGAGCAACCATCATCGTAAACAATGCATAGGATGCAATATTAAACGGAACACCCAGAATGTAGTCAGCAGATCGTTGATACAGCTGACAGTCCAGTTTAAACTTAGGAATATTCAGACGAGTAAAGATCTCTTCGATCTCATCGTCCATAGAAGATTTGTTAGCTGGTTCGATATAATCAGGATAACGATCTACAAGAACAATACAACGTTCTTCAAAAGTCATTTCACGAACATAGAACTGGAAAAGACAGTGACAAGGGGCCAATGCCATTTTACCTTGCTTAACGTTTTCTTGTGGAGAAATAGATTCATCAGGAAGATCTTCCACATTCCATGCAGATACGATATGACGGCGAGAAAATGGTTTCTTTTTCAAACCAGTGATCAGATCAGAAATCTGATCATGTTTCTGCCGAACAGGAGTTCCGGTGAAATGCATCTGATCAGCGTCACGTGTAGTCGGCGTGACATCAGACATACCAATGACTTTGCCTTCCCAACAACGCCACTGCTTACCATACACAGGACCAAGGTCACCATTCTCAGCCGCCCATTCATCCCAAATGTGGACATTCTTTTCAACAAGAATATTGTTATTGGTATCACCGTTCAGAAACCAAAGTAGTTCTTCAATGATACCACGAGTAAACATCTTCTTCGATGTAAGCAAAGGAAATCCCTTGCTAAGATCAAAACGCATTTGCGGACCAAAGATACTAATTGTACCAGTACCTGTACGATCACCGCGACGATTACCTGTTTGTAGAATACGATCAGCAAGTTCGAGATATTGTTTCATTCCGGCATCCTTTTCAATTGAGAATAAGTTAAAGGGTGATATTTGATTCTATAGCTACCATCGCTCCAGTAGTCTTTTCTTACTTCACAAAGCACCAAGATAGTTGTATCAGGTGTCTTTAAACTACAATGGGTATGAATATAACTTGGTTCATTACCCGAAAGAATTTCTTGTTGTATTGTAGAGTTAGGTATAACCCATTCTCTTCCTAGCACTTGAGACTCATAGCAGTAATCAGCTAAAGCTGCAACAGTAGTTAGAACCGCCGAGACATCAAAATCTTTAGGACCTGTACACACAGTAGCTGAATGAATAAGATTACCAGATCCATTATCCATTAATACAGATTTTACAAACAAATCAGCTATTGTTTTTTCACTGATTATTTCTGTAGATTGATTATCAGCAGAAGGTAATGGCGTTGAATTTTCGCCCATAGCTATCTTATCCTTTAAATCAATATTAGATTCACTGCATATTATATCTGTTCTAATATTCATAAATCCCCCCTATAACTAAAGAATGTTTAATAAAATAAAAAAAAAAAGAAAGCCCTAAACATCAGGGCTTCTCTTTGTTACAGCTTGTAAGCAAAGGTATGAACCTTTTGCTGAGCTTCATTGTAACGAGTAACAGTTTCATACTTGTCACCGTCAGGAAAGACCATGGTCATAATAAGCACACCATGCATCTTAAGACGAGTGACAAGAGAGTTGAAGATCTTGACTTCACCCAGCTCATCTTCAAGCTTGATACCACAAACTTCACAAGCCCAACCGAGTTGACCAAATCCTGTAAGAAATTCATCGACAGACACAGTTTCTACAGAACCTTGGTTCTTATCCAGTCCAGCTTTCAGATTGGTAAGAATCGAATCATTTTGTTCAAACATGTTTCTCTCCTTAAAACTTGATACCGTATTGCGCAGCAGCAGAGATAACTTCATCTTTACCACCACCATTGTTAAGAACTTTCTCGATAGTTTCCCAACCAGATGAGAGTTCGAGAATAAAAGCTTGTTTGGAAGTAAAGCCAAGCTTTTCAAGGCGACCGCGTGGCGTAGCAGCAATCATCTCACTGTGCTTTTGCCAATCAACCTTTTGAAGAGGGGTAGCGATAGGACGCGGAACGCCATTAACGATTTGATATGCAGACATGATTTTCTCCTTGCTCAATTAAGAGCTTAATATTTAACCACTTATTATATATGTAACTGTAAAAATTTCAAAGACAAAAAAAGAACAGTCGTAGTGACCTGTTCTTTTTAAAATATCAGCTATTATTATTTTCAATAATAACGATATCTTTTTTACCTGACAGTTTTTCAAGAAAAGCCGTCAGTGCTTCACCAACAACAGTTACAACCGACGACATAAATTCATGTTTATCGGTTTGTTGATTTTCAGCTTCACGGGAAGAAGCTTCTTCTTTGGCTTTATTCAAAGACTTGATAAGGCCATCTGCAAAGGTAGTTTTCATTTGTTTCTCCTTCTGTTAAATAAACTACAGATGATGCAATTATTATATATGTAACTACTATAGCGTCAAAAACAAATAAAAATACTGCCAAGGATTTCTCCCTGGCAGTATTTTTTAACGAGTCAAATTACGACTTGTAGTTCTTGATGCAAACGGCGGTGTAGGCCAGGATACCCTTGACCAGAGCCATGTTAGCGCTCAGAACCTTGGTTTCCAGCATCGGACCCTTGGTCAGAACCATGTTGAAGGAACGAACGGCGGTCTTGGCAGACTTAGCGTCAGCGCCTTGCTTGGCCTGGATTTCCTTGTCGATAGCCTTGAAGGAGTTGGTGACAGCCTTAGCACGCTGCTCAACCTTGTCACGATACTTGATCATGGCCTTGGTGACAGTGATACAACCGGCGATCAGGTTCTTCAGGGTTTCCTTGTTGGCGATATCAAGCTGGGTGTCCTTACGGCCATCGCTGAACTTACCATGGTCTTCTTCAACTTCCAGGTTGATAACGGTAACGCCGTCATCTTGTTCTTCTTCAAGCTTGAACGTCCACTTGAAGTAAGCACCACCCGGCAGAGGAGCAGTTTCCGAACCCATCTCAACAACGATACCGCTCTTGGCAGCTTGAGCAGCCTTGATAACGTCGTTCAGGCTAGCAACTTGAGCGATGTCTTGCAGCATACGGAAACCACTGATAGCGGCTTCAGCCTTGGACACGGTGTCAACGAAGGTCTTCAGTTCGTCAACGCCCAGGTTAGCACCCTTGACCGGGAACACAGAACGCAGGTTACCAGGAACTTCGATCGGCTCGTAAGTACCAGAACCCTTGGTCTGCGAAACCTTGTCCTTCATGGATTCCAGAGCCTTCAGCATACGACCCAGTGAAGAGACGTGCTTGTTCCAGAAAGCCTTAACCTTTTCCCACAGTGAGGAAAGAGCAGACTTGATCTTTTCCCACAGGTTCTTCAGGAATTCACCCAGACCTTCCAGAGCGTACTTGGTGTTAGCCTTACGCGAGGAAGCAGAAGCGAAGTTTTCGGTAGCGTACAGGGAGTACACAGCCTTCGGGTTAGCACCGATACGAGCGCAGATGGCTTCGACAGCGATCTTGATGGCTTCAGCAGCAACCGGATCAAGGCCTTCGCCTTCAGCAGCTTGTTCAACAACTTCTTCAACTTGTTCCAGTTGGTCAGCAGCGCCCATACCTTCTTCAACGCCAGCAGCAACTTCAGTCATTTCACCGGCATCGGCTTCGACTTCAACTTGAACGTCAGCAACTTCACCAACTTCCGGTGCAGCTTCCAGTTCAACTTCAGTACCTTCCAGTTCGGCTTCTTCCAGAGCAAAAAGTTTTGCCATTTTCTTTACCTCAATTTAAAAAAAGTTAATCACACGTGTGGTTAGTATTTTAACCACATTATTTCTAGTATATTACTAGGACTTGAGTTCGATACACTTATTGATAATGGTATCGAGGTTAAGAATATAGCTCATAAGCATGGTAACATTACTGTAATATGCTTCAGAAACTAGTTTAAACTTAATGAAGTCTTTGACCTTGGAGTCAATGTCGAGTTCCGCTAAGTTGGAATATTTATCCTGTTCTACGTCATAGATGAAGACCTTGATCTCATCTATTAATTTATTAAGGTTAGAGTTTACGACGTTGAAATTATCAACGGACATACTTAGATCAATCAACATCTTATCCAAGTTTGTCATCAAAAAATCTAATTCTTTATCTTCAGTGATGCCTACTGCATCAAGATTGTATAGATATTCAGTCTTGAATGTCTTAAGTTGATAATAGTGGAAGTTCTCAATATTAGCCTTGAGATAGTTTTCATACTGATCGAGGTGTGCTCGAATCATATTGAATCCTGGTAACATTGCCTTGTAAGCAAAGTCATCTTCTTCCGAAACAAAATTCGCATTGCTTAATGCTGAACCAATAGAATTAAAGTCGTTATTAAGCACATAATTAACGAACTTATTAGAATTTTCAATATAATTAACCAGAAGTTTGCACGTCTCTCTCGGATCGGATTTGTCAAGAACAGAGATCTCTGCTAAGAGTTTCTGGTCATTAACTAGATTGTGAGTGAAGTGATACTTACGGTTTTCAATAAACTGTCTTAGAACTGTAAGACGTTCATTGATATTTTTAATGGATTCAGCATTGCTATCGATAAAAGTTTTATTCTTACCGATATAGTTGTTCGCAATCGTGACAAGATTGTTCAATGCTTCAAGTACAGATTCTTTAACATAGACAATCGGTTGTTCTTCGATAGCTATACGCTGTGCAATATTGAATGATTCCATCGACACCATATACTTGTCATAAGACCTTTTCAACGGATTAAAGACATTTGACAAGGTTACTTTTTTACCAGAAAGTTTAAGTGATTCCTGAGCAGACTTTTCACCATCGTCTTCACCTTCATCATTGGACATACCTGACCCAATTACTGATTTAAGTGAATCTTTGTCATCAGCTTGCGACGAAAGGTTTTCATCACCTTTGTCATTAGTGTTGTCGCTATCAGAGTTTCCCGAGTTATCTTCTCCGGAACCACCTTCACCATTTTCTTTGTTTTCTTCACCTTGGCCATCGCTATCGCCTCCAGAACCATCTTCATCAGGATTCTCAGGTTCAGCATCCAGACGATCTTGAATCTCTGTCTTTAGCTCTTGGCGTTGTTTAATAATGTCAGCGGTAAGAGACACAGGGTCTTTATTCTTTTCCGCTAATTTCAACACCTTGTCAATGAGAAGATCATTGGCTTCAGTATCTACTTTCTTACCTTCTTCTTCAAGCGCAAATAACTTTGCCATGGTAACCTCTTAATAGTAATCTGCGAAAATGTACTTGAAGAACGTGATAAATGTATCACGATTAGTTTCTGACAGTTCAGTCAAGAATGTTTCCCAGTTATTGACATAATAAGTTTGCTTTTCAAACTCACGAAGATTTTCAATAACTTTGTCTGTTGTCAGCGCATTGTTATGAACAAAACGAATATTGAACGGAACAATAGCGTAGTCACGATAGTTCGTAAAGAACTTGCCATTGATACAATCAAGACAGAATTTACGAGAGATATTTGACAAAGTCGTATTAGTTGCTTGAAGTTTAAAGAAAGAAGAAAAATCAATTTCTTTAAAAATTTCAATAGCAACATTGACTAAAGCAATATAATTTTCAAACGTTGGGCAATCATGATAACTATCCAACAGTCTGTTAATAGTGTCAGAACGATAAACATTCTTATTCTTATAAAACTCAACCAGCGTAGCGTCGTTCGAAGCAACGATAGAACGATTAAAGATAGAATCAGAGACAGTATCTTCGGGCTGGAAAGGCTTGAAATAGTTATTTGCCGGGATCATGAAACCCGAAGCAGCTACTATGAATTCATTCATGTCAATTCCTAAGTGTAAAATATCAAAAAATTAGGGACAGAGATAAGAATTAATAAGAGACTGAGTCCGAAGACTCAGTCTCTTATAGTTTACTCTACGCTTTCTTCAATCTTAGCAAGCTTGTAATCAATATCTGTAATACGTTTCTGGAGGTGTTCAATCTCCTTTTCCATGTTCAGATCTGATTGACCTTGTTCCTTCATGAGTTTCATATGAAGATAACGCAGTTCAAGCAGCTTCTTCTTGTCTTTCAATTCACGGTAGCGATCAGCTTCCCACTGAGCGAAGATCAAACGAACAGAATAAATAGGTGAACCAATAAACTCATTCGGAAGATTGTTGAACATATCAATCTTTTCAGCATTGTAGATATCAACTACGTTGTCAACTTCTTCCTTAGGAAGCATGACCTCAGTGATATCCTTCAATCGATCTGTAAAGACTTCGTGGGATTCACCGTACAGTGCAACCATACGAGCAAAAATCCAGATGTTCTTAGTGATAAATTCTTTTTGCTTCTTGTTGAGCTTATATTCTTTATTCAAGCCATGGTCGCCATTTTCTGCTTCTATGACATAGAAAAAGTTAGCAAGATCAAGAGCAAACTTAGTCATGAAATAATAATGACCAACCGCACGAAGCAGATTAGCCTTATAAGCTGTTAAAGCTTGACTGATAACAACATCATTGATCGCGTCGCTGATTTCCTTAAACAAGTAATCACCGTTGGTCTTGATGTTCTTAAACAGAATAAGAATGTCTGAAGCGATATTTTTATTTGGAGAAAGCTTAACCTTATGTTTAACTTGACCAATTTCTTTATAAAATTCTTTAATAACTTTTGTAGCTTCGTCACTAGCAGGCGGAGCTACACGGTAAGCTTCTTCAAGAGAAGTGTAGATATCATTAACAGTAGAGATTGCTTCAAGAGAAATCTCCATATCTGTTTCAATATCAGATTTAGAGAAAGAGGGAAGCAGTTTCTTTACGAAGCCTGCGATATTTAATTGCATAACGTTCTCCTATTAAAAGCTTGGTGCGTTATTCAGAGAAAACGCTTTGATGATATCAGCGATATTGTTATTACCCTTATCGCTCATAGACTTGAATGCGTCAAAGGAGTTCTGGCTAAAGCCATCGATATCCTTAACATAAATACTTACACGTTCCCATTCCTTATCAACAACAACGATCATCATCGCAGATGTGTTATTGAAGATAATTTCACGGGTATGTTCATTGGTTAATTTACCACCAATTTGTTTCTGGATGTATGATTCATCTTCTTCAGAGATAACCACGATACTAGAAACGCCTGCCAACGAGATGTTACCGCTCAAAGCAGAATACATACGGGAGTTATTAATACGTTTCATCAACTGGTTATAGTAACCAGTGGGGTCTTTGATCATTGTCTTCTTCTGAGTCTTAATCAGATCAGAACACAAGATGAAATCTTTAATAAAACCGATACGACCAGAAATAGCGTCCTTAAAACGGCTACCAAGTGTAATCTCATCAGAATTAGCTGTCAGGATTTGATCAATCACATCGGCCGGAATAACCATGTTGTCGAGTTTAACAACAACAGGAATAGTAATTTCATCAGAAGCCTTACTGTCATTACCACGAACAGTAAACTTAACTTCCATAACTTTACCAACAGCTGATCCAAGCTTTTCGAAGGTTTCCAATTTCTGTGTAGAATTACCAAGTGAATTGGTAGAATCTTCATCAAAAATAGATTCCATAACAAATGAAGGCTTTTCTGAACCAAGCATTGGAAGCTTATATTTACAATTTTCAAGAGACAGTGTTTTCACATTAAGACTCTCATAGGCTGTATAACCAGAAGTCAATAATGTTTTCATATCACGATCTGGATTAGTTTTATCCAAGATCTTTAAAATACGAACGTCTGACAATTGTGCCGAAAGAATATGCACAGCTTGCAGATAGAAAGCGGCATAGATATTTAAAACACCATGAAGAATGTTATAAAGTTCTTTTGTACCTGTCAGGTTTGACGAGATAAGTGTGATCGGTTCAACTCTAGCGATCTTTGAAATATCGGCTAAAGAGACCGGATCACCCACCGTACCTTTATAGGTTACAACCACATTCCTTAGCATCTCCAGGAATGTCGGTTCACCATTAGCATTTGCCATTTTTTATTCTCCAATGTTTCAATGAGTACTAAATTAATACAAGTTAAATCGGGTGAAATTCAAACTATTTTAAGGCTTAATCATGGCAGATAGTTCCTCTTCTGGTCAAGAGGTTGTATTTAATTCCTCTGTTGATCAAATGTTAGAAAACATGCCAGTTGGTAGCGTAAGCAAAGCTATTGGCAATAACATGTACGGTGTTAACTTTAGACAGACAGGAAACCCTGTTCCTCGTGCTAAAGATATGTATGGTTTCACATTCTTTACGAGACCTCAGTTAAATCTGACTCGAATGAATATCACAAACTATAGGGGTTTTTATAATTTATTAACAGACAACATGACAAGTTATCAGGCATTCACACGTTTGATGCTTGATCCTAGACTACAACATGTTGGTCAATTAATCTGTCCTTTTGCTGATAAGAATAATGCATTTATTCCTATCTTGACAAATAATATTCAGTCTTTATCTGGGTGGCCTGATCTTACTGCTCCTACTTACACTAGTGAAGCTGGACAGTTTGGTGAAGAACATAGCATGGTTGATGGTGTAACTAACCACTTCGAGTCATTTGATTTGGACGTTACATTTAAAAATACAAAGGGTAATCCCTTAATCTATTTCTTCTATATATGGATTAAATACCAGACTCTTGTCTTTGAAGGTATTCTTAATCCGTATATCGACATGATCACTGAAAACGAGATTGACTATAACACTCGTATTTATCGTCTTGTTCTTGATCAACAGAAACGTTATGTAACGTACATTGGGTCAACTGGTGCTAGTTTTCCTATGAACGTTCCGACTGGTTCTCTATTTGACTTTAACGTCGATACACCTTTTAATACAAGAAACACAGAAATAAATATTCGGTTTAAGAGCATGGGATTCTGTGCTTTCGAAGATATCTTAAAACTCGAATTTAACAAGACTCAGGCTATCTTTAATTCAGATATCCGAAATATTCTTAAGCACGATCTTAAAGACAGTATTAGTGATAGTCAAAAAGCTCGTGACGATGGTATGACAGTTTATCGTGTGCCTGGCTGTAACTATGTTAAGATCCCACATTTCTTAGCTATGTCTATGGACACTAGTGTCTTTAGTAATAGTTTCTTTAGTGTTAATCATAGAGCATATCCCTACATTAACTTAGTCACAAATGAACTTGAGTGGTGGGTTGATGAAAGAAGATTTAAACAGTCTAATGAAAAAGACTTTAAGAACATGGTTGAAAAGAACGGACTTCCGTCTAACGATCTACCCTATGACGGCTAAAGGAGTAAAAAAAGATGCCTGATATAACACCCACTAATACACTTAATATCGCAGATGAACTTGATAAGTTAAGTCTGTACAAATATCATCCTAATGGTATTTTAAATGTATCTTTGAATCGTCTTACCGACATGCTTGATGGTAAGGTTGAAATCACAGATCCTTCGAATCCATTTACTTATCTGCTTGAAACCTCTTGTCTTAATACAGCATTTGCTATTCAGGAGTATACTCTTCTGACTCGTAAGCTTTATCCACGTCTTGCTAATACAGAAAAAGATCTGTACATGCATATGTCGGATTATGACTATCTTGGTATTTTCTCAGAACCTTCATACGGGACTGTGAAGTTCAATATCCTGTTTAATGATTTTAAAACAAAGGCTAAGTACGATCCTGTTCAAAAGGAATACGTTCTGAAGCTTCCTCGTCATCTTAAATTAACTGTTGATAAGTATATCTTTACACTTACCTCAGCTATTATTATCCGGTTGACAGAAACAGGTGTTGTTGATGTTAAGTTTGAAAATCAAGACTTCAACAATATCTTTCCTGTTGAAACAAATTACATTAACTTTAACTTCTATAGCGTTAATCAAAACGAGACGTACATTACGTTTGATTTGAAACTTCCTGAAGTTGATATTGAACCTGTAGAAATTCCGCTTGAAAAGTCTAAGCTCTTTAAGGGTTCTATGACTTTCAATCCGAAGAGAAAGTTCTATTACTTCCGTGCCTTCTATATGAAGGATGGTATTTGGAATGAGATGCTCATTACACATACTGACGAAGTTTACGATATTTACAAACCAACATGTATTGTTAAAGTTCTTCAGAATGAAAACTCTGTAGAATACTACGTGCCACCTGTTTATGTCAATAGCGGGCAGATTGATTCCAAGGTTAAGTTCTTGGTTTACACCACGAATGGTTATATTAATGTTAACTTCAATGACTTTGTAATTGGTAGCTTCTCTAGCGAATACAACCCTGTGTTCCCGGATGAAGAACTAGATGACCAAACAGAACCTCTTCAGTTGATCAGTAAGGTTATCTTTATTAAAGATAAGATCGTCGGTGGTCGAGATAATCTCACCTTTGATCAAATCAAAGAAGCTGTTATCAATAACAGTATCGGTGATCGTCAGCTCCCGATTACAAATAAACAAAAAGAGTATTCTGTCATTCAGAATAACTTTAAACTTATCAAAGACGTGGATGTGGTTACTAACCGTGTCTTCCTTCTTGAAACAGATATTCCTAAGGCTAACACACGTTATCCTATCACTAAGTTCAATCTTGACATTATTGAATTCAAGACAACTATTTCTAACCTAAAGAATAATGGTAACAATGTTGTTGATGTTAATTCTAGCGTTACGATTATTCCCGAAGGTTCTATCTTTAAGTTAACGACAGATGGTCTGTCAATGTTAACTGAACAAGAATATAATCAATTAACTAGCTTGTCTGATATTCAATTGGCAACCGAAGTTAATAACAATGTTTATCTTTCAACGATGTATCATTATGTTCTTGATACATCTTCAAATGAAACTCAACTTAGACCTTATGAGGTTTCTAATCCCACTGTTCCGCGTATTAGCTTTAAGGAGTTTAATGCGACAGGTCGAGTTGGTGTCAATACAACCAATACAGGTATCACTAAGACTAACGAGGGTTACACACTGAATGTCTTAGCTAATCTGAAGAAATACGTTAACACTATCAATGAAACGAATGTTAAACCATATCTTGTCTTTACGGATAAGAATAATAGTCGTTTCTTCTTGGAAAGTTCTCTCTTCACCGAGATCAATAATAATCCGGTCTATAAATTCAATATCGAAACAAACTTCTATATTGATAAAAATAACCAATTGAATGTCACTAACTTTAGAGACATCAATAATAATCAAGCTAATATCTTCATTGACTTGGATTCTACCTTAGAAATCATCTATATCAGTAACACAATTCCTCCGGCTTATGTATCCGGTGAATTGGATAACTATATCTTTAATAGTTACCTTGGTATTGGTAACTGTGTTGTGACACTTGAAGAAATCAAGATCAACTTCTGTAGCTATCTTAAGTATCTTTATAACCAAATTCATAGCAGCACTGGTTCTTACGAGTATCAGACTTATGATGAAGACGTTCCTTTACGTTACACATCACATGTTTATAACAATGCTAACGCACTTATACATGCTGTAAATGATATTGTTCATGATGATAACAACGAGGTTGTATTTAAACATCGTAAGGGTGACATTGTACTTGATGCAAATAATAACCCTGTCCCTATTAATGCGCTTGAATTAACTCGTTATCTTAATTTGTTGTTTATTGACTATCGTGCTCAATTGGCTACAAAGAAGAATACAGTTGATTATAGAAAACAAGTTAAGTCTTATCTGACTGAAAATATTACAACAAACGCGGTAAGTGTTCAGAATCAACTTCTGGAAAACACCGAAGCCTATGTTGTTGTTCCTAAGAATATTAATCTGACTACTGTTAAAACACCCTATCGCACAATAAATATTTCTTGTCTACAATCATTTATTTTCGACGTGAATGTTTCTGAAACAGTTTACAACGATGTAAATATTCGTGACAATATTGAATATACAATTATTGATGAAACTGATAATTATTTATCAGCTAACACAACTTATAGCAGAACAGCTTTGCTTGACATTCTGTATAATAAGTTAAAAGAGTATGTACGAAGTATTAGTATTCCTAAGTTTACTGAACTTAATGAAGAGTTTATTGAGCTTGTGAATACAAACTATCGCATCAGTCTAAATAAGGTTTTAACTGTTGATACCGACGGTTATGATCTCAAAGAAGACATTGTTGTTAATTTCGTTAAGACGTAAATAAGATATCCAAGAGAGGGAGTGATCCCTCTCTTGGACTCTTTATGATTAGTACTTGATGTAACTTACAGTGTCAAACTTTTCACTTGTAGAAAGATCTGGCAATGCAAAAACTGTTGACTGATCAACTGGGTCAACTGCTGCAATTGTGCCATCGTAATAAGGAGAATAGTCATTGAGACCATCAAGAATAGGAGCACTCCAAACTGCTGCAGAAGTAGCACCAGGTTGTAAAACACCGCCGACTGAATAAATTCTATTTTTAGTAGCAAAAATAGAATGATAGTAACCAGAAAATGGTAAAGTTGCACCAGATGTCCATCCACCTAAAGTACCATCTTCATTTATATTAGCTGACCAAATAACAGTTATATTAGAACTACCATTTGAACCAGTGATTAAATATACACGATTTTTAGTGATAAAATTTTGACTATAGGCAATGTTGACAGGGAATGTCCCTAAACTAACCCATGTCCCTATTAAACCATCATTATTAATCGTAGCTGTATAATAATTAGGTGTAACACTACCACCAGCGTTATAACCACCACAAAGATATATACGATTCTTGGTGATAAATACAGCAGCACTATGAACATTTATAGGTAAAGCTGTTGAGGTACTCCATGTACCTAATGTGCCATCGGAATTGACGGGGGCGGTATAAACATAAGAAGTTGCTGAATTTCCGTCAGAAGTACCAATCAAATAAACACGATTCTTAGTAACAATTGCCTTTGACCAAGCTCGACCAGCAACTAAATTTGTTCCGCTTGACCAAGTGCCTAAAGTACCGTCAGCATTAATCGGAGCTGTGTAAACACTACCGCTAATAGCTCCGTTCCAACCGCCAATTAAATGTACTCTATTTTTAGTTACAATGGCTTGAGCATAAGCAAAATTGCCTGGTAATATATTTGTTTGTGTGGTCCAAGTGCCAAGAGTACCATCAGCATTGATAGGCGCAGTATATACTGATGTTGTGTAAGAATTAGCAGCAACACCACCTAGTAGATAAACGCGATTTTTAGTGACAATTGCTGATGATCCGTGTAATGTTACTGGTAAATTGGTACCAGCAACCCAACCAGTAATATCTGTAGTTTGTGCTGTATTAATCTGATACTGTTGTTCCCAAGGACGACCAGATCCGGAAACTGTATAATTAATATTATCTTCAGTGTAATATGCAGAATAATCGTTCATACCACCAGAAATATTTGCTATATAAACTGTAGAAATACCATATCCACCTAAGGTATAAAGTTTATTCTTTAAAGCTAAAGCATATGACTGTGCCAATGCACCTGGCATGGATGTACCAAGTACCCATGTACCAATAGTACCATCAGCATTGATAGGCGCTATCATAACTGTAGAAACAGGTGATCCAGCAGTGTTAGTTCCACCAAGTAAATATACACGATTTTTGGTAACATAAGGTGTTGCTGTCCAAACAGCGATAGGTAATGAATTAGATACTAAACTCCAAGTACCTAGTGTACCATCGCTGTTAATTGTAGTAGTATAGATTTTAGAGAAAACCTCTGAAGCATTTCTACCACCACAAAGATAAACACGGTTCTTAGTTAAAACAGTTGCAGCACAATAAAAACCTTCAGGCAAAGCAGTGCCTGATGTCCAAGCACCTAAAGTACCGTCGCTATTAATAACAGCATAATAAACAGTGGCGACATAAGAATTTCCAGAATTGCCACCAGCTAAATAAACCCTACTGTTGGTGATAATTAAATGAACATTCGAAATAGCTGCTGGTAAGGCTGTGCCAGTAGTCCAAGTACCGATAGTACCATCAGCATTAATAGGTGCTGTATAGACAGTTGTCACAGAGTTATTACCATCTGTGCTACCACCAAACAAATATATACGGTTTTTAATTATAGTTACTTGTGAGTAACACAAAACACCAGGTAAAGCTGTCGCTGTGGCCCACGCGTTTAAACTACCATCAGCTTGAATTGTGGCAGTGTACACCGCTGAACTAGCCGAAACACCTGCTATAAAACCACCAATAACATAAACACGATTCTTGGTAACAACAGCCTGAGCTGTAGAAAGATTAGCAGGTAAAGCTGTTCCAGTAACCCAACCGCTTATATCAGAATTTTGTGTTTCATTGATATTGTATTGTTGCTGCCATGGGCGGCCAGAAGTAAAGTGTTTCTGTTTACTAAATCTGTCACCTATAATGGCATATAAAGAACTATACGTTGTTTTACTAATCTCAGCGCCGTTACACTTCAAGAAACCGCTAGGTGTGGTAGCGTAAGGTTTACGAATAATATCACCAACAGCAATACCAGAAGAAGAACTTAGTGTCAGATCAACATACTGTTTAGTAACAGCCTGCATGTTACCAACAACAGAACCATTAAATGTAAGGAAACCAGTTAAAGTTCCACCGGATAAACTTATTCCATCGTTGATTCCATAACCAGCTAATGTCGTGGGTTTGTTAGTTGTTATCTTATCCCAACTAACATTCGTGATATCGTCAGAAATTAATACCGATCCACCTGTGACGCGACCTTTGGAGTCAACCGATGGTTTAACATAGTCACCAGCAGTAATACCAATAGGTGCTAAATTAATTGTTGAGGAACCTGCTGGTTTTACAATATCACCAGCAAAAGAAGGAAGACGTGCCGAAGGCAGTGTACCAGTTGTTAAATTGCTTGCGTTAAGATTAACCATCGACGAGTCGACGTACTGCTTAGTCGCAGCTTCAAGAGGTTCGCTCGGGTTTCCAGCAAGAATCAGAGCACCAGTCAATTGACCACCGTTAAAAGTGAAACCTCCGGTGCTATTACCACCGTTCGAGTAAACTCTAGCTCTCATGTTAACTCCTTATGTTGGATAACTGTATAAAAAAGAAATGCTGTGTTTTAAGGTCAAATGATGCAATAACAAGAGAGAGGATAAACCTCTCTCTTGTCCTTTTTTAGTCTAAGAATTCAATCAATTCAGCAGTCTTATCAAAGCAATTATCTTTAGTTTCAATGATGGCTTTTAGACGACCAATAACTTCAAGTTTAAAAGCCATATCATCATAACCATTAATAAATTCGATAGTCTCTGCATTCAGTTCAGTTTCTTGACGCTGAACAGCAGTAAGACCGGAATAATAACGTTCAAGATCTTCTTTATAACGATTTAGATTCTCAATAGCAGATTTACCATACTGAACTAAACCTGACAAAGAAAGTTCGTTCTTAGCCGGAAGATAACTAACAGTGTTATAAAGATCACTCAGTGTTTCACTATAATAGATAGCACTGAACATATCAATTAAAACACCATTATATTTTTCATATTCAAGCTTGGAGTCATCCATATGAAGAATAACATCCATCTTTTCAGTATAAAGATCGACCAAACGGTTTTCTTGATTTTGTTCCTGAGAAACAAATGCTTTATATTCCACAACTGTCGGAGGAACATTTTTAAATACCTCAGCTTTACCAGATACCATCGAAGTAAAAGCCTGGAAATAATTAACTAAAATCTCAACCATTGGAATATGATTTTCAATTAAAGCTTTCAGATCATATAACTTATCAGAAATATCTAAACTCAGTTTGTGTTCAATATTTGCATTAAACACTTTATCCATCAGTTCCTTATTAATAATAGAAGGAGCCGAAGTTAATTTAGCTTGTTCTACCTTACCGATTTCAGGTAACATGGTAAAGACTTCCATCGCAATACCACGATCTACTCGCGGCATAGTAGCAATGTTATTCTTTAACACAAGCAAGTTAAACATAGTGTTCACTTTTTCAAGTGTTTCCTTTGAGAAACGCTGAACACTAAACTGTTGACCATTTTTCTTGGCATCAGTGATAACGACATTCTCTGTAGCAATACCAGCGTCTTCCGGAGTTTCTACATTAGTCACGTTATCTTTGATGTCGTCAAGGATATCACCTAAGCTCATGGTTTACCCCGCTAAAACAGGTTGAGCAATAGCGCCTTCTTGTCCACTATCTGTAACCATTTTGCTTTTGACTTCTGAAGTCAAAGAACGGAATACATCAGACATATAGTTTGCATTATTAAGAATATCACCAACAGCGCACATATATGTCACATCGACATATCTAGGCAGGTTAGAAATATCATCAATAACAGAATTCGGACAATCGCGGAAGAATGTTGCCGGAGGATTATACGCCACCGAAGCACGCCACAAAGTGAGATCGCCGATCAGTTTTTCAAGAATAGCGACTTGATCTTCACTCATGAATGAATACATATTCAGACTCCAAACAACTTCATCAACGAAGCGTTTGTGATTCAGAATAAATAGACGGACATTGTCTTCGTCAGCAGGCATCAAAGGAAGAGAATCAGCAATCGCTTTGGCAAGCAAAAATACTTCACCCTTTTGCAATGAACGCTGGTTGAGAGCATTCAGCTTGTTTGAAAGATCTTGAGAGAATTGGTACATGTTTAACTCCTTAGTTTACCTTAAGTTGTTGTGCTTTGACAAAGAGAAGATTGTTGAGATTATTTTCAATGGATTGCTGTAATCCAATATAGTAATTGTTGTTCCTGTTACTGGACAACAAGATATCTGCAATATGACTTCTGACATCTTTGAAGTACATCGATTTCTCTATGACTTCATTGATAAAGATAAACTGAGATAACAAATCTTTAACCAACTCTTCAGGAAGATTAATGTTCTTAAGATTATTAACAATTGAATTCTTAACACGATTATAACGTTCCAGTGGGAAATCATAAGTCATCGTGCTAGAATCACTATTATAAAGAATAACGATAACAGCCATCATAACAATAGCTCCAGGCACCTTAAAGAAAGCCAGGAAGAAAATGCTAAGCAACATATCAATAAACAAAAGAATGCTATAAGTCATACGGTTATTATCACGGACTAAACCATAACGACGATTCAGTTTATTCAAACCACTGACAAGTTCTTTACCCATATTAAACCGAGCAGCGAAGCTATCTGCTAAGTTTTCAAAGTTGGTTTCGTCATATTTAGAATTACCCATTTGAGTTTTAATTTCATCCAAATAAGCAAGCGCGACCTTACCATAGAAGTCATTAACTTCCTTGGAATTAGTAACACTGATTTCTTGGAACTCTTTTTGAGTAAAATGTTTCTTAAATGTATAAACAGCCTTATCGGGATTATTGTTATTCATCTCGTTAAGGATATCAGCAATAGTTGAATTGGTTGTTTCAAGTTTGTGATGGTATTCTAAACCACCAAAAGCATGACCAAGTTCATGGAGAATGATTGCAGTCAGTTCAGCCGGCTCAATTTCTGATTGACGCAATGCAAAGAAATCAATAATCAGATAGTGTTTAATCTCTGAAAGATAACCACCAACCCGAGCATTTTTAAAATCAACATAACCTTTTCGATTATGTAGTTTAGCAAGGATGATTTTCTTTTCTTTCTCAATTTCATTAACATGTTTAAACACATCATTGAACTTGAAAATAGCAGAGAACTTATCACTACCAATATTTTTCATGCTACTTAGATCGGCTAAGTAGTCACTAAAGAAAGGAATGATAGCAGCAGGATAAAAGACATGAAGTTCTTTATCAAATACCACATTCATATTGAAACGATTACAGATCAATGTCTGAATCTCTTTAATATAACCAGACTTTTCAATCAAAGTCTTATTGTCCATATAGATATTGTTCTCAATTTCTTTATAGACGTATTCTATCTTTTCTGTAAGCTTCTGAGGAAAAGTATCATTATTCTGATACTTTATCATCTCCTGTGAAATCGTTTTCATAGAAACCTTTGGCCGGAAATAATTAATTCAAAAAATGAACGAAACTAGTAAGAAAAGACTACCAGAGGGTATTTCCCTCTGGTAGTTAATCCCATCAAAAAGGAGAGAGAAAACAAGGAAAACAACTCTAGCCGCCACCAGATCAATTCACTGCGCCCGCAAAAACACACTGAATCTACAGTCTTCCCAAATAATTACTACTCATCCAGGTATTTATCGATCTCAAGCATATTAGGCATACCGAACATTACATGAAAATATTCCAGCATGTTCGCGTTACCTAAACAAATACTTAAGTTCATTTCTCTAAAGGTATCCTCTCGAACACCTTCAATCTTAATAATTTCATTAACACAAGTTTCTTTAGATACATTACCTACTTGTGTACAAGAAGGATATGCAGCTGTGGCATCCTGGTCACAAACAACACCACGCATGTTAGTTACAACATCCGGATATTCTTCAAGACACTTAAGACCTTCGGCTAATAATAAGTTCTGAGGAAGAAGTTGAATCCAACCTTTTAAGTCAAGAGTATTATACTTCTTGACATCGTATTCATCGTCTTCTTCTTCATCATCATCTGTTTCTATACTATCTGCTTCTAACTCTTCTTCTGGTTTAGCTTGTTTAGGAACAGTACCAATAACACGATTACGTTCTAAACCAAATAAGAAAAGTGCATCAACAATCTTTTTAGGATTCGAATTGAACTTAGCAAAGTCAGTAATCGCTGCAAAGGAAGGAAGTGAACTTTTCAAATCCTTAATCTTCTCGTCGAGTTCCAACATTCCGAGACAATCGTAAAAGTTATAGACAATATATTCAACAGGATAATTTTCCTGCATAAAGATATGCCACTTTTCTCCTGAATAAGCGTCAGCTTCTTTAAACTTTAACTTGCCACCGATCTCTTCTTTCTTGAGAATAGCATCAAGTGCGTAACTAGGTTCTTCTTGTTTAGCCATACGAAGTTGACGATAAACACACATTGCGTCAATAACGTAGAACTTAGAAGTAGATGTAAGAGTATGCCACTGAAGAGATGGATTAATTGGTTTAACCACACCAGAGGCTGTAACTTTCTTTTTGATACCTTGTTTATATCGACAAATACGATATTTACGAGGAACAGATTTATCACAGATAACATCAACAGGATTGACGTTCTTTTCTTTAAGACGTTCTAGAATTCGCGGTATGTCGAAGTCCATGTTCCAAATTGCTAGAAAGTCAGGACCCCACTCATTTGCAACTTCAAAAACATCTGTTAACAAATCAACTTCATTATCAAATGTTCTTACAGTGATATCAAAATCTTTATACTTAGGGATATAGTAATCAACTGCGTCATGAACACGTTTATCAAGATTACTAACATTCTTAACAAACCTACTTAGAACAGACGAGTGAATTCTATTACCAAAACAAATGGTGGCAATAATAACTTCTCGAGTAGCAATATCTGTTTCAATATCGAATGCAGAGACTTTATAATTCGATTGAACAAAATCATTGCGTTTTAAACTTGTATACTTAATCAATGATGTTGACGTAATGTCATAACCATAGACATAAGGGGAATTTTTAATCTCATCGGGTTTGCTAGCCATCCAAGGTGAACCAAGCAAACCAGCGACAGCTTTGTTAATGTCAGACTGAATGACATCCTGTCGCATAAGACGATCAACTTCTTCAAACTCTTTCTTTTCTTTATGATTACGAAAAGCTTGTTGCGTTACCCAAATAGGACGTTTAAAGTCTTTTGTTAAAAAAGTTTGTGGTTCTGTTGATCCATCTGCATAAGTAATTTGCTGCTTTACGTAATGCATATCTTCCCGGAAGTCTGTCCTAGGGATATGTATTGCAAAACGTATTTCTTTCTTTACAATGTCTTTAGCCATATGTCACCTATGTTAGAACCAGACCTGTTTCACAATCTATTATTAAAGTATAGGTATCATACTTATCGAGTTTTTCACTTACTCTATTTAATATTCTTTCTTTATTTAAATTCATTTGTGTTACTATAATAGAAGTGGCTGCTAATACATCAGCAATTTCTTCTTCTAATTTTAATATATTTTTATCTTTAGGTTTAATGATAGTCTTACAAGTGATATGTTGTAGTTCACCACACTCTTCAGCTAACTTAACTAGGTTAAAAGTTTTACTGAGTTTCTTCATCTATAAACTCTGTTCATCATCAAATGACCTTCAATATCAAATACTTCATATTCAAGACCATTGTAAACAATCTTTAATTTATCTTTAGCTTTAGCTTGGACATGAAATCCATTTATATGATATTCTTTATTTACAATATTAACTTGAACAGGGGTCTTATTGGTGACATCAGACGACATCTAAAGCCTCCTTTGTCCACTTAACATGGTTGCGATAGTACACAATCCAAAATGCAATGTTCATTGGTAAAAAACCCCAGGTAGCTGTGGTAACAATCCAAACTAACCAAAAGAACTGATTAAACAAACCAAGTAACCATGCCTTAGGATGTTTATTTCCAGTAAGAACAGCCATGTAAATTGTTATAGCGCTAAGTATCCATGGCAGTATAGTCTCAATGAACCACATGAGAATCTCCAATTTATAATCATCCCATTTCTATAAAAATAAAAAAAAAAAGAAGAGACTTCGGTCTCTTCTTAGTTTATTGTTAAGCGCTATCTTCTTTACGCCGTTTAAATTCGCAAAGACTTATTACGGTCATGGTTTCTTCCAAATCCAATATATCCTGGTGTGATTTACCATCTAACTTGTCATACCAGACAGTTAGAAATAATAAAAACATACCACCGGTTAACAAGGACATAAAGATAAAATAATATCCGTAATACATCAAAGCGGTTTCAATCAAGTAAAACATTGACACAACTCCTTTCTGTTTAAGTCAGATACTATATATGTTATTCAAAAAATTCCCATTAACTTACTTCATCAAACTTCTCACAAAACTCGTCAGTGTTTCTAACATATACATCATTAGGTAATAATAGTCTTATAATAACTGCTCTAAACTTAGTAAACCAACTTTGTTTTTTGGTATATATAATAGCTTTTTCATTTCTACGATCATTATTACAATCTGTACAAATAGTTATAACTTCATATAAATTACCATGTTTTTTATTACGGTATGACATCTTATTCCTTTTCATGAAAAGATACCACTGGATCACCAGTGGTATCTTCTTTAGTCCGGAATATCCGGAGCTTTAGGTTTAGCATTTTCAAGATCTTTAAGAACCTGTTCATTAACACGATTCTTTTTCTTATCTACTTCATCAACAACACGAAGCATCTCGATAATTTCAAACTTAGGACGATTCAAGAAATCATCAAAAGACATTCCTAGTTTCTTCCCAAGTTCTTTCATGATAAATGTAGAGAGATAACCATCCCAAAGAAAATCTTTAAGATAGTTCTCAGCAGGATTAAATTGAACTAGAGCTAACGGATTACTTGTAGTTGTGTGGTCACAAATACCAAATGTTGTCTCGTAGAGTTCAATAAAGAGCTGACGGCCGTAGACATAATTCGGGATCTTAGAACTTTTAATTGTTGCTAAGGTTTCTCGAATAAATCGATCGAAATCGACTTGATGACCAAAGCCGTAACCAGCTATATATCTTAGACTTCCCTCTCCATTATTTTCGAGATACGGAGAGTAATCAATGTAAAAAAAAGGTTCATTACGTCCAGAGGAATGACACTGGTCATATGCTCAGCAACGTTCTCATCATTCTGAGGAAATCCACAGTTAGGACACTTATAGTCAGGAATACCTACCAGACCAATCGTCGTACTAGACTTGAACTCAAGAATCTTATTTGTGATAGATGTACGAAGTGTATCGTCAGCCGAGAAGACTTCCAGCACTTCATTAATCGTAGGACGATCTGTGATAATGTTTTCATCAATTTCGATGTAATCGATGAAGTGACTAAATTGACGCAGAATCGAAGAACGAACATATTGATCAAGAAGTTGAGTCTTAGCTTCAGCCTCGTCACCTTCTTCAACAATAAATGAATCAATAGCAGAATTGATCTTGTTAACCCATGTCAGACCGTCTGCAGTATATTCAGCAAATGTCGGAATACGAAGTTTAAACTTGATCGATTCATTAACCTTAAATTCTGTACTGGACACACGAACATGTTCAGCAATAAACTTACGATAATGTTCGGCTGTAAGTGTATTAGGACGATTCTCAGTCATGATAAGCTTTTGTGCTTCGGTCAGACTGTTATTGTCAACCCACAACAGCTTACACATGTTAAGAACAGCCTTAACAGCGTGAGTACATTGTTCAACGTTGTTTACACAAGCCCGCTGATAATCAAACCCGTTAGGATAGATAGTTGCAGCAAATCCCCATGCGAGAATAGGGAAATCATGTATAAGTACATATTTGTCCAGGTCATTTTTAGTAATGTCCTTATTGTTTGTATTGTGCACATGTTTCATGATGAAGTCAAACAACTTCATATTAACATATACAGAGAAGTTGGTCAGTGTCAAACCAAGGGTAGAACGACCAATTGCAATCTTCTCTTTAAAGATTCCATTGTAGAAATCGATAAGATCTTTTTCAGCAGGCGGTTTAATGGTTACCCAAATACCTGAATGCGGAAGAGGAACAGAAAGAACATCACCAAGACCAAGTGCTTTGGAAACTTTAAGAACAGCCATAGCACCCTTAAGTTCACCATCAGCTTGTTTCATTTTAAGCGAACTAATAGTTTTCAATTCGCCTTCTTTGGTTTCTACACCTTGATCAAAACGAGAATTTTCATCGAAGAAACGATCTTGATAAATACCACCAGGAGTCTGGTAATCAATACCTTCTTCATTAATCTTTCGCCATTCTTTAAGATCAGGACGATTACCATCAAGTTCAAGATGCTTAAATTCCTGGATCTTTTTATTAAAGTTTAATACTCCCAAAGATGGAAGAGAAAATCTCCAGACAAATTTGGTTGGATCATAGTTATCACTACTCCAGTCAGAAGTAAGTTTTGCGTTAGGCTTCTTGACTGTTTGTTGTGGAACAGGCTCTTGCACTTGAGGTTGTTGATCTACGACAGTATCTGGTTCAGCTGTAACTGTCGTAGATTGTTCTACAGGCGAAGCTTCAGGTTCAATATTAAAGGTCGGTTCATCTTCACCGGGATTAGCCGGCAAAGCGTCAATTGGTTCAGACATTTTCATCACCTTTCTGTTCTGCACCAGCTGGAGGTGTTGCAGATTCAACCACATTTACAGGAATGATTTCAGTGACAGTCATCATCAAATCACCCAGTGTCGGAGTGATAAGTGTAGCCAATTCAGAGAACAACGATTGGTATTGAATAGCGATACGATTATAGTTATTGAAATCAGTCATCGTTTCAATACGACCTGACAAATGTTCATGAAGAACACGAATGTCTTTAACCTTGAAACTAAAGTTATTGATATCGCTAAAGAACAATTCAACAACTTTATTAAAATGATCTGCCTTATCACCCAAGTTTTGGATAATCGCAGGGTTAGTGATAACTTCTTGAACTTGTGCAATAAATTGTACAATCTGACTACCGAGATCTTCTTTTAGCTTATTCAGATCTTCCCAAGAATATTCAGATGTTTTCAAGAATTCTTCGTCATGAGAAGTATCTATGCTGAAGCCAGTTTGAATAGCATGGTCAATTTCTCTAACAATTTGTTTCTTTTCTAATTTATCAGCGTTCATTTTAGATACCCATGAAAAGTAGTGTGGTGAAATAATCATATAATACGAACATATAGTAAAAAAACAAAAAAGACTGGAGGGTAAACCTCCAGTCCTCTTATAACGATGGGTTGATCATGCTTTGCAATAGACGATTGTATCTTGTCGTGTCGTTCATAAATAGAACAGCACCTAAACGTTCCCGAAGGAAAGTATTGTAATCAGCTTCTGCCTCTGAATAGCTTTCCAGAATGCTTTTGAACATACCTAGATCCTGACCAGATGCAAGATAACCACTGTTGACAGGGATGATAAGCTTATTGTAGATGTAAGCCTTAGCAGCTAATACACAAGCCATACTAACATCTTTATAACTTCTTGGTTGAATATTATTTAAGTTGCTATCATTCTCTAACAGAACTCTTAGACCAAAGTTTGTAAGAACACGGAAGTTAGCATAAACAAGAATAGTATTGTAACCAACAATTTCTAAATGTGCGTTACTGAGAACACCTGATGGTGAAGCAGCGCTACCGATACGGTTAGCTACATTCATAACAGGATTCTCTTGCATGTAACCAATATTACCAAAACTATTACCAGATAACCCACCTTGACCAAATACACCAGCACCAGGCATTAGCGTAATATTCAAAGCAGAGATGATCTCTTTGTTCATTGTCAATTCAGGAGGAACCTGATAGACCGTATAAAAGTATTCATAGAAGCTAGGTTGAATATTATTTAACGGGATAATTAATTCAATACCACCCGTGATATTCATATCGATCAAAACTCTCTTACGAAGAAGCTTGCGTAAGATTTTATCATCAACGGTATTCAGATTAACTGTCTCAGGTGCATCATCAATTGTAAATGCAGCATGCAATAGTTCTTGAGGAATCTGGTGTGTAATCTCGTTGATAGAGTAAATTAAAGCATTCATCTCTATGTCCTTAATGTTATTAATCAAAAAATGATCCAGTAGCGAAAGCTACTGGATCATCTTATAAGTTATTGCTGTGCAGCTTCAGCTTCAACAGGCTGTTCAACAACAGATTCTGCCGGAGCAACTTCTTCAGCGACTTGAGTTTCTACAACAGGCTCAGCTTCAGAAGCCGGAAGTTCGTAGTCTTCTTCGTCGTCCGGATGTTCTGCATTACGCATACGTTCCAGAACTTCAGGAGACATAACCTTTTCCAGAACACCTTCCAGATAAACCATACCGGCCTTATCCTTGGTATCAACGAAGACAGAGAAGTCAGGTTCCTTACCTTCCTTAACAGCCTTGATGATCAGCTCAGCGATGTCAATGATCAGAGCAGCATAGCTGGTAGCAATGCGCAGACCACTAGACTTCACAATGTGGTAAGAGATGAGAGTCTTATTCTCATCAAGAGCCTTAATTTCACGGATGATATCCGGATAAGACTTGATCTTGTTCCACGTCGCTTGACCAATGATGGCCTTGAAGTTCGGAACGAACTTGTTGAAGATGCCGTTGGAGTCAGCATAAACCTTCAGGTTACGACCGGTCAGACGACGGATGGTGTCATCCAACGTTGACGAACGGACCCAATACCACAGACTCAGGACAGAGTTGAACTTGCCGATGTGCTTGTAGTTGATAACCTTCAGGTAAGCAGGATCAAAGATCTTGCCAAGACGAGTTTCCGACTGAATGCTGATATTGATGTGGTCTTCACCTTCCTTACCGAACTTATTCGGATTATTAAAAGGAGCGGTAGCGCGAAACTTCTTACGAAGATCCTTAAAATCCATTTTCTTTTGTTGAGCCATTTTAAATTACCTCATGCTTGTTTAAAAAACAATTTGTTAACGATCGCAAAAATATACAAAGCCAGCAAGAATTTATTGTTTTCTAGGAATGATTGTAAGTCCTCCATGGAGTTAAACAAAAAGTCATCGATTGCTTCACGGTTAATAATCAAGTTCTGTTTTGTGACAGTGCGATTAACCGATATCAATGACAGTATGTGTGATGTAAAAGCTTCGGTATCATTATATGTTACTAAGCTATAAATTTTTACTATGTCCAGATAAGAGAAACACTCTATCAAGAGTTCATTGCGATAACCAATTTCTTCAGCGACACCTTTTAAAGATTGTGCAAGAAGAAGGGTTGTGCTAGTTAACCCTTTCTCTTTAAGAAATCCAGCCATTGCTGGAAAGTTATCATTTTGCTGCTCAAGCAAAATAAGAATGTTGTTGTCATCCATATTTATCTCACTTCTTCTTGGAGAGCCAATACGGAACATACTTATCATAGTACATTTCGATTAGATCCATGGTTGAAAGGAATGGGATAGGATGGTCGTATTGATTAAACGTCCAATAATCCCGTGTGTTAAGCAGAACCTTCCAGTCATACTCTTTGCCAAGTTTCTCGTAGAGAGCTTTGACATCAGGTACTTCAAAAGGAAGATCTTTGTAGTACGTCTTAATCTGGAGAAGATCAGCGGTGATCTTAACTGCCCGACGAAGCATTGGGTCAGTATCCAACAAATTACGAATTGTAGTACGTCCTACCTTAACATCAGGATATAGAATCATGTTATAAGTATCGCGGCTACCCTCAATACCAAAACGGTCATGATCTTTTACATAATTAAATTCAGTCAAAGACGCAAGAACACCTTCAGTCTGAGAAACAACCAAGTCAAAACTATAACCACTAGGACCCGACTTATTACGGATCAGCTTAATAGTAACCAAGTTAAGATCGAAACTACCTTCATCGACACGTTCACGAGTCTTAGGGTATTCCGGACCTTTAGTGGTTTGATTATTAAAGACAGACGAAGACATTGTCTGCCAAAGCAAATTAGACAGATAAAGAAACTTACCAGCTACACCCTTAACAACTTCACCAGGCTTCATATGTGGAAGCTGTCGAACAGGTATAGAAGCCATAGGGCCATTACCCATCGGAATATCTTTACCGATATGAGCGGTCATAATGATATAGTGCGAAGATGCATTACAAACTGGAGGAATCTCCATCAATAAACGCGTCTTAGCCAAACCACCACGCATATGAATTGTATTACCACCACTGTCTCCGATTTCATTCTTGTTCTGAATTTCTTCGGTATCGGCGGTTGTAAATTCTGACACACTGTCAAGATCACCAAAGGAAGGAAAAATTGCCATGATCGGCTTATTATCCTTATCCATAAAAGGTGTCTCAAGGGTATAGTTTTTTGCATTCTTAATCTTCTCATTTCGTAAGAAGTCTTTCAGAAGCTTAAACCACTCATTCCCAAGGTGATAAGTTTTATCTGTAATACTCCAAGCACCTTCTTTAACCAAGTCGATGTCTTTGAAGATTTCAAACTTACGAGAGAGATCAAGACAGTGTTCAACGTCAATGTTGATTTCAGTGTCGTAAGTATTGAGATAAGGAAGGAACCCAGATGCCGCTGCTTTGCTTGCAGCAGATAACATCATGTAACGAGCAATCTTAGACTTATAGGTGTTGCCTTTACCCATCACAGCGGTGAAGACACTAAGTCCGCCATTCATAATGTTTTCACCGCGTTTGCCGCGAATATAACGACCAGTCGGAATATCTAATAAAGCACCGACATTATAAAAAACTTTACAAGGATCAACCTCTTCAAAGGCCGGCTTGTTCTTAAACATTACTTGCATTTTTATCTCCAAGTTTCTATCATCCAATTAGGGATTTAGTATTTTTTAATGTCCATGGTGGTTTGTATTACCACCATCGTCAATAATACTACCTGTAGCATGAATATTTCCAGTGACATCAAAATTACCTGTCATAGAAACATTGCCTTGAGTTTTTGTATTACCTGTAGTGTTAACATTACCTTTGATATTAACATTACCTTCCAGATTAATTGTTGGTGCTTTAAGATTAATAACTTCGCCAGCTGTTCCTGAGATTTCTTTTAAAGCATTTACAACAAACTTATCTTTTTGACTATCTAGCATGAAGGTATTACCCTTCTTGTCTTTTAATGTAAATGTACCAGCTTTGGTATCTATTTCGATATCATATTCTGTATATTCACCGTCATTCATAGCGGTATGAAATTTGACAGATTTTTTCTTTGTATCAACTTCTAACCAATAGCTAGTTGTTTTATCAAAAGCAGAAATACCGGACTTAATATTTCCGAAACCATAAAGAACAGTTTCTTGTCTACGAAGTTCTACTTCACGGAAAATAGTTGTCCAGTAATATTCATCGACATCACCAAACTTAAATAATACAACAGTTTCATTAGCAACAACGTCAGGCGCGGTAAGACGATTACTTTGTCCAAAGGCTAACCATTTAGCTTTGACATAGTTCGTTGATTTCATTTCACTAGCAAAATTCTTACCGCTTGAATTCTTTAAAGTACCTTCAAACTTTGTCGAAGCATCTTTAATAGAGCCAGCTGGTTGAATGTTAAGAACTTCCATGGGAGAAACCATGATCATATCTGACCCAACTGGTTTATTCTCAACAACAATACCTAATGAGTATAACTTTAATTCACTCATGTCGATTCCTCAAGATTAACTAAAAACTCAATAGTATTTACTAATTCTTCTAAGTCATGTTTGAGTTTCATATTAATATCATTCTCTTGAATAATAGGAATGATACGTTTTAAACAGTAGTTAATGTCTTCTGTTGTCTTAAAGTAACCATAAATATTGACAGCAGCAATTTGTCTTTCATCAACTTTACTAACCAAGTTAAAAAGAAGATCTTCAAACGAAACATAATATACATTCATGATGAGCAGCTTATTATGCGGCTCATTAATAATATTTACAAGATTATCAGTAAACGCAAGTGTTTGTACTTTTTCAATAAGTTCCTGATTCTTTGAAGTGGTTTGTATCGGTTTTTTCTCCGAAGAGAAAAGTTTTTTAAATAATTCCAACATACTGTAGACTCCTATTGGCGTTTAACTACAATATGTCACAAGGAATATTTTTTAACATTTGAGGTTAACATGGATAACGTAAATCTTTGTAACGAAGTCATTAAAGAAGCACAACGTCTTGGTCTGAAACAATCAGGTCTAGAAGCTATTCAGACCAATCAAATTTTTGTTGACGCCTATGATAAGAATATGGCTATGCAACGTGCTGCTTTGACAACTATGTTTTTCCGTATCTTGGTGAATGCGAGTTTCCAAGCACCACCTCAAATTAGAATTGCACTGAATTCTGCTAATGACCAGATTAGTTGGCTGGATGATATTAAAATTGTTATTCTTCCATTCGTTGTTGAAAATCAGGATGCTTATTTCCCATGATAGTTATCTCTTTAACTCAAACTGAATTACTTGTTCTTCTTTTAGGTTTTTCTATTTTGATTGCTATGATTATTGGTAATCAGCAATACTGGAAAGGTAAGTTTGAATCGCTTAACGAAGAACGTGGCGATGGTTCTGGATGGAGAGAAGAAGCACGATTCCTTCGTCGTATGGTTAATAAAACTGCAGCAAAAGAAGTTGAGAAAGAAGAATACTAAGAACTAGGAGAGGATATCCTCTCCTAGTTCTATTCTGTTAGTACTTGATGAAGTAATTTAAACCATCGTTCATAAATGAAGCATCTGGTATCTTAAATTTAGCAACAGTGACAAACTGTTCAATTGGCGCAATATCTCCATTGTAATATGGAGAATAGTCATTCAAACCGCCAGCAAAGTTTGCTGTATAGATATTAGAGTTAGTGACGCCAGAAGCGATAGCGCCGCCGATAAGATGTATCTTACCATTAGTGATAACTGCTGAACAAGAATGAACACTCATCGGGAAAACTGTTCCGTATGACCAAGTACCCAGTGTTCCGTCTGCATTGATTGTAGCAATTTGCGAAACATTGGTATTAGAGCCACCTGACAAATAACCAGCTCCGATAATTACCGTGTTTCTACTTGCGATGATAATCGGTGCTTCGACACCTGTAAGTAAAGAAGGACCAGCTGTCCAATTACCTACATTGCCTTCAGGATCAATGGAAGCAGTATAGACGTTAGTAACACCACCACCACCTTGATTACCACCAATAATATAAACGCGATTCTTAGTTACAAGAGCACGGCCTAAATTAGTAGTCACAGGGAAGTTGAAAGGACTTTGTCTCCAACCACCAAGTGTACCGTCGTTATTAATTGTTGCATAATAAACACCTGTTCCTGAACCAGATCCAGAAACAACATATAACTTATTCTTAGTGATAAATACACTAGGATAACTAAAGGCAACAGGAGTTCCTGATACAGTTGACCATGTGCCCAATGTTCCATCAGCATTAATAACAGCTGTGAACATTGTATTAGCACCTGTTCCGCCAATAATATATGCTCTATTTTTGGTAACAACAGCTGTTGTATAGCTTGTGCTACCAGGAAGAACATTACCAAGAGAAGTAAACGCACCTAAGCTACCGTCGCTATTGATCGGTGCAGTGTACATTACCTGACCTGCTGAACCACCACCAACATAAACACGGTTCTTAGTAACAATAGTTGCATGAATAGAAATTGTTACAGCATTGGTTGCTGAAGTTGTCCAGCCAGTGATATCACCGGCTTGTGTAGTGTTAAAATGATACTGTGTTTCCCACGGTTTACCAGAACCAGGATAAGTATAGTTTACAGTATCTTCTGCATAGTAACTTGAATAATCATTGAGACCCTCAAGAATTGGCGCAGAATAAATAGTATTTAAACTTGTAGTATTATAACCACCAAGTAAATATACACGATTTTTGGTAGCTATCAATTGTGAGGCTACCAAATTTGCAGGAATAGATGTTCCTGTGGACCACGTCCCAATTATTCCATCGGCATTAATCTGTGCTTTATAAACAGTACTGGAACTTGTACTAGGCGCACTATTACCACCTAATACATATACAGTATTTTTAGTTACAAAAACTTGATATCCAGCATCATTACCAGGTAATGATGCTCCAGATGTCCAAGTACCTAAGGTACCATCACTATTTATAGGAGCAGTATAGACCGTACTTACCACTGTACCGCCATTATTTCCGCCTAACATATATACACGATTCTTAGTTACAACTGCCTGCGACGCAGATAAAGTAGTAGGCAGATTTCCTTGATTTGACCAAGTACCAATACCGCCATTCGGATAAATATTTGCCGACTGGATAACAGAAGTATGTGTAGATCCGTCTGTTTTTCCACCAAGTAAATAAACCTTATTTCTAGTTAATATAACCTGAGATTGATAAACAGCCGTTGCTAGCGCGGTAGAGGTCGACCAACTATCCAATGTACCATCTGAGTTAATAATGGCTGTATAAACAGTAGAGTTTGCTGAAGAACCGCTATTGCTTGAACCACCAAATATATAAATTCTATTACTAACAACAATTCCAACAGCTAAATAAAGAATAACTGGTAAATTTGTGGTAGTTGACCAAGTGCCTAAAGTACCATCAGCATTGATAGCTGCAACATAAACTGTATTAACTTGAGCATTTCCCGCGCCACTCATACCACCAATCAAGTATGCATAATTTTTGGTGACAATAGCTACTGAATTACTCAAAGTTGTAGGTAATGTAGATGTTTCTGTCACCCAGCCAGTGATATCATCAGACTGTGTTTCGTTAATTTGATATTGTTGCTGCCAAGGTTTACCAGAACCAGCAACCATATAGTTAGTTTCTACTGAATTTGAGTAATAAGAAGAGTAGTCATTAGTGCCACCGGTGATGTCACCCATCCAGCAATTGCCTGACCATGCTGACGCTAACATACCACCTAACACATAAATGCGATCTTTAGTTGCAGTAATATTAAAGTAAGCAGCTGTTGCTTGCAAAGTCCACATCTGCAATTGCCAACCACTAATACTGCCATCAGACCTAATAGTTGCTTTGTAAATATTAGCAGAATGTGCACCACTTTGTAATCCACCAATCATATAAACAACATTACGGGTGACAAATACTTGATGTAAAATAAATGTCACAGGCAACGATGTCTCAGCAATCCATGATCCAATACTACCATCACTGTTTAAATTTGCACTATAAACCGCATTAGACGCGACGCTGTTTTGATATCCACCGAAGATATAAACACGATTCTTAATAACACCAACAGCACTCTGGTATAATGTAAAAGGTAAGCTGGTTTCTGTAGACCAAATACCAAGAGAACCATCTTCCTTAATATCTGAAGAATAAATAACACTTAGAGCTGTTCCGGAATAACCACCAACAACATAAACTCTATTACCATTAATGAAAGCATGTGAATATGCTGTAGCTCCAGGCATAGCCGGACCATTACTCCAAGTTCCGATAGTGCCATCTGCATTAATGTCAGCAACAAAAATATTGTTTGTTGCTGTTGAATTATTAATATAACCACCAAGTAAATATACACGATTTTTGGTTACAACAGCAGTGCTATAAGCATAAACTGTTGGAAGAGTTGTTGCAGCAGCCCAAGCACCAAGTGTTCCATCGGCATTAATCTGAGCTGTATAACCTGTCCCAACATGTGAAGAACCGTTAAACCCGCCATAAACATAAACACGATTTTTCGTTACAAATGTGGCAGCACCACCAAGAACTCCCGGAAGAGCCTGAATGGTACGTGTGTTCATTATATCAGAAAAGTTTTCAGTATTAATGTCGTACTGATTTTGCCAAGGTTTACCATTACCAGCTTTACCAACAATAGTATAACGATCACCTATGACATTATATAAATTCTGATATGATGATTTAACAAGCTCAGCGCCATTACAGCGTAAGAAACCAACAGGTGTTGTTGATTCTGTTTTAGCAATAATGTCACCAATAACAATACCTGTTGTACCGCCAACAACACTATCAAGATAGGTTTTATTGATAAGCTGATTTGCCTGTGTAGGAATACCTGTGACAGATAAATTTCCTGTCATAGTTCCACCAGTAACACTTAACGCGTCTTGAATACCATAACCATCTACAGTTGTTGGTTTATTAAGAGTGATCTTATCCCAGCTGATATTCGGAATATCAGATTCTGAAAGTAAAAGACCATTCAGAATACGACCTTTATTATCAACTGAAACTTTTGCATAAGTACCAGGTGTGACACCTGTATTTGTTAAAATAAGAGAAGTGCTACCAGCGGAACTACTCAAGTCACCATTCATTGCTGGGAAACGAGCAGCACCAATAGTACCAGAAATAAGATTGTTGGCATTCAAAGATTGCAGTGAATTGTCAACATACTGTTTAGTGCTAGCACCCAAAGGAACAACAGGGTCAGCAGCCAAGAAAAGTGGATTAATAACACTACCACCGCCAGACACAAATTCGTCAGACAGACCACCTTGTTGGGTCATATTGAGTCTCATAATAGCTCCTTAGTGAAATCTGAAAATAGGTTCAAATGATGGGTTTAGTACCGTAGGGATAAATATTATTTTTAATAAGTTAAGAATTTTGTGATCATGTATTCTAAGAGGAATTGTTATGTCAAACCGAAAAGCTGCTGAAGCTTTTATTTTGCAATTTTGCAAAGATGTTGAGCCGACTGGTTACAATGTTGAGATCTATAAAAAAGCTTTTGAACTCATGTCGGATAAAGACTTCGATGCCTACATGAAAGATATCCGTGATGGTAATGCTTTTCTTGTTTTGTTTAAGCCTTTGTATGAAGCCAAAGGTCTTACTGTCGAAAACAATATGGCTGTTGCTGAAAAATACGGTCTTCAGTTCTTTGAAAAACTTATTTATTCTGGCGATGAAGAAGTGCCGGACTACAAGACTCCGATCGATTATCTTGTTATCGATCTTCCGTATCGTCGTCAGTCACAGACTTTGGTTAAGAAGGTTTCTATTCCTGATAACAATAAAGTCATTGACGAACTAACATACCAGCCTACTGGTGATAGTAAGGGTGCTAAGATTTCTTATCCTGAACTCCAGGTTTTGATCGGTATGGGACTTGAAAATACTATCTCTGAATTGATTCGTTTTAGAGGTGGTGATCGTAATGGTTTTAATGCATACAACGCGATGTTCTTGCGTTACGGCAATGCTAATTTGAAAACTCTCGAGAGCTATTCTACCGGTGTAGAATCAACTAAGACATTAAAGATCTATCTAACTGCAATGCATCTCTCGAATACAATTTAAGGAATAGTTATGACTGAAACAAGTAAGATTTATGTAGACATTGAATCTCTTCTTGATATAAGACAAGCTATTCTTTCAAAGTTAATGAATCCTAAAGATCTTATTGATTTTGTTAACACAGAAGAATATAACTTTAGAAGTACAGATAACTTCGCTAAAGTTGATATGGCTAAATATGAAGAGATTTATAAGTCTCCAACGTTAGATTTATTGCAACGTTCAACTGTTACATTTATTGTTAATACAATTAGAACTAAGTTGATGAATCTTGAAAAGAGAAATGCACTATACAGCGAAACAAAGAAACCTGAAGTAATGCTAAATGTTTATCCTTTTGAAATGACTCAAGCTCAAGCAGACGCATTTCAGAACCTTTTATTTATTAAATTAGGATCTTGTTGTTTAGTTTCTATCATTAATAAACCAATAGAAGAAGTTGGTCCTTATTTTATTAAGACTATGAACTTCACAGCTTGTTTTATTTATCGTGTTTCACGTTGGATCGAACATCATACCGATACACTTAACAATATTAAACTTCCAGATACATTGATTTATTTTCCAGCTATTTATAAAGTCCAGGAAGATACGAAAGATTTGGACAAGTTGAGAAAACTTGGTTTCAAAGATGTATTTGGATATCTTGAATTTCTACTGTCAAGTGCAGTGAATATTAATTTCCTTCCGATAGTTTTTTACAACAACATCGTCACTTCCTCTATCTTAGTTGATAAATATAACGAGGATTTGTCAAAAACAAGTTTAGGAGAAAGCGATGGCAATATCAGCGATGAGGTTTAACTTTCTTGACAGAGAAACTAATGTAGGTGTCAAGGATTTTACCCAGCTTGTTGATAACAGTGTTTACACTGGCTTTACAGATTTAACATCTACAGCTCTTGAAGAAATTCAAGACACTGGGATTATGGATAAAATGTCTGAAAGTCTTGACGACTTATCTGACATGTTAATGAATAATGATATCGCAGATACTCTCAAAGATGCAATGGATTCAGCAATGAACGCCATATCTAATATGGAGTTACCGCAAACAGTTAAAGATATTTTTGCTAAGCTTAAAGCACTTGATCTTCAGGGTGTTAAAGATTTCTTAGGAGATATGTTAAAGGTTGGTGCTAAATTTCTTTGTAATAACTTAGATTTCTTAAAGTTATTTATGTTAGGTTACGCGCTTAACAAGAATATTCTTTCAGGTTTACTTATTGCGTTATTGTTAAGCTGGCTAGATAGATTTTGTAAAGGTTTCACAGCGGAAGAATCTGCTTTAGAGAGTTCTGTTAAAAAGGTTGGTCAAGTTGTAAGTAACCCTGGAACTCTTGTTACATCTAGTTCAGCCTTCGGTCAATTTTCTAACTATTATTCTGATTTCTTAAAATCAACACAGCCATTAGGTTTATCAACACTTATGCCGACTAGTGACGCTATTAGCGGTGTTATTAATGGTAGTGTATCTTCTGTTGTTAGCAATGCTAGATCTTCAGAATTATCATTCGCTGGTCGTAATTCTCTTATTAATCAATTACAAAGTCAACTTTCTAGCTTTGCTCCCAATAGTGCTGAGTATAGAAATATTCTTCAAGCCACTGGTGATTTGAGACAGTTGCCTTTGATTTCTTCTGAACGTAGAGATAACAATTTACGTTATGAAAATCTTTCTGATAAATTTGGTTCTTATATGAAGAATCTTGCAAATGTTGATTTGCAACCTATGAATCTTGTTAGTTTAAGTGATCTAGAAAAAGGTCTATATTCAAAGATGTCTGATCTTAAACAAGCATCTTTATCGAATCCACAGCTTCAATGCACACCTAATGATTCATTTAGTGACTTTGATTTTAATAGTGTTCTTCCAGCTGTATCGACGGAAGAATCTAATTTATTACTTGCTAAAAACACAATCAGTGATAGTCACAGAACACTTGACCTTCACCCAACCACTGAAGTATTCTTAGAGGCTTAACATGATCTTAAATGACTATTTAGCCAAACTACCCATTGAAAAGATTATTAAGACAGAAATTCTTGATAATAAAATAACTCTTCCTGTTGAAGTTGATTCGATGAAGTTCTATAAGGACTTTAAGGGTCAAATCAAAAGTGAACAATTAACTCCTGAGAAAGCAATCTTTGTTGCTAGCTTAGTTGATAAACAGCCTTATATAGATTCATTTAGTTTATTAACTTCTAAATTAGTTTTTGCAGAATAAAGACAGACATACAGGAGAGGATATCCTCTCCTGTATGTTTATTCACTGTGTTGAGCAAGTAATGCTTTAACATCAATATTATCAACTCTTGGAATCAATTCACCGTCATTGACCATAACGTCGGCTGGTGGTTGATACTCCGGCATTTCACGAACGAATGTTGCTTGACCTTCAATAACATTCCCACCAACTGGATTATTATGAAGTTCCAGAAGCAGACCTTTGAGAATTGCCTTAGTCTCTTCGTTTGTTTTGTTGGCATCACTGTCAACCTTGACTTTGGCTTTCGCCAGAATACTTCTGTCGATCGACTCTAATAAATTAGTGAAGCAGTCTACGTCTCTTGCCTTAGTAGGTAATTCACCTTTCATCAGGTTATCGACGAGTCGTTCACGAATGACAAGAGTCTTATCTAACAGCCGTGCGTCATTTTCTGTAAATAAGCTCATTTTAATTTCTCCTTGCGCATAGGGCAACCACATAATTAACCCCCGGAGACCAGGAGGTCTCCGAGAGTTGTCCTTTTAACCAAGGGAAATATTCAAATCTTGCAAACGCTGAACCATTTGATCATAGCGTAAATTAGCTTCTTGCAACTGTGTTGATAATGTTTTATGAACTGTAACCATATTAGTTCTGACTGTTTCACGAACCACATGTTCATCTGGCGATACAAATTCGACATCGCCTATATTGACTTCTTTAATAGCCGGAACAACACCAAGTCGACTTTCAATAAAGTCAGCAAGATCAGAAAAGAAAACTGTCGTATCTAAATCAGAAGGCAGTCTATTCATATCAAGAACAATCATTTTATTGATGTATTCTTTATTTGAAATATCTGCAATTGACTGAATATAGTTAATAGGACAACGACAGAATTTTGTTATACCCTGAATATCAACAAAAGAAAAAGAGATAATTGCTATTTCATCTCTAAGGTCTTTTTTATATTCTAATTCTGATAACCCAGCAGGAACATAGATTTCAGAAAAAGGATCACGAAGATCATTACGTATCATATCTCGCATAGAGATAATACTAATAACCTTCAGCTTAATAGTTAATGAGTCCAGATTAAACTTATTCTTAAAATAAGTATTAATAGGTTCTTTAAAAGTAAAATAAGACTGCAACCCAACACTGGGTGTGTTTATAGTTACATCAGGCATGTTTATTCCTCAGTAATCGGTTAATCAAAAAATCTACTTTAAAACAAAATAATACTCGGAGAGATAAATCTCTCCGAGTTTCTATTACAGAGGAGCAACAGGTGTAGTTACTGCTAAACGAATAAACTCGTATTTAGGCAGTACATAGATCTGATGTTTATCCAAGAAGTATGATAAATAATTAACACCGTCACGATTAATGATGGTGAAACGATAACTGGTATTACCGATAAGGTTATTAAACAATTCAGTAGAGTTAGCACAGTTACAAACAGAGAGCATGCTTTCTAGCAGACTAACTAGATGTTGACTTCTAACAGACATGCGAGCAAAATCTGGATGTGTTGAAGTTACAGTAATAAAGTCACTAAAATAAGACTTAAAGTCCTGTAGACTATCTTCGGAGTAGTAACCATTTGTGATATGCAACATTATATTGTTGTAATCAAATGGAACTGCGTAAGTATTATTTCTTAAGAAAGTCGTATTGTTGTAGACTTTCACAAACTTATCAGTGTCAAATGTTTCATTGAAAGCTGAAGCAATCTGGCTAGCAATACTTGACTGACCAACTTGAGATGGAATAGCAATCTTGTCCCAACGCGGTGTGATAAAGAATTCATTAATATTCAGAATAGATGGGAATAGTTCTTCAACTGTTGTCCCAGGCATTCCGAGAGTATTGGTCATATAGCTGTATAATTCCAGCTTCAGAATGTAATCATAGTTACCTTGCAGACCGTAAATATTAAAAGCAAAGTAACAATTACGATAAATGTTCGTATTGGGAACACGATAAGGAATATTTAAAATCTTTGTATAAGTTGTTGGACTTAGTGCTTTATTTTCTTCGATTCGTTCATTCAGAGTGAGCAAATCAAAGCTGTCCAGAGCAGAAATAAAGTTGCTAGGGTTATTGACAATCGAAGCATAATTTTCAAATGGTAAGATGATACTAATATCGTATTCGGGATAGAACGTTCTGAAGATAGAATCACTCAACCAAATTTCACAATTAATATCATTGATAATAAACGAAAGATAGTCAACAGAACGAATCAAATTAACATCGACTGTGTTATTATAAACAAGATTACCGACAGGAGTAGTTGGGTTAGCTTGGTTAAATTCACTAGTGAAAGCAATAATAACTTGTTGCTTTGTTGTGATTTGAGTTGTTGACAAAAATGAAGATAACGACGTAACGACATTAATAACATCATTAACTTCATTTTGGGATAATGATGTTAGATCTGTTGCACTAAATAAAAAAAGAGAGTATAATGGATTTGTTGTAGAGAAATACTGTTGTTTGTTTTTAGAATAAGTTAGGGCTATATCGGAAAGTTCATATAGTGGCGACACTACGCTGCTAGTATTATCGATAAAGTTATCACTTGTGATAAACGCTTTTATTTCTTTAGACATATTAAATTCCTTCAAAAGTCAATTAGTCAAAAAATCTATTAAAAGGAGATAGCCCATGTACTTCAAAATTTTAGAAGCTTTCATCCTAAAGACCTTGTTCAATAAGGGTGAATATAACATTACCAGTAAAGAGTTTAACCCTATTAAGTTCTTTACTATTCTTCTCTTGGTTGTTAATGTTGTCTTTACTTTTTATTTGTTAACTCAAATGAGTAAAGTTCACGATGTTATTCAAGAGAAATGTCCGCAAATTTTCACAGAAAAAAAAGAACCTGTGAAAGATATAAAGAAAGTAACAGATAAGAAGACCTAGGTTTTCCTAGGTCTTCTTTCTGCGTTTTATTGAAATACTGATAGTTGATATTTCGATTCTTGGTTGGAATAACTTAGATTGAAATACATCATTTGTTTTTCCTCCGGAACCTCTGGAAGATCTTCTACCAGTTCTATACATCCTTCTACTCCGTGGATGATAAGTTTTTTACCGTCCTTGGAAAAACACTTATTATTATACCCATTCACTAAGAAAGTGATATAATGGATACCAGTCAGTGTCTTCGCGGAGCGGATATTTCTTTCAGTGAACTTCTTATACTGATAATACAATTCATTAAAGAGTGGGCTACCCATGAACTCTTTAATTGCTTTCTGTTCTATATACTCGTAGCACTTGGCCTTTAAATCTTTAAACTTAATGTCAGGGTTCTTAATAAGAACATCTAGAGAGTAATTATAAATAACCAGATGGTTTAAAAAGCATTTACGCAGATACTCATCAAGCTGATCCTGAACAATGACATCAGCCTGATATAGGTTTTGCCTTTTCATGCTTCCTCATTTTCAGCGTAGTCAGTCGTAAAAAGATTGATTGTTTCATCGACTGTTACCTCGACATCACGGATAGTTGTAATCGTGACAGAGAACTTTACACGCTTAACGTTAAGTATTCTCAAGAACTTAAAGAATACCTTAATAGTCATGCGATTCTTGGTCAGTTCATTGTTAATGTTTACTTTAGCGAAGTTGGTTCTAGGACCTGGTGTATTCGCAAAGATATTATTAACAAACCTGTCAACATGTGTTCTTAAGGCACCTGGAGAGATACCTAATGATTCACATATACGAAGTTTCAAACGCATTAACACCCCTTCCGGGGTATCGGGAATATCTTTCAATCGCTGCATGCAGCGCTCCTTTTCTTTTCAGAACTAGAAAACATATATCATTAAGCCATGAGGCGTAAGCTCCAAGTACATAATGACATTGCTATTTGGGTCATCACGTTGAATGATGTTGAAGACTAGATTCTCTTCCACTGCACAGAAAATGGTTTCCATGGCGTCAAAGATCTCTTCCATGTGTTCATGTGCTTCAGGAACACCGATAAGATTAGCTAGCCGATTATACATATCCTCGTAGAAGTAACCTTTAAAACGAGATTTCTCGAATGAGGATTGACAGAATATAATGTCATAAATATCAGCAACAAACACATTGCTTCTATCTATCTGTAATTTACTTCGAGAACTTAGATCTCGAAAGATATTTTCTGCTTCATAGTACGAGACATGAGAGTTCTCGTCACGAAGGTTAGCATAGTAAGTTGTATAAACACTAAACATGCTATAAATAAAATTCGTTAGAGTATAATCATAACGATGAATGATATTAAGTATAATGTCTCTTACCTTGTCTTCCAGAGTTAGTCTGTTAACTATTTCATGAACTACATGGTCATTGAGGATAAAAAGCCTCATTCATGTTCCTCTCAGAGTAAAAGAGCAAAGGCCTACAGTATTGGTCTAGCTCGAACTTGTAATACTTGAAACAGATATTCCGAACTAATTCATAGACAGCTTGGAACAACCTCATCAAGACTTGGTTATACTGCATCACGTTTCTGCAATACATATCAGTCATGATATGCTGAAGCCGTACAATAACTATATCTGTTACTGAATCTAGTTCCTCTGCATTGACATTAAAGTACTTACCAAGCACTTCAGAAATCTGACTAGCGTAGAAACAATTCACAAAGATATCTTGCCACAATTGATTATTTTGAACCAATATAACAAAGTTATTAATGCTGGAACTCGTGATATACTTCATCACATTGTCTAACCATATTTTATTTATAATAGAAATTGTAACTTGACGTAGTTCTTTATGAAAATCAGAATCATACATCGTACTTATATCTGTTTGAAGTTCTTGACAAATATCAAACATAATTAATTTAAGGTATTGTTCATACGTTTCCGAAATGAACTCTCTTCTTAACTCATGATACAGTTCTTTGTTTATATCACCCATCAACGCAAGTTTCATCTCTTCTCCTATTTCTGGAAAAATTCATATGTGATCAAAAGTGTATCGCAATTGACCAACATACTGTTTATGTTTAGAGACCCTACAGCAGCATAGTTACTCATATAGAATTCATGAATAACTTCTTCAATACTTCTGGTTAAGATATGATTCAAACCAAGAAGCGCTGTTCTTAAATGCGGAAGAACAGTCAGATGTTCAACAGTGTTAAATGCATGATCTATCTTTGCTGTTACATAATCATACCGAACATCCATAGCTGGATAATGAGCGTCAGTCATGATTTTCTTAGCAATATAACAAATGAATGATTCGAGATACTCTCGCATTGCTATCCCGTCACTCATTGTGGTAATATTAAGTTTATCTAATTTCAGGAATATGCTACGGCTGTACATTAGCGTTTATCCTGTCCAATCTCTTATTGTAGATTACCAGGTAACCTTCGTCAGAGATTGTTAGACTATAAACATTAATATGATTGTTCGAATGTTTTTGTTGAATAAACTCTTCTATATATAGACTCACGTCCATATATAGAGGTAGTTCTTGAATGATATTAAGTTCGGTTAGGATCTCTTCTAAGCTAAGCCGCTTATTGGCGATATACAGGAAAAACTGATTGTAGCTGCTATCTTCAAAGATGGTGTTACGCAGCGCATCATAATTCATGTAGTTATAGATGCAGATGTTTGCAACAAGCATACGATAAAACATATCACGATACTTAAAATATTGACTATTCATTTCTCGTTTTATATTATTAACGTTAACTTTTAATGAGTCGGTTCTCATCAATTTCCCCTTAGTTATACAGACTATTTAGCGAAAATTAAGATTTTAATAATGCTAGTACAGATACTATATATGTGTTTGAAATACATCCCAAACAAAAAAAAAAACAACACTTGTGTATGTTGTTTTTGATCGTATTTTTCTTAGCAACGATCATTGCTGTTATACGCAACATCTACGAGATCACCGTTACCGGCAATGGTGATACAAACATCACCTTCGTAGATATGCAGATATGAATCATCGCCTGCCAACATTTCCGGAGGGTATTGTTTTAACAACAGTTCCATCCGTTGATCTGAAGACATGGCTTCGTACCGCGCCTTGGCAATGTCAAGTTGATTGACGTACATATAACCTCCTTCTCTTAGTTCTGGTAACCCATCTTGCGAAAGACTGCGTTACGCATAGTGTTAATGACGGTTGCGTCACGGCACACTTTCCAGGCAGCATTAAAACTACCTTCAGTTGCAAACAATGCAGTAGCCAGGTTACGGTCATAACCAAGTTCAACTGCACATTCGATATTTTGCTCACAGGCTTTAGCAGCGTTAATACGAGATTGCTCAGCTTGTGCAAAAATTTGAGATGCCAGATTGTTTTGAATCTGGTTAGTCATCGTGATACCAAACATGATTTTCTCCTCGCTCACTTAAGAGCATTAAATTAATGTCACCTATTATATATGTAACTGAAGAAAATTCAAAGACAAAAAAAGAAGAAGGACCCGAAGGTCCTTCTTCTTAAACTTTCACTGTGACAGGCTCAGGATTGAATACACGAATATACTCATCATCACGCAAGAGCATGAAACGAGAATCTCCGATCCTCACACTAAGACTTGTGATATCACCTTGTAAAGCCTGATTGAGATTTTGCAAAACATCACCGGTCAAATCGATATCATGAACTTTCTTAAAGTATTCACGAATGACAAACAATCGATTACCTGGAGAAAGATTGATAAAGTCATTCAGTTTCCATTCGCCTGACAGAATGTTAATAGACAGGTTAGGAGCTGAAGCTTCGTCGACCAACTTACGAACACCAGTAACACTTTCAATAAAACCACGCAGATTAAAGCGATGGTTGATCATTGGCATAATATTGTTACGGATATAAGTGAGATCGAGCGACTCCATGTTATGTAATTCTTCGCAGGTTAAAAACTCAACCGGGTTATACCGAGCATAGTCTAAAACCACAGAACGATCAATACCCAAGAAAGGACGACCAACATCACGTTTAATTCCGTTGTTATCATACGTTGTTAAGAAAGTAGAACCACGAAGTCCGTTAGGATTGCTACCATTCAACAAACGAAGAAGAAAAGTTTCAACCATCGTGTCTGTTGTATCAGGCAACAAAATAAGATCGATGTCTTCTGATTTGAAAATCAAGTCGGTATAAACTTCGTGAACATTGTCAGGAAACATGACAGAATGAGCTTTGGTGTTACAGACCTGCATCGTGATCTTACAGCCGTATTCTTCTGCCTTTTTAAGCGCGATGTCATCGGCATCCTTGGCACGCGAAAAATCCGCATAACTCAAATACAGGATGTGAAGCTCATAATTCATCGTGTCCTTAAATTTGGACGCAATATCCAAAAGAACAGAGCTATCAGTGCCAGACGTATATAGAACACCGACCTTGATTCGTTTACCATTAAGATTCTTGTTATAGTTATAACCGGCAACGAAGTTCTTGAATTGTTCTTCAGCCAAATGCAAACCATTTTCAAACATCATTTTGATTCCCCTTGATTAATAGAAGTGATGACCTTCGAATGCCAGAAGAAGTTTTTTATCTTTCAAGTATTCGGGTTGTGAAACTTTTTTCGGAGCATAGTAAAATTTGGCCGGAATAGATGGTTTAAAGTTACCCATCTGAAAACGCCACACAATCTGATGCGCCCAAGCTAACATTTCTTTATCACGCTGTCGGACAGTTTGACTAGACATGATTTCTTCTGTATTCAAGCAACTGAACTGTTTGTTCTTAGTTGCTGCTTGATACAAACCATCCAAAGTCTTTTCCTTGGCACGGTTATAAATAACTGACATGACAAGATCCATAGACTTACGAGAAGTACGATTTTCACACCAAATAGTCTCTGCTATTTTTCTGGCTTTCATTGCTGTATCGTCTTTTTGTCGAAGATTATTGTCTTGTTTTAGATTGAGCTGTTCTGATGATTGAGGGACATTGTTAAGATTCTCATAAGCAAACAAACCAAGCAGAAGCATGATAATAATAGCAACTGCGTTAATTACAGAGCGATATAGTTTCTTTGGTTCCATTTTTTTAAACTCCTAGTTAATAATGTCAAATTTTATATATGTAATCAAATAAAAATCAAAACTAGGAAGGGAATAACCCTTCCTAGTCTTTAATTATTTTTTACGCTTAGAGTTTTTCTCTTTAGAAGACTCTTTGTATTTTATCTCTCCGGTGTAACTCTTACCATCAAGATAACAAATATGCATATATCGATCTTTATCAATTTTCTTAGTTACTACTTTGCCACCGTTCTTAACACAGTTAAGGAAGTCTTTAGGCATAATAGTTACATCAGATAAGTATGGCTACCATAAACCTGTACAACGGTCTTAGTTCGCGCAAATGTAGGTCGGACCAATTTATGATTGTAAAAGTATCGCGCTCGAGTTATAGGACTTTGTTCATTAGTGATAAAATCACAAACTAAGTCATAAGCCTCTGAGTACTTAACATTATCAATCTTCTTAACACCAGTCTTCATATTGAAGCAGTAATATTGATTCTTCTTGGCTACTTCAGCGTGAAGTAACCCAACATTATGACTTTGTGCTCTATTGTAAATTGTAGACATTACCAGCATCATTGCTGTCTCATCAGTTTTGTCTTCACAATAAACAACGAATGCTATGTCATTGAGTTTCTTTTCAAGTTTAGCGTCTGTGTAGCATTTAGCCTCAGCAAGACTAGGAATGATTGCCACAAGAATACTAAAAATTGCATAAATAATTTTGTTCATTAAGGGCTCCTTTCTTTGGAAAAGTAGGTTAATTGAAAAAATATATATCCGGTTATCGTATGAAATCTATCAATCCAAAAAGGATATTAAACATGACTACCTCTAAAAAGCTGTATGAGCCTGGTGAAGAAATAGTGATTGATGTTAAACATAGTGAAGAGGTACCAGCCGAAGCTGTTCAAGAACAACAAACAGCACAACCTGTTTCACTAGGAAACGACCAGTTATTCGAAAACATTAAGGGTATCTTTGCCGAAGAAAAAATGATTGTTCGTAAAGATACTTATTTTACACCAGCTAAGGGTGTAATCGAATTAAATATTGACGGCTCGATTTTCATGCCGAGCAGCACCATCCTTCTTCAACCTAGAAAGTTTGAAGAATTATATCTCAAAGAACTTGAGTCCATTATTTATAACTCTAAGGAGCAGCTTGATACTGACAAGCTTTTGCCACTGATCATTTTGTTCAGTCATATTAACAAAAAGAACTACCCTATTCGGATAGTTAGTGGCAATTATCGAAAACTGCTCTCTAAAGTATGTAGTGTTTTAAATAACTTTTTAAATAAAAATTATACGGTTATCCGTAGTATCTATGAGAGTTTCAATAGTATCAAAGATACTGAAGAAGAACAAAATGATATTCGCAAGCAACACGAATCTCAGCTGAGGTAATTATGTCTAACAAGCTTGTCTTGTTTTGTGACGGTGCTTGTCGTCCTAATCCTGGGTTTGCTGGCTTTGGTATCTTTGGTTTTATTTATACTGATGCTGATAAACCCAAGAATCACAAACACCCACATCACGGAACTCTTTATTTTACTCCTACTGGTATTCAGCGTGATAAGAGTGAAACACCAATTGCAGTAAGTCATATTCTTGAAATGATTTATGCTGTTGGTAATCCTCAAAGCACAAATAACGAAGCAGAACTTAAAGCAATTGTTGCTAGCTTAAAGAAAGCTTCTACACTTGAAAACTTAACTGACATTGCTATTTGGACTGATAGTAATTATATTGTCAGCGCCTTCAATGAAAATCTAGATAACTGGATTAGAAATAGCTGGAGACGCATTGATGGTAAGATTATAACTCATATCGCTGAATGGGAAAAAATCGTTCAGTATCGTGAGTTGTTTAAAGAAAAAGGTTGTAACTTATCTATCAGCTGGATTAAGGGACATACTGAATCTAAAGATGATAACTATAGTCATTGTAATAATATAGCTGATATCTACTCAGTTATTGGTTCCAATTATGCTAGGATTAATAATCCTTCTCAAGATACAGTCATCATGGATAACATGCTGACATACGCAGAATATAAGAAGTCTTATGCTGATAAAGACTTTGTTTTCTATTTCCGTGACATGTATTTTAGTTCGGATAAAGAAATTGATGACAGGAATTACTGTTTCATTAGTACTTCTGATGACCCAGGGCTGCTTGGTAAGCGAAACAATTCTTCAATCTTCGCCACCAACATAGGCTATATTCCTCCTATCATCAACCAGATCAAAGCTTTTTATCGTGAGATAAATCGTAACTATATAACGACATGTTGTCTTAAGATTAATAAACTTGAGAATAAAGATATCTATCGTCTGTCTGAATATATAGATGCTCGGTTAATGTTGTTACCAATGCCTTCTCAACCGAGAACTTATTTGCTGGTTGGAGATAAGACTCCATTCCTATACGAGAATGCAGTGAGCTTCCCGTTCATTGTGAATGCTGCTGAGATGTTCTCAAAGATGTCTGATATTGATTCTGTCATTGATGAAGAAAATCCAAATATCTATAAGTTCGATGTAACCGATACATTTATTGACTTGCAAGAACATAAACTTAAAATAACTAATAAGGACAAAGATATCGATTTTTCTGACCTTGTTAAAGATCATATACAATTCAAACAGAAACTTATCATCAAAATCAGTTACGATGTTCCAAGTTTCTTAGCACTGAAAAATATTGAAAGTGAAATCGAAAAGGTTCAGTTAATCATCGAGACTAATCCCGATAATAACTTCTGTACGGTTTACATCAATATAGCCACAAATTCAAGGAGTATTTATTCCGTAAATATTGGGAGTAAGTATCTCCGAAAAACTAAATGAAGTGATAGTACTTACTTTCGTTTGTCCGAGTCTTTTTCTAGTTTAAGGAGAAAATAATGGGAATTCTTAATCCTGTCGTTTCCAAGTTTACACTTGTTCAAGGTGTTCCACAGGAAATTTACGTATGTCCTGGTTCAAAGACACACGCTGTTGTTGATCTGAGCTTCTTCAAAGATGATCTGAACGGTGACGCTCTGATCGCTGTTGCTCTGGCTTCTGAAAGCAATCCAAATAACCTGACAACTGTTGATTACTTCATTGATGACATTCAGCTCGTCGGCGCTGTTAACTCTGCTGAACTAAACAAGGTTATCGTAGGTCAAGGTGAGCGTCTGTTCATCAAGGTTATATCAGGTGTTGACATTGTTTGTCGTCTTTCTGGTGTTGAAGAAAACAACCCGAAGGTTCTGAAGGCTGGTCGTCTGGCTGCTTCCTCGATCTCTGGCACGGCTCAGACCCAGATCTATGCTAACGCTCTTCCGAACGTTGCTTATATCTCTGCCTCAGCCACCATCTTCAATACCTCTGCAACTGAAAATGCTCAGGTCGAAGCTTGGATCAGTACTTCCGGTGTTCCGGCAGCTTCTGACAAGGTTCTGAAGCTGGAAGTTCCTTTCAGCGATACGACTATTCTGGAAAACATTCTGCTGGCTCCGAACGAAAAGATTTTCGTTAAGTCCAGTGTTGCCGATACCGAATACTTCGTTAACGGTACAGTTGTTGCTCAGTAATAAAATATCAAACAAAAGCTTAGTCTCGGGTAAAACCGAGACTAAGTCTTTTTTTAATAACAACAAAATACTTTAGTAGACCTATTAATTATGGTGAAAAATGAGTGCGATGCTTACGCCTAAATGGAAACAGATTGGTAGCAACAGGATCGGATTCTATTGTCCAGGGTGTGACGATATACATATGATCGATACTGATCGCTGGACATTCACATTTAAAAATGACAAAGGAACTATTAGTCCTAGTGTCTTAGTTAAGTCTGGTCATTTTGCAGATCATTATAAAGCAGAAGATAATTGCTGGTGTAAATATTACGCCGAACATCCTAAGGAGGAACCTGTTTACAAATGCGGTGTTTGTCACCTATTCTTGGTAGATGATGTTATTTCCTACCTAACTGACTGTACTCATGCGTATGCTGGTAAGGTCATTCCTCTTCCTGATTTTCCGATTAGAAATTAACTTGGAGCAAAAACATGTTTGACGAACTTGGTGATATTAGTTCTGTTGATGTTAGTGAGTTACAAGACACTGGCATGCAAAAGAAAAGCAACTACGGTGGTAATGGCAACGGTGGGTGGCAAAAAAACAATGGTGGTCAAGGCGGCGGCAATAAGTGGCCTAAGAAAGAAGATAAGGTCGAACCTCCTTATGTTCCTGTCACTGTTTGGGTTGATCGTGAGTTCCCGCCTGAAGTTAAGAATGCTATTTACAATATCAGTAGCAAGCTGATTGCAAAGGGCATTACAATTCGCGTGAACGGTGATGATAAAGATTTCTTGGCTAAACTCCAAGCTTTGTCTGATGTTCATGTGGAAGTTTATATTCCTTGGAGAAACTTTAACGAGATTGATTCCAAGCATTATTTCAATACACTTACATCCAAAGATATCGCTATCAAGCATTTCCCGCCTTATGACCGCGTTCCTGATGCAGTTAAGGCTATGCTTGCTCGTAATGTCCGTATGATCTTCGGTGATAAAAATAACAGCATTACGCTGTGTTTAATTACGTGGAGTAAGGACGGTGCATCTCGTGTTAGCGAAGTAACTAAAGATACCGGTAAGTCGTCTTTTGTTATTAAGGTTGCAAGTTCTTATGGTTTCCCTGTTGTCAATATTGCTAAACAGACAGCAGAAAATATTTTGGAAAAAACCTTTGGATTGTAAGGAGTTTTAAATGAGCAACAAGAATCGTAATCAGCAACAAAGACCAAACACTGGTACTGCTAAGCCTCCGGTTGAACAAACTGAAGTTCAGCAAGATCAGACCAATCTGAATGCCGAGCAAGATCAAACCAATGCAGCTGCTGAACAAGCTTCTGAAACTGGTGTTGGTCAAGCTCAAGAAACAACTGCACCGGAAACGGCTGCTCCTGTTGTTCAAGATACCAAACCGGCAGAAGCTGAAGCCGCCAAAGCTCAGCCTAAGTCATCCCATTCACAACCTCAAAAAGGATTTAAGCCTGTGTATAAAGTTGAACTCGAACTGACCGGCTATGCCGAAGCTATGGACAAAGCAAAGCCCATGGTTCCTGCCGATGGCGGTAAGTGGCAATATTCCCTGTTCAAGGCGATCAAGTCGATCTTCCTTGCTAAGTCTCAAGAAGACTTTAACAATGAATTCAACACTGTTCTGTCGTTCTTCAACAAGAACAAAGACGGTATCTTCAACGAAAAGTTTATCTTCCGTTTCCCGGAAAACTGGCCTGGTAGCCAAGCAGAATATACCCAGAATCGTCGTCTGGTGTATCTGATCATCCAGACCGCTGATCCTAAGGGTCGTAAGAAGGCTCTTGACCAGATCAATATGGAAATGGTTGCTGAAGGTATGTCCGAAGCTCAGAAGCAAATGCTTTTCAACTTCTACCAGATGTAACAAAAAAAAAAATATCCCACGGCACAAAGCTGTGGGATATTTTTCATCATTCGCAGTCACCTATAGGTTTATTCATTTCACGAATAATTTCATCGATCTCGTCTTGCGTGAGATCTTTGATCTTCATGACTTTACCTTCCTTAAGTCTTTGATAATATGTGTGAAACTTCTTAACAGCTTTACCAAAGCTTAAAGGTGACAAGAGTTTGTCAGTTACGGTCTTGAATCTTTCATCATCCGGATCATCTGTATAATGTCGAGGAAGACGTTCAACATGCAGAAGATTGATCATCTCGGTATATTTAATACCGTGTTTATGTCCTTCCACATATGTTAAGTCGATACGATTCTTATGTCCGACATTAACCGTTATCTTTTTATGTTTCTCAAACAGAGAAACAAGTTGACGGTGTGATATATTCGCAAAGTCAACTTCTTCTAACTGCAGCTCATTAACTTCAACTCTGGACATTGTTAGCTCCTTTTAAAGATGGTTGTCAGTTTCTATATATGTAATTAAAAAATATTCAAAAAGATAATGTGATAAATAAACGCGGAACATACAAATGGGTGAAACTGTCGATAACAATAGTAACAAGCTTAGATTAAAAGAAGTAAAGATCATTGAGTATATTTGTGATAAGTGTCATGCAGGTAAAATGAAACCAACAAATATCATGCTTACATCAATGCCACCTAAATACGAACACGTCTGTCCTTATTGTAATAGTAAGGCTAATCTTGACCATACTTATCCTAGAACAGTTATTGTTGTGGAGTAATTATGAAGAATAAAATATATGCTGGAGTAGGTTCTAGAGAAACTCCTGAGGCTATTCAAAAACTGATGTTTAAAATAGCCGCTATCCTTGCTAGAAAGGGCTACAAGCTGCGATCAGGTGCTGCCGAAGGTGCTGATACCGCTTTTGAACTTGGATGCGTCTCAGCAGGCGGAGATAAAGAAATTTGGTTACCGTGGAAAGGATTCAATAACCATGAGGACACTAAACTTTATCCTAACCCAGGACATTTTGCAAAAGCTGAAGCTTCTTTAGATCATTGGTCAAAACTTACACAAGGCATGAAAAGACTTCATGCTCGTAATGTAGGTCAAGTTCTTGGTATGCATTTAGAAGTGCCTGTTGACTTTGTTCTTTGCTGGACTCCTGATGGAGCTACTTCTAGACAAGAATGTACGTCTAAAACAGGTGGAACAGCCACTGCTATTAAACTGGCAAGCGATCTAGGAATACCTGTGATCAATATGCAAAAATATTCAAGTACAGAAGATCTTGAGAAAGATTTAAAGAAGTTACTTAAAGCCAAATAAAAGATCCTGACAGAGTATCTCTGTCAGGATTCTTCTTTTACGTTACAAGATCTTTCATTTGAATCGTTGTAGATTCATTTGTCTTACCATGAGTTAACTGCATAAACAAAGACAAAAGAACACCAGACAGCTCAGATGCAATGTTTGTCACACCTGAAGGAATATCTTTATAGACTTCATTCATGCACTTATAACAAATTGTATTCTTAGGAGAAGTACAATACATGCTACTTCTAATAACAATCTCTTTTCCAATAAGCGCTTTAGCTTTATCAATGGAATCAATCAAAGTCCATTTACCATTCAATGCAACATATCGGTTAAGAAGCTTAGGTGCATTATAGTCATTAATAACACGCTTTAAACCACGTTTCGTATTACATTCGATAGGTGATATAGATAAGCTAGAAAGAGAGCGTTGTAGGATCTTGTAGGTATATCCACCAAGCTGTGTGGAAGAACCACGAGCAAAAGAACCAATACGCAAATCATTCATATACTTAGGAAAGTCTTCTTCGTCTGTACTAACACCTTCTAGCAGAGAATTCTGAACAGTCTTTGCGTAAGTAACCTTCTCAAAGTCCATTGTGTCACCGAAGACCATATACATCTTTCTGCGAGCATTCTTAGACTTCTTATTAAAGATATTCTTAGCAGCAGGATCATCTGCCAGATAATCATTGTCAATCTTAATCAATGCTTGTTCAAACTCAACAAGCTTAACTGGATCACTAAGTTGACCTTCATATTGTTTCAACAGCTCTTGTTTTTTCTTAGCCAAATCAGGTGCTGGTGTAATAGCTTTCTTGGTAGAAGCAATATTAATAATGTTAGCTAGGTTGGTTAAGAATCCTAAACGATCAAAACAATCAATCATTTCAGAAACACTGATGTCAGTTTCCTTAGCATCCTTGTCACTAACAACCTTTTCAGCAATCATCTTCTCGATTGTACTTACCTTGATCTGTCCTTCAACATAACCAAGTTTATTTTTAAAAGCAGGATAAAGACAAAGTGCATTAATAATCAGATTACCAAGCTTTGTTTCAAACTTGGAAGTAATGAAAGGACCCCAAGAAGGATCAACCTGAACGATATCTTGGAATTTGAATAACGGTTCATCTTTAACATAATCAGAAATCTTAGTCAACTGTTTATTGTCAACCCAAGTTTTAATTGTGTTATCTTTAATATCTACAAAGTAAAGACCATCTGGTTTTGTAACAATATCAAGCCAGTTTTTCTTTTCCCAGTCCGTATCATCTCTTAACAAAGGGATAGCAAAACAAGAGAAGTACCATGACTTGTTTTCTATTTTATTTGCAGCAAATGCTTTCTTCAGATATTCAAGTTTAGTTAGCATTTACAGCCTCCCTTTGTTTCTGAACTTCAAGGAACATATTGAAGTCATTCAACATGCTAAGCATCGAAGCTTCTAACTTGGTAACATTTTCTAAGTTCTGTGTGAACATAGCAGTATTTTGTTTAAACTTCAGAATAGGAAGTTCGTAAGAATCATTACAGATCATTAGTACACTTAGGCAATCCAAAGCTGCTTGACCACGATTAGTCATGATGGTCTTATCAATATACGACGCAATGTTTGCAGAAATCAGATCGTTAAACTGCTGTAATGTAATAGACGTAAAGCCGTTATTGAAATAGGTCAAACCAATACAGTCAGACTTATCAATAAAATTAAAGAAGTACCTTACATGCTTAAGATGTTTGATATCCACCTTTTCATCGTCAGTTTCTTCTTTGTCTTTGATATACTCTTTCAGAGAATCAACAAAGTGATCTTCAACGTGAGCAATCATTTCCATTAGACGTGGTTTATCTAACAGGCTAAGATGATCAATCAGATCAACAATAATGTTACGTGGTGTATCTTCTGCGTGAAGACGATATGAGATTTGGCTATAATCTTCAAGACTCTGTACGATATAAAGGAAGTTAGCAACTTCTGTCATTTCGTGCAAGGTGATAGGAATATCTTTGTTAAGAAATATAAAGTGTTCCTTAATAATCTTTTCAACTTCTTTTTCTAAAGTGTGAACAAACATATCACGCTTGCTATCTGAGGTGATATCACTATCACGCTGAATTAAATCGATAAGCTGATCTTCATAAAACTTTCTACCGAAAGCTTCAAGCAATGCAAAGGCAGCATAAATATTTTTTTGTTGTTCAGGAGTAAAGGTGTTACCAACGTAATAAATGGTTATTTCAGCTAAGTTGATCATACAACCCTCTGTAAAAAAGTGAATTAATCTTTGATCAAAACATCTAGAAGACAGTAAAAATACACCACGAGGATAACCCCGTGGTGCACTTTGATTTATACCTTAACAACTTCAACTTGTTGCATCAGGAAGTCAGTGACATACTTAACTGAGGCATAAAGTGCTGCTTCCATCGGATCGATATTTTCCGACATCTTCATGATCTCAGTCATTTCGTTCAGAATAAAGAAAGCATTACTGAAACGGAAACGAACATTTGCAACCAATTGCAGACAAATACGATCAAGGTCATCGATATCTGACAGTTGCAAACTATCAATATACTTATAAGCCAGATCACGGGTTTCTTGGATGAAATGAGAAGAGTTATTAGAAACTTCTCTTTCTTCCTCTGACAACTCCATAATAGACTCGTCAAACTTAGCAATCAGAATTTGTCTGAAAATGTCAAGCTTGTTATTATTCATAGAAATAAGGTACAAACTACGAACCGTATTCCACTTGTTGATAAAGTTTTCTTTATTAGCAATCAGTTCAGAAACAGTAACGCTGTTTTTGTTCTCGCTGGAAATAAAACCAAACAGAACTTCAACAGAGCAACCAGCTTCAGCCAACTTAGCAAAGCTTTCTTCGTAAACAGTGATAGCCAAAGGCTTGTCATTAAAATAAGAGAATGCTGTTTCTGAATCGGTGGTCAGAAGACGACCGTTCATGATATCACGACGATATGTTTCCAGAGCGATATTCAGCTTATTACCGTAGTAGTCACGATTAGCAACACACTTGCTCTTTAACTGAACACTTGAGTAACCAAGTTCCAAATCGGCCTTATTGAGAAGGTTACGATAGAACAGATAGTTAATCAGAGAATAGTCCATCAGGTTATGGACTGAAAGCGTATATTCAGGAACATTTTCTGTTAGATAACCCATCATGCGATCCTTACCTTCGGCTGTGAACCAGGTAGAGATGTAGTTATCTTGATCAGCGTCACCTGTCAGGATATAGGAACCCAGATCAAATTCTTCCTTAACCAGTTTGGAAAGATCAACCGGATCAAAGAAAAACTTATTGGTAGAACCCTTGTAAGAATTGATTTCGTTTTCAATCAGATATGAAGAAAACACATCAGCAGGCTTGAAGTAGCTGATGCTAAAGAAATCTTCAGCTTCCTTAAACTTATAGTCCGACAGACCTTGCTGAACCTTTTCTTTCAACAAGTTAATTTGCTTGTTAACAACACCACGAGCAAACGCAATGTGGTTAGCAATAATGTTAGACAGATCAACTTGGTAGTTGTCCATCAGCAGGTCGTGACTAGATTGCGTGTAGGTCTTCATCTTGTTGACCATGGTATCTGTACCAGAAGCTGCGTGCAGCAGACTCGGTTCGATATATTCACGCTTTTCAATCTTACTGAACATGTTATTGCCGATAGCAGCAACCAGTTCCTGAATCAGGGTAGACTGCTTAGGAACCAACTTAATACCGTTGGTAGCAGCAATCTCTGCCAGATTAGTACCAATCGCAACAGATGATTGTGATAACATCGTTAGCTCCTTACTTAGAAATATTTTCTTTGACGCGGTTAGCGACCAGATTCGACAACATGTTACGGTTCAGAGACTGCTGACCCAGGCTGTCAGCGATATCCTTACCAGCGATCTTGATAATGACGCTCGTAGCGAGGTCAACGACATTTGAAAGAACAACAGCGTTATCAGCGATCTTTTGTGTCTTGATAGCGTCTTCTTGTTCTTGGACAGTTAAATCTGACATGGTTATTAGCTCCGTAGATAGCAATTCATAACATTTCTCAAAGGAATAGCGATTACTTTATTTTTTATTTTTACAGAAATGAGATGATAATTTTAAGGATACGAAAATGCTAGATATCTTCTATCGAGATAAATCTCAGTATCATAACCAGCTAAATCCAGTTCGAGGATATCTCGAACAACTGTCTAGTTATATTCAGATTAGTCGTAATGTTTCTAAAGAAGAAGCTGATATTAAAGCTCGTGAAGTTCTTAAGAAACATTTTAAAGATAAGAACGTTCGTTATTTTGAACGCCAAGAGAACGGTGATCGTGAAGTTAAAGACACTACGCTCTTACAATATATCAATAATAATATCAAAGAAAAGAATGTGCTTGTACCAACATTTACAAGTTACATGAATGCTAATAAGAAAAAGAGTATGTTGTCTGAGTTTATTTTCGTCAACGTTCGTCGTCGTAGTGTGGCTAAGAAAGCTGGTCAAAAGGCCAAGGCTGAAGGTAACTTAGAACTTGCTGATGCCAAGAATAACGAACAGAATATGATGAAGATTTATAATAACTCTTTATCAGGTGCTTTTGCGCAAGCTGCTTGTATTCTTCATAATCCAACAGCTCATTCGACGTTAACAAGCATCACCCGAACAATCACAAGTCTGAGTAATGCGAGTAATGAAAAACTTATTGCTGGTAATCGATTCTATCCTCGTGGTACTGATGTTATTAATAATGTCATCTATATTTCTACTTATGCTGACATTGAAGGCATTCGAAATGTTATTGAGACTTTTGGCTTACACATTCCAACAGTTGAAGAAACGGTTAGCGTCTTAAAATATAGTTCTGATCTTTATTTTAGAGATGAAAAGTTTTATCAAACTAAGATAATACCTTATCTACAAAAATTATCTTGTTATCATTTAGCTGCTATTTGCTATATCGGTGATCTATATCATATCCGTAAGTTTAACGATGGATTTATGCGTACAGTTATCAATGAAATGATTCAACCTGTTACTGCTGAAGATACCGATGCAAGTGTTTGTAAAAATATTCACTCTATCAATGAAAACATTCTAAACTTTGTGCATCATATTTTCTATAGTCAAGCCAAAGGTCAAGGCAAAGACTATGATAAAATGTTTGCAAGTAAATCTGGTTTAGCTAGCAGTATTTATACAACATCTAAACATGTCGAAGATATTCTTATCAAGTATAAGAGTTTCTTTAACTGTTTCTTTATGACTGATATTCTTCCGGGTAATTCTTTCCGTTTGAAGAATATGCGTCGTCGTACAGTTGTTTTGAGTGATACCGACTCTACCTGCTTTACCTTGGATGAATGGGTGAAGTGGTTGTATAATGGTGAATTTCGTATTGACGATAAGTCTATTGCTACGACAGGTGCAGTCGCATTTATGGCTGCGCAAGCTATTATTAATCAGTTAGCTATTCTATCTAAGGGTATGAATATCTCTGATGATCATCTTAACACTTTAGCAATGAAGAATGAGTTCTTGTGGCTTGTTCATGTTCCTGCAGAAGTTAGTAAACATTATTTTGCTTATACTGTTATTCAGGAAGGTAACGTCTTTAAGGAACCTGATATTGAAGTTAAGGGTGTTCATTTAAAGAATAGTGCTGTTCCTAAGTTCGTTATTAGTGACGCTAAAGATATCATGAAATACATGTTATCTACGGTGGCTGGTAATGAAAAGATTAAATTTAACTATATCCTTGAACGCATTATTAATCTGGAAAATAATATTCGGGATAGTGTGTATAAAGGTGAACCTGTTTATCTTAAAAAGTCAAAGATCAAAAATCCAGAAGCTTATGCATTGGAAGGAATCAAATCTCCCTATGCTCGACATTTGCTATGGAAACAAGTCTTTGCTCCTAAGTACGGTGATATCCAAGATCCGCCGTATGACGTTATTAAGATTCCTACAACGATTACATCTAAACCAGCATTGAATGCTTGGATAGAGTCTATTGAAGATAAAGACTTAGCTGCACGTTTAGTTAAGTGGTTAGAAGAGAATTGTAAAAAAGATCTTCCAACAATTTATCTTAATAATACATACGTTATGGGTAGTGGTATTCCTGACGAAATTATGCGTATCATTGATATTAAACGAATTATTCTAGATGTGACTATTCAACATAGAGTTATTCTTGAAACGTTGGGTGTTATGCTATATAGCGATAAGCTTGTTTCTGAACAATTTAACTAAAAAAAAAGACACTACCGCGAGGTGGTGTCTTTTTTATATTCCTTAATCATCAAGGAACTTGGTGTGTTCGTTGACAGCCTTTGCTATGGCTCTGTTTGTCTTACGCTTGTTAGCGAATGTCTTTACCATAACAAGCGTGTTGATAACAGGAAGCAGAAATACAACAATTGAACAAATCTCAATCGCTGCTTTCATCACAGAGACTTCGAAACGAAGTCCAGACTGTTGTTCAACTTTCTCAACCGCGTGTTCGGCAGCCGCCACCATTTTGTTATCCCATCGTCCGCGTATCACACTGGCGGTAAAACCGATGAAGAAGAACAGAACAGTAACACCATATACAACAAGAAAGATATCTTCAAACATGTTTGACTCCTTATCGTTAAGATCTTTTATTATATATGTAATTAACTTCTGTTCAAATTTACTATTAAAAAATTAATATAGTTAATATAATTATATGGACAGAAATGTCGGTGTCTCTCTCTAGGTGCGGAAAAACCGTTCTGGTAGATTTCGGAAGTTAGGCTGCGCGAAATGCCATATGCCAACACTCTGGGTGCATCCCAATAAAATCTACTATTTGCTTGCTTGTTTCGTCATGGGAACTTGTGAGTTGTTGATCTCTAACCATCAGGTATGAGTGAAGCTATGAATCCCCAGGTGACTCACAAGGTCACCTGGGGAATTTATATTTTATTTTCCTTAAAATTCTGTAGTTAATAAAAAGGAATAAGAAATGAAGATCCTGTATCTCATTTTGAAGAACTTCAAACGCATGCCTCTAAGAGACATTGAAGTTTTTGAGCATCACTTTACTTCTAAGTTGTTAATGGTAACAGGTCCAAATGGTTGTGGTAAGTCATCTTTGTTTAATGAGCTTACACCATTGCCTTCTGATAAGAATAATTTCAATAAGAATGGATACAAAGAAATTCATATTGAAAAAGACAGACAGCTGTATAAACTTATTTCTGACTTTACAGATGGAACTAAGTTTTATTTTTATGTTGATGATGAGAACTTGAATGCTTCTCATAATGTCACAACACAACGAGAACTTGTCTTTAAGCATTTCGGAATAACACAGACTATCCATGACATCCTAATCGGTGTCGAGAACTTTACGGAAATGTCTTTGCTTAACCGTAAGAAACTATTTAATTCAATTACGCATTTGAATATTGATGCGATTGTTGATAACTATAACAAGTTGAAAGAAGAACACAAAAACAATGAGTTCCTTCTTAAGACTCAAGTATCTTTGTCTCAAGCTGAAGAACAGAAACTTATTAACAAAGATCACCTGGATAATCTATTAGCTTCACAAAAACAGATTAAAGAGTATATCGATATTCTGCTGGAAATTCGTACAAACATTTATCGTTACAGAAGTGACGTAAGTGTTAATGAAGCAGCACAGAACTATCTAGATATCATTGAGAAGATTCAGGAAGTAACTCGGACGTATTACACTTATCTGACTTCGTATCCTGAAGACGAACGTGCACAATTTAAAACTAAGTCGGAACTGGTTAACTATAAGCTCAATGAGTTTTATACGTTGCTAGAATCCAAACAAAAGGAAATTAACATTCTTAATCTAAATAAACAGCATGACTTGCAAGCTGTTAAGATTGAGCTTGATGAACTTAAATATAATCGTGTTAAGTTATTGAACAGTTTATTTATGTTCAAGGTTTTGGATAGACCTATCGAGTACTTCCGTAATGATATCTTGAAACTCGAGGTATCTTTATTTGAAGTGATTAGAACGATTCCTTTAAATGAGAATAAGAAATTCTCTAAAGAACGCTATGAAAATATATTAAATCGTAAACAAGAATGTTTGACTGAACTGAATAAAGCTATCACGAGAGAAGCAGAGGTTAATCGTGATATTCAACATCTTGTTACTCATAAAGAAAATGTGATCTGTCCTAATTGTTCTCATGTATGGTCTCCGTTAGATACGGATGTCAATATGAAACAACTTAAGATTGAACATAAACATCTTGTTGAAACTATTGCTAAGCTTCAAGCAGAACTTGTACAACTGGATAAAGAGTTGACAGAACTTCTTGAATACTTCGCACTGTATAAACAATACTCCATTCTGCGTAATGCGACATATGACAATCTTAGACCTATGTGGAATTTGATTGATCAACGTGAATATATCTTTAAAGAACCGAATGCTATCGGTGTTATGTTTAGAAATGCAACTATTGAAATTGAACAGTTAGCAACTGCTGAAGAAATGCGCAAACGTATCGAAGAGTTAACTAAGAATGTTGAAGTTCTTAGAGCAATGAAAGATACTAATGTTGAACATATTGAAAGTGTTATTGAAGAAATCAATGATGAGATCACTGGTCTTTTAGCTGAGAAGGATGAGTTAACAGATCACATTCGTAACAACGAGATCTCTGTATCTGCTAGTAAGCTTTTAACTACTGCTAGAAGCATGCTAGAAAGCGCTACAAGCAGTTTACAAGATGCAAACATGTCGTTCACTACCGAAGAGGTTTTAAACGTCATAGAGAGCGAACTTAGCAAATATAAGGTTATTCTCATTGAAACTGAGCGTGAGATTAACAACTATAATAATATCAAATATACAATTGAAAAGTATAAGAAAACGATTGATGACATTCAGTCGAATATTAAAGTTCTGGATATTATTCTAGACGAGCTTTCTCCGAAGAACGGTTTGATTGCAAAGTCTGTGAGTAGTTTCTTGAATATTATCATTGAGAATATCAATACGATCATTAATACTGTTTGGGATTACAAGATGATCCTGAAAGCTATTAATGTGGAAAGTGAAGTATTAAATTATAAGTTTAAAGTTGAAGTTGAAGATAAAATCACGATTGAAGATATCGCCAAGGTATCGTCAGGAATGAAGGAAATCATCAATCTTAGCTTTAAGACTTTATTGTATAAACTATTGAAACTTGAACACTATCCTGTGTTCCTTGATGAGTTTGGAGTTAAACTTGACAAGGTTCATAGAAGCAAGATTAGTGAACTAGTATTTAAAATGATGAATAGTAATTATTACAGCCAGATCTTTTTGATTACTCATATTGAAACATCGTATGCGATCTTTAAAGATGTAGAAGTTCTTGAATTAGGATAACAAGATAAGACGAGGATTGCTCCTCGTCTTATCTTTATTAGTTAATACTTGATGTAATGATAAATTCCATTAATGTCTGTAGATGACATATCTGGAAGTTTAAAGGTTGTCGTAGGATCGACAGCTTCTAATGGAAGAACAGTGCCATCATAATACTGGCTGTAATCATTAGAACCTTCAGAAATAACAGCTGTAAACACAGTGGAGGTATGAGAACCAGAATTTACACCACCAAGCATATAAATACGATTATTTGTCGCAATTAAGGATGTTCCATAAAGATTAAATGGCAATGATGTTCCAGTTACCCAGCTACCTAAAGTGCCGTCTGGTAAAATAGGAGCATGATAGACATTGGCAAAACCTGAAGAACCATTATGGCCACCGATCATATAGACACGATTTTTACTAACAAAACCGCATGACCAATGGCTACCAGTTGGTAATGTTCCTGCTGATGACCAAACACCTAAAGAACCGTCAATATTTATTACAGCTGTATAAATAGTAGAGATAATTCCACCATTCCAGCCACCTAAGAGATAGACACGATTTTTAGTAACAACAGATATAGAATATCCGATTGTAACTGGTAAAGAATCACCAGTATTCCAAGAACCTAAAGTGCCGTCATTACCAATAGTTGTCCAATACACTGTTGAAAGAGCACTAGTACCATTATTAGACCCACCTAAAACATATAAACGATTTCTAGTTACTATGATTTGTGAAACACAATTTGCGCCTGGCAATGATGTTCCAGATGTCCAACTACCTAAAGTTCCATCGGCATTGATAGGTGCTGTATAGACATTAGCCGTATAGGCTGAACCATTATAACTACCAATTAAATAAACACGGTTCTTGGTAACAACTGCCTGTGATCTAGATACAGGTGCCGGTAAGCTATTTGTTGTAACCCATGTACCCAAAGTACCGTCAGTATTGATAGGCGCTGTATAAACTGTAGAAATAACATTATTACCAATATCTCCACCTAAGAGATATACGCGGTTCTTGGTAACAACTGCTTGTGAAACACCAACAGAAGCTGGAAGAGCTGTTCCAGAAGCCCAGCCAGTAATATCAGTGGACTGTGAATTATTTATTTGATACTGTTGACGCCACGGTTGTCCAGAACCTGGCATTAAATAGTTATTTGTTGTGTCTTCGTAATAAACAGAATAATCATTCTTTCCGCCATTTACACTGACATAATAAACAGATTGTAAATAAACAACACCATTAGCGCCACCAATTAAATATACTTTGCTTTTAGTGGCAAAAATTTGTGACACATTAATTGTTGTTGGCAGAGCGCTAACTGTAGTCCATGTTCCAAGTGTTCCGTCTGGATTTATGACACAAGCATAGACAGTTGATATGACTGTAGATCCGGAAGAATTACCACCAATCATATATAATGTATTTTTTGTAACAAATATTTGTTGATATTTTACAGGACCAGGCATAGAAATACTATAAGTACTCCATGTTCCAAGTGTTCCATCTGGATTAATAGGCGCTGTATAGATAGTGGACAACACTGTTCCGCCTGTTGTTTCACCACCAAATATATAAACTCTATTTTTAATAATAGCATGTTTAAAATAACAAACTTGAACTGGTAATGATGTGCCAGTTGACCATGCACCGATAGTTCCATCTGCATTTAAAGTTGCTGTGTAAACTGAATTAAGATAACCAGTGTTATTATAGCCACCAAGAATATAAACACGATTCTTGGTAACAAAAATTTGGTGTCCACTAATATTAACAGGTAATGTACCGTTATTTTCCCAAGTGCCAATGGTGCCGTCACTATTAATTACTGCAGAATAAATTGTATTTAAATGGCCGCTTAAACCATAACCACCAAGTAAATATACACGATTTTTGGTAATAATAGCTTGTGACACACCAATTGCTAAAGGAAAAGCTGTACCAGTAGACCAAGCACCTAAAGTACCATCAGAGTTAATCGGAGCAGTATAAACTGTAGAAGTGTAAGCTGAACCATTATAACCGCCTATTAAATATACGCGATTTTTAGTAACTATTAAATTACTCCAGCCTGCATTGGAAGGCAAATTAGTTCCAGCTGTCCAAGAACCAAGATCACCTGTAGGAATGTTATTAAATTCATACTGTTGTTTCCAAGGTTCACCTGATCCAACTATATTGTAATTAGTGTTAGAATCACCGAGAATAGCATAAAGATCGGAATAAGTTGTTTTACTAACTTCAGCACCGTTACACTTCAAGAAACCAGTAGGTGTAGTGGAATAAGCTTTGCGAACAATATCCCCTGTCTTAGCAGCGGACAAAGAGTTAGTCATTCCGTCAACATACTGTTTCGGAACCATATGTTCGCCAGATCCAGGATTACTGGAAAGAATAAGTTCTCCGGTCAACAAACCACCAGAAACACTGATAGCATCTGTTATTCCGTAACCAGCTAATGTCGTAGGTTTACCAGTTGTAATCTTATCAAAACTAATATTAGGAATGTCAGTATTACCAACACCAGTACCGTTGGTTACGCGACCTTTGGCATCGACAACAACTTTACCATATTCACCAGCTGTAACACCGGTATTAGATAAGTTCATTGTGTTTTGACCAGCTTCACTAGTAACATCACCAGAGAAAGCTGGAAGTCGTGTAATAGGTAAAGTGCCGGCAACAATGTTACTAGCATTTAAAGCCTGAACACCGTTATCAATATAACGTTTTGTTGCAGCTTCTAACGGGACCTGTGGGTCTCTTGATAACATCAAAGGACCTGATAGTGTGCCGCCACTAGCATCTAATCCGCCTTGTGACTGACCACCACTTCTAAGTGTATCAATTTTCATTTAAAGACTCCTTACTGAAGATGTTGTGTTATTACCAAGAAGCTAATTTATTAGCTTTAGCCTTATACTCAAGACCTTTGAGAATATCGGCGTACAGTGTTCTGCTATCTTCAGTAGCGAAGTTAGTTGACATATTATTTTGCAGAACTTTCTTGAGGATTGTACGATCCACGACTGAATCTGTCAATTCGGTAATAATCATACTTTCTGTTGCGAGCTTTTCCAAACCAGGAGTATGAGCTTTACAAGCAACATTAATACCAGGTTCAATCACATGGTCCCATGTAATGATATTGGTCAGAATACGTTCAACACGACCATTTCTATGTTTGTTTTCTGTCAAACCACGAATAGAGAATGCAGCATTCTGTTTCGGATTTTCCAGAGCAATCTGAAGGGCATTAGCCTTAGAACCGGCAGGTTTAACCTTGCCGATAATAGCAATCATTTCTGGGTTGTTAAACTGAGGATTATTCTTACCATAGTTAAAGTCAAGACTCAACTCAGCAATATGACCACAAACATTGCCTTCATCAATCGTAATGATACGTTGATAAAACTGTTCCATCGTCATCGCCGGTTGTTTCTTCGGATGACCAAGCTCAGCATACAACGAACCATTCTTAATACGACGCATTAAGTGTGATGAATTTTCGAACAACTGAAGAGCACCTTCAGCGGTATAGAACTCACCAGCACTGTTATATGTGTTCAGAGCACCGAGCACCATGGTGTAATAACCATCAGCATCAGGCTTCAGGATACCGCTCTTATCGTTACTAGAAAAGATGGTTTCCGTAAATTTTACGACATCCATTTTATCACCTTATACTTAAAAAAGTCTGAGAATTAAGATCAAAAGATAAAGAATCACCAGAGGGAGCTACCCTCTGGTGATATCTTATTAACCTTGATTTAACTCAAACATAACAGAATCAATTCCGTATGTTGTAGCCTCCATGATAGAGGTAATAATTTCTCTTGGTGTCTTACCTTTTTCAAGTTCGGACTTTGCTAAAGCCTTGATAGCTTCAACAACTTCATCTTTTTCAAAATTACCAAAGGCTGACATTTATATCTCCTAATTCATGGCTTGAGAGATGTAGACCATCGATAAACAATTCTTGACCAATTGTAGCAAATCCTTACCACAATTATCGAACTTATATTCTCTTGTTTTTACCCTAGGAATATATTCACAGTTCCATACCCCACCACTACAATGCAGAGTAATTTCACCATACATCTTTAATTCTTCTAGAATATCTTCAAGAGTTCTATTCTCGACGTGTTCTTTTATCAGATTGCCTGCATCATAATGAGACAGTCTTCCCATTGTTTATTTTCTATTTTTCTTTTTGGACTTTTCAGCGATCTTTTTACGCTTCTTGTCTTTAGCTTTTTGTTCAGCTGATTTTGTATACTCTTTCTTATTACGAATAGACTCTTCTAAACGAGCAAGTTGTTCTTTACGTTTCTGATTTTCTTCAGGAGACAGATTAGGATCATCCTTATAATTGTTCATTGACTGCATATGACGAACATCACGCATGTTGCGCGGAAGATGATCAGGAAGAGGCTCTTCACCAAAGTGAATAAACTTCTTCAGATCGCAATCAGGATTAGGAGGTTGAATGTTCATTTTGCATTCCTTGTTTGGTTAATTTGTTCAATAGTGTCATGAAGTCTAATCATACACTCAATAACAGCTTTCTTATGTGTTTGGTTTTTGAATTCAGAAGCAACTTCCAATTTAGCACCAATCACATTAACATAGAAATCTAAACTACAGTACCAGCCATTACCCATCCAGCTAAGCCTGTGTTGACCATACTTAACAAGTTCTTCCAATAGATCTTCCAGACTACGATATTCATAATCTCTATATCTAGGATCATCCTCTACATCATTTTTAAGTTTAGGTACTTTGATCTTATCCTTACCTGAAAATAATGCTGTTACCGATGAAACCATAACTATTCCTCGATAAATATTCACTCAATATCAAAAAAAGTAAAAAACTACTAGAGGGATTTCTCCCTCTAGTAGTCTTATATGGATTACTTCGACATGTTGGTAACAGCAGTACGACCAACAGCTTCAGTCCAGGACTTATAACCATTAGTGTTAGCTGCAGCAACGTCAGGAGAAATCTTATTAACGAAAGCCGGACGCATAAACGGATCAGCATTCGTTGTATTGATGCTATCAAGAATGGTCTGTGCAAACTGGTTCACACCAAGACCGTACTGAGAGATACCAGAGAACTCGATATCCAGCGTCAGCATTTCTTGCGAGGCAGTCAGATCACGCTTACCAGTAATGTCACCGTTTGCAAGCGGGAACATATTGGTGGTGATCCAAGCCTTATCGATCTTCTTATGCATCGGGTCCGGCTGCATGAACAAGCATGTAGCAGAATACCAGTCAGCAAGAAGGTCCTTGACTTCGGCCTTACCCATTGTTCCAAGCAGAGCATACTTGGTTTCAGGGTCCATCAAGCCATAACGAATCCAGTACTCGAGAAGAGTCTGAATCGGGCGACCGTACTTTTCAATGAAGGTGAACTTCGGCTGCGAACGTTCACGAGTAACGTTAACAACTTCTTGTTGCTGTTCACCAGCACCGCCAACGGGATGCTCTTCAACATCAACCTTCAGACCAGCATTCATGCCGTCAATGGAACGAGCATGCAGCTCAAACAGAGCTTTCAGACTCGAAATCCACTTCTGGCTATCCGGCATGACGGTAAACATTCTCGGAGCTTCTAGAAGGATACAAATCAGAGGACGAGAGATATAAGCCTGATTACTGGTGTATTCAGACAGGTTGGGTGCCCAACCATGCATACCACCATTCTTCAGGTCAAGAATAGGACGATCAATGTCTCTGGTGTAAGCACCAGTAATAAGGGCGTCAGTTAAACGTGCCATGTTCGTATTCTCCTATTAAGCAGCCAAATCAGTCATACGATAAGCTTCAACGTATGTCGTCATCACGGTCTTCATGTTGTTGGCATAGATCTTGATAGGCAACGTCCAGCTATAGCCACGGAGATTATCCAGCTCAGTAACAGTAGCATTCGGTTGAATAACAAACTTGCCATCGAACTTGTCCTTGACCAAATTGGCAACGAACAGGTTGACTTGCTCTTCCAGCTGAGCATTCGTCAGGCTGATTGAACCTGAGAATTCACGCCAAGCAGCATGCGCAACCTTATTCAGGTATGCAATAGCCACAGCCGTGAAGAAGCTGTTAAGAACAGAAGTATCGTTTTCGTATACGGTTTGCAGAGCCGGGAAGAATTGCGTACCAACCTTGTAGTTAAGCACGAAGTTCAGACCGGTACTCCAGAGAATATTACGGGTTGAAGCAGGAACCCAAGTAACATCGATATTCTTCAGCTGAGTAACGATGCTGAGCGGAGCACGGTCGAAGGCAAAGCCGTTCTTCCAAGCACCATTCTTAGCACCCATGTAACGAGCAGCCTTATGAGCGACTTCGTATGTCAGCGGAACACGCTCAATGTAGAGCGAGTTGATCAATTCACCAGAACCACCGCAGATGATACCACGCATAACCGGGGTACCGAAAGTAGCAGATTCAGGATACAGTTCGATCATGGTCTTCAGAGCAACACCGACTGAGTATTGGTCAGCCAGAGTGATAGAAGGAGCGTCATGAGCATATGTCGACCAGCACACAAACGTGTCTTTACGACGAGCGATAAACTTAGCCAGAGTCTTCTTCGTAGCCAGTGTGAAACCGGAGTCATAAATCATCGACTCAGGATGCATGACCAGATCGTTATACTCGTGCAAGCTATTGTTATAGTTGTCCAAATCAGCAGCAACCAATGAATCGAGCAGATCTGCATCGATAGTACCATCAGTAGAACCAGACAGGAACAGATTTGTATTCTTCGTCAAACGAATAGAACCAACCAAATCAACCAGCTTAGCTGTTTGATAAGGAGAACCATTGGAACTTGTGAATGACAAGAAGTTCAGAGCGTAGATATTCTGTTCAGAGTTATTGATAACATCATCACGATGTGAGTCAGAAATAACCTTTTCAGCGTTATAAAGAGCTGTCAGAACAGTAGTCAGATTAGCATTGTAAACGTAGGCTGTACCCAGATCGGTCGATTGTGCAACCGGCAGATCGATGTATTGATCTTTGACGACCTTTTCCATGTCGATAACAGCGCCACTGGCAGGATCAGTGCCCTTAGACTTAGCAACAAACTTGGCAGTAGATGCACCGAAGCTGTTCAGAACAGGGTTGGTCTTACCAGTCAGACTGTCAACCAACTTGACCATCTGGAAGTAGAACGGATACATGTTACCGTCATTCAGGATGTTTGACGGGAACGGAGCAATATCAGATTCAAGAGCAGCGAACAGACGAACAGCCAGTTTATTACCAGCTTCACCAGCATCGGCAGCAGCGAATTCGAAAATAGGATATTGAGTTGACTGAGTCGTGCCGTCAACTTGCAGACCATTGCGCTGAGTCAGAAGACCACGCTGGTATTGACCAACGTTAGCGACAGTCTTATCGATAACCCAAGCAACCTTGTGACCAGCAACCAGAACAGGATTATTACTCGAGTCTAATTGAGGAACAGGTTGACCATTGGTGTCCAGATCAAGAGAGCCATCTGCATTCTTTACATACAGAGGAACTTGAGTCGGAAGAACGTCAAGGTACAGGGCCAGATTAGCCGTGTCCTTAGCATCCGGAGCAACCAGACGGTGCACAACACAGTTGTTACCAGCAGATGCAATTGTCTGCAAGAACGGAGTCTGGTGTGTGTAGTACTTCTTGTTAACGTCGAAGGTATCGTCGCCGTACAACTGGGTTAAAGAAACCGAATCGAAGTCAACATACTGCGGACCTACTTGACCCTTTTCAGCGAAGATAAAAATCTTCGGAAGATGCTGAGGGATCTCAAGCGGAGCCTGCGGTACAACTCTGGTGGAAAGATCACGAGTACCTTGATCAATCACCATCGGTGCTGCATTTAAAATATCTGTCATGTTCAACTCCTAGACAAAAAAGGGAAACTCTTTAAGCATGTTTTGATGATATAAAATCACACTATTTTCAAAAGGAAAACATCATGATTCTTATCGAACCATATGACTTCAAAACTCTTAAACTCCTAAACAACTCTCAAACTGTTTTTAACATTAATAAATATATTTCAATTGACTACGCCTTTATCCGTGAAAAGGAGAAGGTGCAGATTAAACCTTTCGAAGATGAATATGTTAAGCTGACTCCTGTCATGCTTTATGGGTTGAGTGATGTTGAGAAGGATATTACGCCATTTAATCACCCAATTATTAACAAAGATGCGAAGTGGATCGCTCTTGATTTAAGAAACGTCGTTAAACTTAGCTCTGACAAAGAAAGCTTTGAAGTCAGAAATGATAGTGAGTACAATCTTTCATTGCAGAGATTTATTCTTACTGGTATGTGGGCTGTCGGAAAACAGACTTCTCTGTATGGTCTTAAGTTCCCACATTTTTGCTTTGCCAGTTGGTTATCAGAAAATTTAACTAAAAAGTTTGGTCTAGATCTTAACAATCAACTTCAGCTCCGAGTTCTGGGGCTTATTTATTACTCTAAGTTGTTTACAAACAACTATGATCAAGATGATTTCGGTAAACTCATTGTTCGTCTTAAAGAAGACATCATGGTTCCAAAGCTCATTGAAGAAGTTTATGAGAAGATTGGTGAACTGGAAAACATCGATGATTTCTGTAAAGCTTGTTATGACGTGACAGGTAATATTCGTCTGAAGAATCTGGATGCCAATGTCTTAATCAACACTCTGGCTAATAACTGGATTGGTTTGAATGGCAAGGAACTTGTTCTTCTGTCGTTGGAACATCCGCCTACATGGATCTCTTTAGTCTATGCTGCTCTTACTCAGAGGTCTTTCAGCAAGAATGTCATTGGTACTATTGTTGAGAAACTCAATAAGAAGGGTGCAGGTGATGAGTTCTTGAAGGCTCTTGTCTATTTGACAAGAGAATACAAAGAGGATTGATATGAACAAACTCCAGAGGTTTGCACTCGAGAATATCTACTGTGCTCCTGGACAAGATCAACAGTTTAGCTTTTCTCTTGTTCGAGTTAATAAAGTTTATCAACCTGTAACTTCTGTTGTTAATGTCTATAACGTAACGAAAAGATTGCCAAACACACAGTATAGATATCATGTATTTGTAATTGGCAATCTTCATCCTCAGCTGCTGAATTTACTTCGCCAAGGCAAAGATTGGTTCAGAGATGTATGGGTAAAGGTTAGCGACGATATGGTTCTTCGTAATTACATTATGAAGATCTATAATGACAAGGGTGTGGTTTATCCAAGACAACATGTCTATTATTCGTTCATTGATGAAAACAGTATTGTTATTGCACTTGAATTTGAATACACATTGAAGCAAGCTTTTGATGTTGACTCATTTAAGTATATGCATGTTTATAGCAATAGTTGGTTTGCTAGTTCTGAGTTCATGACAACTGAAGTTCAGAATGGTATTAAACATGGCTTTGGTTTTGTATTTAACAATGCAGACAAACTAGCTTTGCAAAATGAAATTAATAACTACGAACAATTCGGCGGTAAAGCAATTGTTTATGTAAATGGTTATTACACTGATAACCTTAATTTAAATATTCCTAACAGTAGTTATATTGAATATGTTTATGATCAGTCGATCATCTCAAAAGAGAAATTCACGATTGGTGATTTGAGAACATTTGACTCTGAAAAAGATAACAAACTAAAATATCTATTGTTCCGTAATAACATTATTGACACTATTCAGTTTAAAGATGATACAGAAGTTTATGTCAGTAATGACAATGAACTTGTGACAAAAGGTTTATTCTTTTATCAACATAAAGATTATGCTGTTCGGAATGTCACAGATAAAGATTTCTCTTTGTATGTTTCATTCGTCAATAACACAGCGCAAGAAATTACCAATCTAACTACTGGAGCAATTCAGGATAAGGTTGTTGTCTTATACACACGCAAAGCAGGTGTGACAAAGAATCTAGTTTATAGTGCTCCAAAAATGCATGAACTTTATAAACTTCCTCAGAATGTAGAGTTGGATGTTCTATTGAGTAGCGGTAGTAGTATTATTGACTTTAGAGCTGAAACACTTGAAAATAGTGATTACTTTAAAGTCTCTAATCTTTCTGCTATTAAGAATCTCACAGTTGATATGGCTATTGGTGCTATGGGTTATGGTGGTATTTCATATTACTTTGCTCAAACACCTATTCTTCCAGACGGTGAAAATACTTATGTAGATGTTCCTGTGCTTTATCAGGAAAATTCATTAGCATTTGAATATAACAATGTCGGTGAGTTTACTGGTTGGTTTACTACATCTGGTTCTATTTATCCTTTTAATAGTGATTCAACAACGCAAGTTGAGTTTTTATATGGCAGAATGCCAGATGACTTTGGTCGTCTTTTAGGTAACACTGAAACAGTTACACTTTTACATGATGAATATCGTATTCTGTCCGCTTATTTTAACGGAGTTTCACGAATCACGAACTGGGAAGATATTACATCTGACACTAATCGCTGTAATATCAGTAATGGTCAACTCACGATAACAGAGTCAGAAGGTTATAAGGTAAAGATCGTTTATCTTAATCAACCTAATGTTTATGACTTAAATCTTTCATTGGTGGATGGTGTTTTACATTTCCCGTTATCTATTACAGAAGATCGTGGAACAGGGTTACAAACATTCCCTATGGATGTTCCTCCGTCACATCTTGAAATCTACTTAAATAAACGTAAACTAGTTCACGGATTAGATTACTTTATTGATTTCCCTTATATCTCTATTTGTAATAAAGAGTATGTTGATCCATATGTCGAAGGGCAGGATATTCATATTCGTGCTTATGGTATTACTTTAGATAAAACACAAATTAATGCTCATGAGAAAACTGGTTTTGTTAACCATGGTGTTCTTTTAAGAAATAATTATTTCGATATCAGAGATGATCGTGTTATCTCTATTTATGTTAAAGGTCTTTTGCAGAAACGTGACACTGTTACTTTCGCTGAAGAAGATAACACAGTTCGTATGAATAACCCGATCAACGGTTATCCTTATACAATTAAAGAACCATTTATTCCTTTAAAGTCTATTAGTGGTAAAGACACAATTCCTTTATTTGAACAGGATATTGCTAAAAATAAACGCATCTCTGATTTGTTTACTTTAGTATTTCCTGAACCTCCTATCAATCAGACTAATGTGATTGCTGATCATTATTATGTCTTCTCTCCATTGGTTAGTAAGATAATTGCAGATATGCTGGATGAAAATATTTCTCCAAGTCTGTACATGACACCTTATAACGATGGAACTATTGTTACATTGTTAGATCAACAACCTTACAAGCAATTGTTAGCACTTGATCCGATTAAGCACAATATGCCAGATAACCTTGTTGAGATTCATCCTCATTATGGTGCTGCGTCTATTAATTTGAATCTGTTCCAATATAGATTCATCAGCAATATTATTCGTTTGATTACTAATAATAATCCTAACCGTATTAATATAAGCGGTTACTTAACTGTATCAGCATAAAATAGTTACCAGAGGGATTATTCCCTCTGGTAACTTTACGCAAAAAAAAAAAGAATAACAGCCTGGTGTTACCCAGGCTGTTATGATTACTTGCTGGCTTGCGTCAGCTTGTAAACCATGCTCCAGAGACGTGACCGCTGGTATTTGTCACCAGGCAGACAATGTCCACTAAAGCTTTCCTTCAGGAAGTTCCGAACCCTGATCTTGGTTCCGTAATCATGACACAACTGGATGTCGATCTTCTGACAATCTTCGTGGTGTTCAAAATGACGTTGACCGTAATCTCGAGCTTGTTCCTCACAATAACAAAAGTGCTTACTTAACACTTTCGTCGTCATGGGGTCGAGGTAATCCTGAACTGCCTCGTTGAGCTTGTAACCAATTTCAGACAAGAAGTCTTCGATTTCCTGCGAGTAGCAAGTAATGAAGTCCCAGTCTGATTCTTGGGTAGCTCCACCAAAGAACCGACTACCGGTCAAGTTGAACTCAAACTTCGAATTCTCCAAGTCCAGAAGAGCCTGTTGCAAAGGCGAGAGGAAGGTGTTGGTGTCGTGCAGCATGGTGTTTCTCCTTGTCAAGTACCCTGACCACGGGTCGTGGTGAAGCTTATATAAATATTAATTAACGATTAATGTTAACTAACTTGACTTGAAGGACAACAAACAACACAACTTACATCACTTAATATATATGTAACCAAATAAAATTCAGTTACTATTTATCTTACCAATTTAGGTAGAATAAACATATCCACATTTTTCTTAAGATCATCAATCGTACCATCATTAAATAAAGTATGATTGAACTTATAACCAATCCAATCGCGTTCAGAAAGATGCACATCCTGATTAACGAAGTTAGGTGATTTAGAGTGTTTTAAATAAAACTTATATAAAGCTTTTTCCCAATTAGTGCTAAGCTTATTATGGTTAAGAGCAGACTGATACCAAGCAGGTAGTGGTCCTCTTGTTACCTGTAAAGTTAATGCATTTAGTTCTTCAAGCATATATAACTCAGGCATGAATCTTGTATCCGAAATTACAATGTTATCAGAATCTGATAATTTCATAAGGGCTTTTTGAACATTATAAACCCAGATGTTATCATTAAACTTATGACGGAGTACTTCTGTTCCTACACGAGTGAGAGCATATCTCGGTGTGAAATTAGGGATACCTAGTTTTTCACTCCACCATTCGTCAACAACATCACGTTGTTTTCTTGCTTCTGGAGTTTTGCCTTCAAGCATCTCTCTATCCCATTGGAACATAGCAGCCATGGTATCTTTAAGAGCAAACCCAAATGAGATTTGCTTAAACCCAAGACTAGAGATTAGGTAGTCTGCAATGGTATCCTTACCCGATCCAATTAATCCAGTAATTGAAACTATCATTTTATACCTTTCTGTTACAATGCGGGTCAAGACCGATACGTATTCTGAAATCACGTATATCTTCTCGTGGCTGAGATTCCCATTTGTCATCTAACATTTTTAGATAACGTTCTGTTAATTCTCTAGCAGTATTATCATGAGCTAACCATCTAGCGTCAGACATTACTTCTATACGTAAATAGTGAAGTTGTAATTCCGCATTCCACTTACGTTTGCGTTGCCATTCTTTAAATGCGGCCTTTGCTAACTGAAACCAAGAGACTTTCATACCGGAACCTCTCTTGAAACAAATTGCATTCGGTAAGAACCATTCTTAGATCGATGATCTCTTTCACAGAACTCTTTAATCGCCTGATAATGTGTTTTACCATCACTGGCATCTGTAGAAAGGCCAATGGTTCCACCTTTCCAGCTACCTTTTTCTGTACCCGTCTCTTGATCAAATTCAATATCTAGACGACGATAAATACGATTTGGCGTGAACCAGGATAACCACTTAAACCATCCTTCACCACGTTTATAAATAGATTCTTCGATAACAGTCTTTGCTTTAACTTCTGTACCATCATAATCTCTTAAAACAAAAACAACAGCGGGACATACTTCTTTAGCTTTTCTTAGCGTATCGAAGTAATCCATACCCTTGAGACCTTTTTCATTTTTGATTTCATAGTGTAATTCATTCTTATCGTCATACAAACGAAATGCTGTTGTACGAAATTGAGTCCATGGAAGATGTCTTGACCACGTTTTATCGACAAGAGGAACAAACCCTCTTTCAGGGTCATTAATTTCACCACGTTTATAAGTTAAGAAACCATCCTTATCAACATGGGTATGATGATTATGTTCATTCTGAAAACCATAGAAGATTTGTAAAAAACCTTCATGAAGAGAAAATCCATAATCCTTAGAAAAAGAATAGTCGTACCAATCACGACCCATTCTAGCAATTGTGTTAGGGTCCCATGCGGCTTTGACACGATATGTCACACGCTTAACAATCTGTCCAAGATAAACACGAAACACCCAACCAAATATCCAAACAGTTAAAGATGCTTTTACACGACTTTCATGATCGTCGTGATCATCATCGCCTTCACCACCGTTACTACTTAGAACAACACGGAATGCATTCCAGCTAGACTTACCATATGTGATAGGTCCAAACTGTTTGTCATTATCTGTCAAACGTCCCATTGACATCTCCTTAGTAAAATTCACTTAATGAAAAAATAAATAAAAAAACAAGAGAGCATATGCTCTCTTGTTCTTAATGGAAATTTAAATTAGGTTTAATGAAATTAAAGATCTTTTCAATAATTTCACAAGACGCTAAATGAGAACTCATATCTCTATTAATAGGAACGATAATTGTATTTTCGCAAAATATACCATGAAAAATTTTATCGCTAAATGGTTCATTGCGTTCAGTTGTAATTTTTTTATAATTTACAGACGACTGTCTAAAATAAATTCTTGTTGCTATATGACTTAATGTAGGTGTTTTTTCAATAAGTTCTTTTATTGTGTCATAATGTTCTTGTGTGAATAACGGATTATCACCCATGACCATTTCTTGACATGAATCACCTTGTTTAAGATTGTCAATAATAAACTGGTTCATGTCACCCAGACTCCTTCTTAAATATTCTTGACAAAAATTTTATTCTGTTTATCTTAGGTTTTAAATAACTAAGATCTGCTTTTCTAATATGCTCAAAAGCAGCTACTATGAACATAACGAACACAATAGCTGCAATTAATAAAAGAAAAGCCAGAAAGAATTTCATTTAAATCTTGGTAGCTGCCAAAATAACAACAGCAATAGCCAGAGAGAAAATAGAAACAGCAATCAATGCATAACCCGAACCTTCGGGAGTCATCTTTGCTTTACGGAAATATTCTTCAAGATCGATATAATCCACCAGAGCTTTACGACCTAAGTGAAGAACACCAATATAAAGAATACTTGTAACAAGAATGATTAAAGTGCTAAGAACACCAGCACCAAAAGGAAGATTACGGATTAAGCCGGAATCAGGATCAGATAACAGAAGAACTGCCACAACAAGAATAGAACCAATACCAAGGAATACATTACGAAAGCGCATTTTTAATCTCCAGAACAAAAAAGAAAAAGGGTATCTCACTTAATTGTGAGTTAGTTTAATTTAAAGTGATCAGGTACTTTTAGATAACCAGGTAATTCAATACTTCCTTGAAGATCAGTTAGACCACAACCACCTTGTAAATAAATCCTACCATAAACTAGACCTGGTTGTGGAACAATAATTGTTCTGGTAGAATATACTTGTTTATAATCTAAAACTTTACTGTAAGATTCTTTAAGAGCATTCCAGAATACAATAGGAATAACTTTAAATTTAGATTCATAAAGAAGACCTGGTTCAAATGCAATCTTAACTATTACTGCACAAAACGATTCAAACAAAACAACAGCAAACAAAACTGTAAAAGGTCCAGTTAGAAGACGAGCAATTAATTCAATACCAGAAGCTTCAAAGTTATGCTGAGCAAGTCGAATAAAAGAATATAACATTCCCAAAGCAATCAAGAAGAAAGCTTTGTCAACATTGTATTGCCAATTTTCATTGTTGAATACAGAGTACTCAAACTTAATTTCTTCATTACTCATTTTCTTTCCTTTAAATAGGAGAATCAGCTTTAGCGACAAAGCTTTCAAAAGTCGGAAACCGTGGTTTATCTTTACTTCCCTTAGGAAATAACTTAAATTTAATCATCATTCCAGGAAGCTTGTCTCTTTCCTGATAAAGTCTGATTTTCTCAGCTCTAGGCAAATTACCAGCAGCGACAACACACTGACTGTTTTTCTTAGCAATCAGTCTTTTGGACCAAGGATCATAAATATTCTTCACAAGTTTACAGAAGAACTTACCGATCTCAGCCGAAGCTACTTTGCGCTCGTAGTGAATTTCATCACCATCGGCATCATACAACTCTGTCGGCTCAGGTAAAGGATTAGTCTTATATGCCGGAGCAACACTGAGTATGATAGCTTCTTCAGAAATGAAACGCTTTATTCTTAAGAACTCACCTTCTTCGGAAGACACACCTTCCTTATAAGTAAGTCTAGGATTACGAATTACAATACCTTCTTGATTATTCTTTAGCAGATGTTCCTCATAATGAAGAATTTCTTCTATAGTAGTCACTCGAATATATTCCGGCATGATAAACTGAGGATTGTTTTGAGAAAACAGTTCCAGGTTAGCAAGCCGATCTTCAAAAGGAAACTCTGCTAGTGCAAAGTTGTCAATAAGGACACATCTGTGATGTTCCTTTTTATTATACATGTTAATGAATGCTGTCGTCTTTCTGCAGCAGTCAATAGGATCGTAGTTACCATTTTCATCGGTAACAATTAATTCAAACTCTTTACCTTCGTATTCTTCTTTTCCGTAAAGTGTTTGTAGGTTCTTATTAGTAATAGGAATCTTAGACTTTCCTAACAGTTTACCATTTTCCACATAACAACGAACACCGTCATATTTGATCATGACAATTAGTTCGTGATATTTATTAAGTAACTGGATAAGTTCTTGTTCGGTCGTGTCTACTGCTCTTTGCGGTTTGTTCATGATGTACCCTCTCTTTAGGTTATCATTCGATTATAAATGAAATAAAAAATAAAAATTTTTTGATTATTTAACCTTTAAGGGGAAACCTATGACTTTAACAGAATGCATGAATCATGATAAGTATTGTATCGGAAGAACAGATATGAAGATCTGTGGTATGTGTAAAAGTAAAGCCGTTAATGATCATATTGACTCTTTACCTATAGATCAACAAGTTGAATTAAAACAACTTCTTCCTATGGTTAGTAATTTAACATGTAAAGCAACTAATGGTAGCTACTATACTTCTAAAGCAAAATAAAATATACACCACCATTACTGGTGGTGTATATCTCTTTGTTTGTTTGGTGCCCCGAGTCGGAATCGAACCAACGCCTGAGGATTACAAATCCACTGCACGACCTTCATGCTACCGGGGCACGCAATTACTTACTCAGATTGTCTGTGATAGCAGAGGTTTGAGAAGCTTGCGCCTTCAGTGTTTTACTGAAGTTATTTAAAGCTGAGAGAGCATCATGCCAAACACTTGATCCGCCTGACACAGCAAGACCAACAAGAATTGACACAACAATAGGATCAAAGTTAAACAGCTTGAACTCAGGTGGTTGAACCACCGAAAGAACAATACCGCAAGCAAACGTGATCAATTGATACACACTGCTATTAACATTCTTCTTTTCAAGATAAGCACGTTTAAGAATGTCTGTAACGCGTTCAGCGCCGACAGCAATCAAAGCAACGTACTGAATAAAGTCAACGATTTGATCCATAGTAATCTCCAAGTTATGTACCGAAATATTTATTTTTTAATAGAATGTGGCGGAGGCTGTGGGATTCGAACCCACGAGAGTCTTTCGACTCTGACGGTTTAGTAGACCGTTGATTTCAACCACTCATCCAAACCTCCGCAAAACTTACAAACTATTTAGTAGGTTGTTGGTTTTGTTTTTGTTCCTCGTCAGGTTTTTTAGGAACGTAACCACGATGATCATGCCAAGACATAAAAGTCTCCTTAAGCAAGAACTTCTTCAAGAATGTTATCACCTGAATCTTCGAAATCTTTAGGTAGTTTCTTCATACCACTATTTTCGGTATGTAAGTCACCTAGGACAGGAATATTCAGACCAGGGAAACGATAAAGAACATATTTATCTTCATCAGAAATTACAGTTGAAAGTCGATGTTTTCCTCGACGGATTGAAATGTATTTACGTCGTTTATGTGTGAAGAGATGCAAGTAGAGTTCAAGATCTAGTTCTTGATCGATAGTCTTACAACCATCGGTGTAACCCTTCTCTGCAATCTCATTAACGAATTGATGTTCAGGAACACCATTACGAATAAGTTGTTTAGCTTCTGTGGAAAGCTGATAAGGAGAAATGAAAGCGATATTACGTGCTGAACAGAAGTTACGAACACGACGAACGAGATCACGTTTATCTTGTCCAGCAGCACCTTGCAAACAACCTGTAGTAGGCATCTTCAAAAGGTAATCACACATCAGAACGTGAACAGCGTAACCTTGTGCTTCAAGTTCAATGATGTAATTAAGAAGTGACGAGAGAGTCCATTGCGATGGATCAACTCGCCGCATCTTGATATGGAATCCAGTAGCTGTAAGTTTGGCGTGAATGTATGCAGACATCTCAGCAGCAGATAGTTCACCAAAGTCACGAGCATTGACCGGTGTGCCTTCCATTGCTTTAAGATACTGATACATGAACTGAAGATTATTGGTTAGATTATCTTCAAATGAGATACGAACAAGCAGAGGTTTCTTACCAGCTTCTTGTTCTTCTTTTGTAGGAATAGGCGCATTCTCTGTCGCAAGTTGTATAAATGCAGACAAAGAGAAACCTGTTTTGTATTTATGTTGAAGTGCTTCAATACCAATACTCTCACCACGACGAATGCCGCCTTGGGTCATCGTATTGACGTCTTGCCATCCAAGTTTATAAACACCAGAGTTATCATTAAGACTTTTAACTTCTTCACAGACTGAAGTAATGGACTCGAGATTCTCAAAGTCAATTTCATTCACAACAGCCGGATCTTTCAATGTTGAGATTACACTAGTAAGTGGTTCAAGATCTGAAAGAGTTGTCTTAAGATAATCACTAAAGTTTGTGATCTTACCACGATTAAACTTTAGATCATAAGTTGCTTTGTTTAGAATTTCTATTGCAAGATGTTCTTTATAATAGTTATTCAGAAGTTTGATAAGAGATGTGATAATTCGTTTGTTAGAAGCATCATCATGGTCAGGCTCGATAGAGTCTTTAATAATACCTAAAAGCTTAGAATCATTTTCTAGAATAAGTGCAAGACTTTGATGGATTACTTCTTTCGCAATCTCATCTTTTTCTTCCAATAATTCAATAGCAAATTCTTTTAAACGCTTGATCGCGTTATGACCATTAAAATTGAATTCAGGTGCATCAGTCTTAATGGTGTTTAGGATCGTACGTGCGAGATCGTCATTGTCAGTATTTTTAACGAGACGAGAGCGGTAGATCAGCGTGACTATCTTTGAAAGAATAACTCGGCTATCCATGTTCTTCTCTTTATGGTAAATTTCATAGTATGCGACGACTATTAAAAAAAGAAAAAAAAAACACCAGGAGTTAACCTGGTGTTCTTCTTTATAACACTTTATTTTTTAATACTATCTCGCGGACTGGTTCACTTACTTGTCCTGTTACTATCCTGTATATTGGTTCATTGATGTGGTATGCTACTATCGGGCAACTTGATTCCAATCGATGTTTATGATACTAACACTTAAATGTTTCACTGCCTTCTTTTGTTACAATCGTTCGCGATGGTTCACTCTCCTAAATGTTACTTTCATTGGATGTGGTTCGCATTCATTTCTTGCTACTGGTCCATCAAGTGGCTCATTCGTATAACTCTGTTACAGTCATGACTTATGATTCACTTTCCTGTTTATGATACTTTCTACACTTATGGTTCGTTCTGTGAAGATGGTACGCTCTCCATAAATGACTCACACAACTTCATTGAAACTGATTGACGTGCAGGTTCACTTCCGCTTAATGTTACTTTCAGTAATGCTGGTTCATTCGAGTATGCTGATACTAACGCTGGAATTGATTCACTTACCTCCTAAGATACTATCTTTATAATGAGGTTCACTCGCCGAAAAATGTTACTGACAACATGTAGGGTTCAAACGAAAAATATGGTACTCATTCTTAACATGTTTCATTTTATTTCATTGATACAATCTCACGAATTGATTCACTCAAGCTTGCTGTTACCGATTCGAGCTTAGGTTCACTTTTGTATTCTGTTACTGTCGGTAAATATGGTTCATTCGTTTCCAGTGGTACTATCTCGAATATTGATTAAGCTACCACCCAAAAGGGTGGTAGCTGTTTACTGCTAGTTACGTGCTTCGATCATATGCGCATGCCCGAGGATTGCCAGTGCAAAAGGCTTCGGTGGTTCAGTGTTAAAGAGCCGGCGATACCATTCAGCGTGGAGATGTGATAAGAAGATCTTAACAGCCCAACGCCTGGCACGAGCATCAATCTGACCAGGAGGAAGTTTCCCTTGAGAAAGATGCTTATAAGCTTCAGTGGACTTGTTAACCTTCTGAGACAGCTCCTTAGCAAGATGAGTATTTTCACCACGCTCATTACGAGCAATTTCATATTGCTTTCGCTCGAGATAAAGCTTGCCATAGAAACAGTTTTCATTGCTTGACATTTTCATAAAGCTTTGGCCGATCTTCCAGCACAAAGTCTTCAGAGAAGCATTCCACGGACGCTTCTGACCCTTCTCCCACTTCTGAGTAGGATCAAGACCAGCATAACGCCAGATGTGTCCGGCAGTTTCAACAGTGATAACACCGCAACCAGCAGTGCAAGGCTCACCTTGCTTGCAGCTATGTTTGCCGCCGCCGACACACTTCCAGTGTTGCATGGAAATGTTTGCCAGAATACCAGCAGAAAGAATGGGACCGATGCCATAGATTTCACGCATCCAGCTACCCATCATGTGTGCTTCGGTGTACTTATCCAAAGCACGGACAATTTGTTTTTCTAGAACACTGGACTGAGTGGTTAACCAGTCAAACAGCTCATTCGGTTCGCCTGTCTTGGCGAGTGCACGCATTTGTGCTGCCGAACGAATGCGGTCGTCTTGAACAGTGTAATAACTGTCCACCAAGAAACGTGCTTCTGTGTCAGACAAGGTTGCACCTGCCTTTGCAAGATCACGAGAAAGACGTTGAACGGAAGTATTGAGTTCTTCTGACATGATACTTTTTCTCCTATGACCCAAGCTGTTGTAACTATTTTGTTCAAACCAACTTGGTACAATTATTATATATGCAATTAACCTATAATCAAAAACAAAAAAAAAACCGCCCTATTACAGGCGGTTTAAATTCCATACATCGATTTTGTGGTCATTAAGCATACCATACTTTTCATAATGCAAGTTTGATAACTTTAACAGATGACCTAAAATTGATTTTGCAAAACCTTGTCTACCTTCTCGCTGGTTAACAATAAGTCTTTGCATTCAAGTTCGATTTCGAATAATAACTGTTCAATAGAACTTTCATCGAGTTTTAGATGAATGTGTTCAATATGTTTATCTTCGTCAACTTCTAAGTTCAAAGTCGGCCAGACTAACGGTTTCTTTTCTTTACCTAAATCATCTTCCATAAAAATGTGTTGTAACTAGAAAGTTAATTCAACTTATTTTGTCTAACCAGGTTTCAACTCCAACTTACCCTTAGCAACACGGAATGCAATACCGTTAGCCTTATGTGTCAAAGCAGTTTCCAAAGATGCATCCAGAATACGCTGCCAATTATTGTCGATATAACGTTCAGCGTAAGCTTGAAACTCATCGCTCAACAAACGCTTATCGATAAGATCTTTGAGGAAAGTGTAACCAGCACAAAGATCAGGATTGTTGTTGGTATTCTTTTTCATGTACTCATGTCGGATTTGATCCGTGACAGGATTCAAAAACAACAAACTGAGACGTTCATTGATAGCTTGACGAGCTTGTTTATCAAGTTCCTTATCGGCCATTTCTTGATACTTTTTGGTATCGATAGAAAGAGTGATAGCCGGAAGTTGCTTGTCTTTCATATTTGTTCCTTTCTCTTAAAGAGACTTAGTTAAACACTGAATATGGGTTTGCTTTAACTGTGTAACCGTCACGAAGAATAATTTTAGTCTTTTCTAAGAAGACCATGATCTTACCAAAATCTTCTTCAGACCTCCAGTCAATACCAAGAAGCTTAAACTTGAACCCAAGTTGCAAACCGTTTAAGTTATGCATATGGGTCCAGGTTTGTGGGAAAATATCTTTAATAGCTTGTTCATTTTTCTTTAACCACTCTGTATTACCTAGAGTAGATTGAAGAGGAATATAACCAGTTTGATTTGTCATTTCTTTCCAACCTTAAATTGTCTTTCGTTTAAGTTATCATATAACCAATCGTCTAATTCAAACCGACGTTTAGTCCAGAAATTGTTTTGTATCTTTTCACCGAGATAATAATTACGATAAGACTGAATAGCGTCAAGAACTTTATACTTTTCAGGCATCGCTTTTACAAATGGTGTTAAACCAATATTTGGTAAGTCGTCAGGTGGAAATTTTAATAAGTCAAAAAGACCAGATGACTTATGAATCTTTCCATAACGATATGTGAATTCTTTAAATAATGCTTCGAAATGTTGAACTAACCAGTAGTAGTTTTCTTTACTAGTGTTTACCCATAGTGTACATGGATGTTTAACATGTGTCTTATGATAGATTCTAGAGTCTTCATTGCCGTGTAACCGATGAACAGTTGACAAAAGCTGAGCACTCTCTAAAACCATTTTGACTATATGTCTGTTATGTAGATGAAGAGCCGCTATTCGCGGATCAGCATCAACAATAAAGATATTCATATTAATAATTCTTTAACATTGCAATCATTAAAGAACTTAAGGAGACTATGATTTCCTCCAAGCTCTTTAACTTTATCATAAGTTTGTTTTGGCTTAAGTCTAAGACCAATATAGTTTATCTTATCCAAAGGTTTATTATCGTTATAATTTTCTAATAACCAAGGATATGTTGGATCAAGAATCCAATATTGATTCTTTTCACCGTGAAGTTCTTTAGGGAATAACCAAGCATGCGGATAGTAATGTCCATCTATAATTGCGAAGCCTTCGCAATAATCAAGATACTCGACGCAAGCAACAGCTAACAGCAAGCAATTACGAAAGCAGTTATTTTCAAGTTTACCCATTGCTTCCGATATTTTACTGATGGTGGGGTGAGGTAATTTATACCTTGCAAAGCTATCACCATGTTGATTTATGAAATCAAGTATTCTTTGTTTTTGAGTCCAGACAACTTCGGTAACCATGATAACTCCTAGAGATTGTCTATTGTTATATATGCTATTAAATAAAGTTCAAAATAAGAAAAAAAAGAAACCACCTAGATGATTAGTCTAGGTGGGTCTTATTACTTATTAACTACATAAGTTTTCAATATCTTACCTTCAACTCCGGCATTAATGATCATGCTATTGATCCAGATTTTTAAACCAGAACTATATTTTCTAACGTGACCACGACGTAAATGTTCTCTTGGTGCAGATCTATCAGACCCAAGTGTGGTTACGTTAGAACTATCACTGTTTGGTTTTCCACCAACTAAGACAGTTAAGAACCTATAACTATCAAAAGGTAAATTACCCTTTTTTGTCTTAGCCTTAGGTTTCTTCAAAGAAGACACCCTCTCAGAGAAACCGACATTACTACAGGATAATGCTTCTAAAAATTCAAGAAGAGCCCTAACTTCATCATTGAGATCTAGTTGTGCTAATTTTTCCCACTCACCCGGACCAAGAGTTCTAAGAGCAACACCAGCCCCAATAGCTACACAATCTGCCTTGATTCCTTTAGTGATATCTTCCTTAATAGTTATGTTTCGTTCAGAATTAATAGAAGCATAGTAAGGCATAAAAAACCATTTGTTTCCAGTCTCTGGTCGTTTATACTCAACTATGGAATACAAATTAATTACACCTTCGCGCTCTTCTGCGTAAATGATTCTTTTAGGTGCTGATTCTGATTCTTCCTTGGATAAGTATTGTTCAACAACACCGATATTATTCGATATCGATGTATATTCGATAACAATTTTTTCAAAAGGTAGTTTGAGTACATCCGGAATCGCTTCGAGTTTATCATCCAATATTCTGCCTGTATTAGGAATAATAAACTTTTGTGTATCTATGTCGATACATTCATCCATAACTCTTTGAAATTCCATCGACGCACGTGGGTCTTGATATCTCCACAGTTTGATTTGTGATTCGATATCTTTATAGGCCTGTCGTACAAAATTTAGTGGTTCTTGCATCATATACTCCTTTATCATTGAAGATAGTTATGTTCAATTATTATATATGTAGTTAAATAAATTTCAAATCAGGATACTACGGCAAAACCGTAGTATCCTAGAAAAGTTCTGTTTCGCCTGCTCTATCATCACGACCATTTCTAACAAGTATTTCAAAATCTTCTTTAGACATAAGTTCATATCCTAAAGGAAGAGTTTGTCTAAAGATATCATCTATTTTATCCACAAATAAACCAAATATTTCTTTAGCATCAATTAACACAATACTCTTTTTATTAACATCAAAATCATTGTTAACTTCAAAGACTGGTATTAATAAGTCTTGATATCTAATAAGATAAACTGATTTACCTTCCTGATTAGGAAAGTGGGTTATCTCTGTATTATCTATGAGATGATAAACATCTGTTATTTTAATTGCTATTTTATTTTCTCTTATAGTAAAACATAAAAAATCCATACATTCTCCCTAATTATAGCCAGTTTATTTAAAAATAGAACATACATCTGAGAGACGATTAAGTCTCTCAGATGAAGTCAGCTATAGTCTTTTCTCGTATATCTAATCTATTAAAGTTTGGAACAGTCTTAGCACTCTCAAGAGTAGCTCTGAAACCGCTGTAATCGCTCTTATAATAGAGAATGTTAGGCGACGTAGGTCTACCTACCACCGCGTAATATATCTCTTTAGTTTCCATTTTAACGACAAAGTAAACTTCATCTGTTAATAATAAACCAGGATCTATATCATCTAATTCAATATAAGTAAAGACATTACCATACTGATATACAAAATCAATTTGTAAGTCTTTCTTAATCTTTCCAAGTTCCATAAGTTCATGGAGTCTAGCCGGTGATAAATAAGAACTATAACCATAACCTAAGTCATTTGTTCTGATAAGGTATAAATTACTCTTAGGAAGAAATTTAACAACTTCAAAATTAGCTTTACTTATTTTATCTATAAGACTAGGAATTGTAAATGTGTCTACAAGTCTTCCTACTTTGTAATGATTGTGTGTTAGCATTCGAGAAAAGACATTCGCAATATGCTTATCTTTATCTAAATCTTCTTTTGTAAACATAGGAAGTCATGTTCCTTATGATAGTTCATACAATAAGACTTATAGTAGAAAAAAAAAAAGAACCTGGAGTTAACCAGGTTCTTCTTACTTAACATGTTCCAGCGACAGTTTCAAACTGTTTGTTCTGGCTATTCCAAACATTATTGGGAGCACCAAAATCCGGAATAGGAAAGACTAGAGTTTTATCTATCACTTGGAAAACAATACAGTCGTCTTTATCGACAACCCTAATTTCATAAACTTTTTCGATGTTACCATAAACAACCTCTTCAAACTTTGCGGTTGAATTAACCACAATAGGATTGTCATAAGTACCATCTTTATTCATTAAATAGGCATACACTTCACCTATTTCTATCTCAGGATGTTGGTTAGTTTCCAAAACTTTCTCCTATTACAATCCAGCGGATGTTTGTCTTAAAGCGATATTAGCTACTCGTGGTTTGAATAGTTCCATACGCTTAAAATGATATTCTCTTTGCTTATTTATATTCTGTGCATAAATATACACATACTTAACATCTCTATCAGCAAGCTTTCTTAAACGACCAAGAATTTGGATGTTTGTAGGAGCTGAAGATATAGAAACCGTGTTAATAGCTACTCGAAGTCGAGGAATATCCAAAGCTGTACCAGCGGAGATAGGTGTAGAAACAATGATGTCACCACCTAACATATCCTCATAAGAATCTTCTTCACAGTAACGTCTTATCTTAAACTCAGGATAGAAACTACGGAATGCATCTGCCAATCGAGTAGCCAAAGCAACTGTTGAAACAAACACAATAATTTTATCTCTATCTTGATAATCGTCAATATAATAATCATCCACATTAGCTTTGATCATTCGAATATAACGTTTAAGCAAGTCATTGTTTCGTATGATACTTTGTTCAAAGGCTGTGTGAGAGTAATTATTAGATCCATAGTTCTTTGTTTTAATGTGTCTTATATATGTCTCTGGAATAGTGTAAGATACCGCATACACGTCGGTATATCGATCAAGCTCACCACCAGAATAAACACACTTATTCGGATAAACAACCTTATGCATGCGAGCTACTAGGTTGTCATCAGACATTAATGTTGCAGACAAACCAATCTGGAACTTAACGTTGGTATAAATAAGGATCTTAAAGATAGCGTGATAATGCTGATGAGTTTCATCAACCAACATTACACCAATACCTAATAGAGGGAACAGTTCTATTGGAGCGCAACCATACATATCAATACAAAGCTGAGGATCTTCCTCGTACTGATTAATATACTCCTGCATGGTTCTACTTGAGAATATATAGTAGTTATTTTCAAGAGAGTCTGTTTTTGCCATTTCAATGACAGCAGCTAACGCTTTAGACCCTTGAACAACCATTACGTCAGTCGTAGCGGCATCGTGAATAGTTGCTATATCGGATACCCACTTTTCAATATAGGTCGGAAGAATAACAATACCAAGACGTTGATTAATCTGACCAATAGTGTAAAGAGCTGTGAAAGTTTTACCTTTACCTGTTTGAATAGGAACAAGCTTACTCTTTATTGGATTATCAAGTAGAAACTCTACTACAGGAATTTGATAATCTCTTAGCTCCCATTGACTTCGAACAGTGAAATCACCAGGAATAATTTTATATTCTCTATTATCAATTTTCTCGGTAGGAATAAGTTTATAATGTAAATCTTCTAAATAGTGAAAGAGATGTATAAACTGATTAGCGTGAAACATAAAGACTGGTTTGTCTTTTATAATTCCACCGAATATTTTATCATCACCAGCAGAATTTTGACTAAAACCTTTTTGCTGTCTTTGTGTATAGTGTTTTAATAAAAAGCTTTTAATATGGGCAATAAGCACATAATCATCTGTCTGGAGTTCAACAGACAGATTATAAAAGGTTAGCTTGAGCATACGCCAAATCCAAATATAAAATCAGCTTATTTAAATACCAGTAATAAATCACTTCGGACCTCATTGGACGATATGGTTACTTACTATATATGCTATTCAAATATCTTTCGATGAAAAGAAAAAAAGAAAGCCAGGGGAGATTACTCTCCCCTGGTCTTCTACTTCACAATTGCTTGTGGTGTAAACAACACATCCATAGGGTGTCCCATACGGTTGACGTTGCTAAACATAACTGATGCATTAGACATCAGTTCTTTAGACTGCTCTTCAAAGATCAACAACTGAGAAAGACTGCGATGCCTAAACAGCACAGACTTTTGTTCACAGTGCGGGTGCACTGAGTTACGACCCAGTCGATAGTTCTTGTTATAAGCATTATAAGTTGTCGTTGCATAGATCATGACCTGGAGAATCGAGAAGTTACACTTGAACTGATCGATGATATGCATAAACAAATTGTTAAGCTTTTCATAAGGGTCATCAACTTTATCTTTATTTGTTTCGATAATGCTGGTGATCTTATTTACAAAGGAGATGATATTACCTTCCTTAAGCGGGTTATTAAATACGGCTAACTCTTTATTGAAAGCATCTAATGGAATAACAAAGTTACCACGGGCATCAGATTCTAACTTAGAGTTTTTGATATGTTCGAGCAAAGCTTTAGTAATGATCGAAGTACGATCACGATAAGAGATATCAATCGTTTCGACGATAGGAGTCTTATGCTTGGTATCCTTGATGATAATTTCTTCCAACTCACCAATCTTATTCAGTGCGATATTAGTGTGCTGGATATTCAATACGTCAATCAGTTTACTCAAACGAGAGTTAGGCAATACCATCACCATACCTGTCAAATCAAGTTCTTTATTGAAGTAGATATTGTTTTCATCGTCAGTATAGAAATACTTGTTAGCATTGCCTTCAAGTTTAATTGCTGACTTCTTAACACTGTGCGTTAAGTGTTTAGTTGATAGAATAGTCTGTGTTGACTTCTCCATCAGGTATGACGTCATGATATAGCCAAGGTTACTGTTCTCTTTGAAGTTCTCAGAGATCTTACCCAGACAAGTTGTACAGATTTCATGCGCAACTGTGTGACGACAACCTAATGCAGTTCTAAGCTTAATAACCGAACCAAGAAGATGTGACTCATTACCACGAAGCCAATCAACAGATCCATCTTCTTTAAGATAGTAAATACCCTTGAGATTATCAAGGACTGATTGTGTAATAAACATATCCATGAATTCTGTACTACCGCAGTCACCATTGACAACATTGCGGACAGACATGGTTAACAACTGAATACGACGCGATGCATACTCAGATGTCTTAATATGTGTATCATTAGCATTAAGAGACTTAGCAGCTGTACGAGACTCTGCCATAATCTCAAACAAGTTCCCCATACCACGAATGAAACCATTAGTAATGGGTTGCTTGAACACTGTACGATCCAGATCAGTTACGAAACCACGAGGACCGATACATTGGTTAGCTTGGTTTTCATTAATAGACTTGGAACGATAAGCTTTAACAAAACGATTGTCAGGATTCATCGTCTGCATTGCTTGCTTTGTCATTTTATAAGCACGATCAATGTGCTCTGGTGTAGGTTTCAGATTACTCTGAATATCATTGATTGTAGGATGTTTAATAACCTCAACAAAGTCAGTGGCGTCGATACCAGATACATACGGAGACACCATTGTTACAACTTCATTACGAATAAGGTTAACAATCTTCATCACCATACGCAACAAGTTTTCTTTGCTGGAATAAGAGTGTAAGTTGTTATACTCACAAATGTGTTTGAAGATAGTTTCTAATAAACGAATATGAGTATCAGCATTGTAATACTCATTGTTCATAATGTACTTGCAGTCACAAGTGCTAATGATCGGTGTGTTTGGAAATAGATGGAAAAGTTCCCAAGCATAACGATTAAACACTAACTGCTTTTTTGTTTGCTCAACTTCGACACCATCTTCATACACAACAAGAAATGGAACTTCCGGAAGATTCCAGATGTCCATCCTTGGAATGCTGAATAGGTTTCTGACTAACGTTTTTTCTGTCATTCTTATTCCTCGAAGCCTAACTCAATACCATTGGCATTAAAGATATGTTGCAAGATTGCCAATGATTTTGTGTTACCGTATTCAACAATGGAGCGATCGATGTTAAAGCTTGGATCAAACGCTTGAGGACTTTCAAGAATGTGCTTGATCAAGAACTTATGAGATAGTGGATTCAAATTGATATCGAACATATCTGCAACCATCTCTGGGTTAGCCAGAGCTGCTTCGATTCGAACCTCGGTTTCACCCATGGTCTTAGTCGGAGTCAGAGAGTGCGGATACTTGAACTTATCGTAGTTGGTTCCTTTGATCGGGAAACCAAAATTGTTCACCTTACTGGAGCTAACGGCAGAATACGAATTACCGATCTTTTCCAGCAACATGAAATATAGCTGACCAACACGAATGTTTTCAACAGTTTCAACTGTTCTTCCGAGTTCATCAACATAAGTAACTTTGTCATTCAGAGGTTTATACTCTGTCTGCTCAATATTATCAATCACATCTGTGATGTTGTATTCGTTGTCAGTTGGATAAAAGATCTGAAGATGTTTAGTTGCAACTTCAACCAAGAGGTTATGAAGAGACTCTTGATCAAGGCTATCAATAAACTCAACCATGTCAGGATTGATTAGCGCATACAAACCACGCATATAGGTATAGAAGTATTGCAGATCTTCTTTAGTAACTTTATGCAAGAAGTCTTTACCATGTTTGCATGTAAAGAACGAAATCAACCGTTGACGATTGTCTCGACTAAGTGCACCAAGATAAGCTTCATAAGCACGACCCAAGTTCATACGAGAAATGGTTGCCGCGCTATCTGTAATGATTTCAACGCGATTACCATTCTTATCGATAGGCATCATTTCGTCAGGAAGGATCTTACAGATAACACCCTTAGCAGCATGGATGTCAGTCAGCTTGAAACCTTCTTTAGGTTCAATCGTAGAGATCGTTGTAATCTCGATACGATATTGATCAATAGGAAGCTTGCGATAGCAAAGCTTATTCTTATTGGAAGTGACTGAGTTGATTTTGATCTCACAGTCAGAAATGAAACGATGGAGACGTGGAGTAATACGAACTGCGTCAGTCGTACCATACATCGTCTTCTTTTCATTGAGAAGCTGATAGAACTTATTAACCACATTGGTGTAATAGTTGATAAGCATTGCTGCGTATTCATCAAGCTGTTGAGTCATCTTACTACTAAACTCTTGCTTGTTATAGTTACCACGAATAATCTTGATGTCGAGAACCTTAGAGTTCGGATTGACATAGATGAGGTTATCGAACGTGATATCAACTTCAGAGATGTTGGTGTCATTCAAATCAGATACGCTGAACCAGTCATTGCGATCACGAAGGGCACACAACAGACCATCTTCACGAACACGTTCACCGATGTTAGGTAAGAACTTGAATATTTCTTTATTACCATAGAGGTTAACTGGTAACGTATCTTTGGTAATATTGATAACGCGCTTAACGATCGAATTAAACTTAGCGCGTTTAACAAAGCTTTCAGAAACCACAAAGCCGTCTTCAGATACAGATGGATGTGACATGAACGCCATGTTAACATTAAGACCATAATTGTAAGCACCTTCCTCACCATAACTATCAGTCTTGGCAAGAATAGTACCTTTAGGAATAACGGAGTTAAAGGAGAGACCCGTCATTGCCTCTGTCGGTTTCAAACGGTAACCGAAGAAAGTGTGCGATGTCTTAAATGTGTCGACATCGATGAAGTCAATAAAGATCTGACCATTCTCTTCATACTCAGCCAAGATAGTGTATGTAGGAACATCACCACCAGCGGCTTCACGATAACGAGGAACGATAGCTTTGATAACATAATCGTGATCAGCTCGTACATCATTGATGTACTTACCGAGTTCATATTCAATACCAGACTTAACAACCTTTTCATCGGGAGTCAAGAGCGGCAGGTGTGCAGAAAAGTGACTGAAGTCCATAACTGCACGTGGACTGGATGTATTAGCAATAAATGAATTAATAGCCGCAGTTCCTACGAACTCTGGCTTGATCTCGGTTTTTCCCATCCATATCTCCTTTTTGAATCAGCCGATTGATTACAAAATTAAAAAACTAATCTCTATACACACATACTATATATGATATTAATATTTCTTCCGAAGTAGTTATGATTTGACTAACGATGAGGAACACTCACATGCTAGAAACATTACAAGTAAATGATTACAAATTTCCCAATTTTGTTAATCTAAACGACAATCTACTATATTTGGATTTTATTGATTTATCGTATAATTTTAATGAAGTTTCGGTTCTTCCTGATGTTGCTTTAAGATATAAAGGAAACCTGTTTGGTCTATTTAACGAGATGGGTGTTTCTACTAATCTTTATGTTTTTATGATGTACATCAATGGTTATGTATCTCCTACAGACTTTGATGGTAAAAGATACGTATTTAAACAAGCTATTAAACCACAAGTACCTATTAGTTAACAAAAAAAGAATACACCAGAGGGAGAACCCTCTGGTGTTTCTTATTACTTACCGTCCACTGAACATTGGATTAGGTGTAATACCACCACCACCCATTTGCATTCCCATTCCAGTGTCCATCGTCATACCACCATGCATAGGCATCATAGTAGTCATGGGCATCATAGTAGCCATTTGCATAGGCATCATACCACCATGCATCGGCATTTGATTAGCCATGGGGATCATGTTACCCTGCATAGGTACCTGATAAGGAACCCAACCGGTAGGTGTTTGCATCATAGGTCCTTGTGGCGTCATAACAACACCAGGAGGCAATTGCGTGCCCTGAGGCATATTAGCACGCATAGTTTCTTGAACAGCCCAAGATGGTAACTGGAACTGTTGCTGTTGTGGCATATTCATTCCAGGAATCATACCAGGTATCATGGCTGGAGCCATACCAGGCATCATACTTACAGGAGAATTCGGCATCGTCAAGTTACCCTTGATAATGTCTTCAGCAGACAAGGCTTGGGGTTGTTGAGGTTGCTGAACTTGCATCTGAGTCTGAACAGGTGGCTGAAACTGTTGTTGCTGAACCTGTGGAACAAACTCAGTCCTGGAAGGAACGGATTGTGATGCTTCTGCAATTGCTGCGCGACTTTCATCAATATGCAGTTTATGATTTTGAGATTCAATAGCGATATCCAGTTGATTGGGAATCAACCGAATCTCAGTTGCCATACCATACAGATCTTCCAGAGTTTTAACCCATTCAAGATCAGAATAGCAGTCCACCAGTTTCAGTGTAGGCTCTTTGAGTTCTTCCAGCAGATCACACAGTTCATTCAGTCGATCAGAAATCATGAAGCTGGTTTTAAGCAGGATATTCATATAACGGAATACCTTATTATCGGTACCTTCCGTGTATTTTACCTTGTCTGTAAAGTCAGGGAACAAGATGTTAAAGATGTTCGACAAAGCCAACAGATCTTTCTTCCGAAGCTTATAGCCAAACACCTTATATTCACGATCCTTTTCTTCCAGAGACTTAGCAATTTCATTAGCCGCGATGAAGTTGATTTTACCAATAGCACCGTACGGCGTGTCATTGATTTCACCATTCTTCTTGAGAAAGATATCGAACAAGAAAGCTTCAGAATTAATCTTCTTGCTCGCCCGCATTGTATGTGCAAAGTTCTCGATGAGAACCATGTCTGTCTCACCGATATTGCTGATAATATTGATCAGCTTGCTTGACTTGATCTTCTGCTGCATTTGGACATCAGAAGCAATCGTCATCAAGTTGATGATCATATAGCTAAGCTTGAGATTGAGTTCAAGTACAAGCCGTTTCTTATAGAAGTTAAAGACCGTATTTTCCGGACTTGTATAGTTCTCATTGAGCGGGTGGAAGACCAAACGCCCTTCAGGATTCTTCAGATTGTCGAAATAGGGAAGCGTAAGACTCTTCCCGTCAATCGTAATAGGACCCAGGTCATGATTGATATTTTTGATAATTGCTTCGTCATAGGTCAATCCTGCGTATGTCAACATAGACAGGTAGAATTTTTCCATGACAGGGTGAAGTTGATGATTCATGATCCCCTCTTAGTAGTAAGATTGTGGTGCATTGTGTTTGGAGGTCAGACTATCGATAACAGTGCCGAGCTGGAAACTCATATAGTCTACGGCTTGTTTGTCGATAGAGATAACCGGAGAGAAGAGGCTGTTAGCAAACGTCGGGATCGTGTACCAGTTAGCAGGCATACCTGCAAAGCTGAGATGGATCTTACTCGTACCTAACAAATCAATATAACCTTCAACGTGCATCGGGAGAATGCCGCCATTGGTTTCATTCAGGAAGATTTCCGTAATGAATTTTTCTTTAAAGATCTCCAGCAAGAAGCTGAATTCTTGTTCTTCCAGATTGATAAAGCTATTGAAGTTCGTTACAAACACTTCAGCAAGACCAGTCGGATTCGTCATATTTGACGCAGTAAAGAAGATCTTGTTGAAACCATACTTGGTTGCCAAGGACACAGAGTTCTCAATCAGGCTGTATGCCTTCAGGGTCACAGGGTCTTGACCATGCCAATAGTCGCCGACTTCTGGAGTCTGAGACATAGATGGATCAACATAATCCTTCGTGATATTGTAAACTTTGAAACGATTATAGATCGTGGGATCAACGTTCATCAGTGTCTGGAAGTTGAAGAATTCACGAACAACCTTGAAACCAGCCATGCGACTGATATACTTCAAGAAACGATTGTCGTTAATGCTCGGTTCCGGAAGACGTGCTTCGGGAGCCATACCGTTACTGATCTCGTAAGAATTGATAAAGATATCTTTGTTCTTGGCATCATGCATGCCATGAGTCAGAATCTTTGACAGATATTCAGTCGTGATATTGTTATCAACGCTAGAAGACAGAGCCTTTGTATCAACAGAGTTCATGTAGCTACCCATGTATTGCGAGACCATGGATTGATCATTGATAAACTGTTGCATGTTGAGCAGATTAATGTTTTCCAAGACATCGCTCGGACGCTGAGTAAACAGCTCATTAAATCCGCCATTGAAGAATACGTTATAGATGCGATAGAGCTTTTCCTTACGGATAACACCCATCGGAGTCTGCAACGTCATCGTAGTTGTTTCGATAACGTTGTTGATATAATGAATCAGATTAGGATCGATGTGACCAGTATTAGTGATACCGTCATGTTCAGTATAACCCTGAATATAGCTATTGATTTCACCACCGACTGGATCGATAGTACGGATTTTCAACATGAAGATAAACTTCCGTGTAGAAACCCAATCATTATTACACATCGACATATAACCAGCCGCATTCGGCTGAATAATTTCACCAGCAAGACCATTCACAATGTTGGGAGTGATCTTACCAGCTTTAGTGTCATACAGCCGTTCAGAGATCTGATCGATCGCTGCGGCGGAAGGATTCACCATGTACGGATGATTGTACATGGGCATATAGTTTCCAGTTGGAATATATACCAACTCTTCAATCGAGAAATTCTCGCCGAAATTCATTTGTCATTACCTTTCAAGGTCAGGAATTGATGAAATCAATGTAGGAACAAACCACATCGTTGATGTTATTTGGAATAATTAGATAACCATCCTTGTTGGTAAACTTGCTAAGCTGTTCAGGATCACCCACAGGAATCCAAAGACAGTTTGCAATCTCTTTACTTATCTCAGAGACTGTCTTTTCAATAACAGACTGTTTGTCATCTTCGATAGAGAAACTGTAATAATCGGTAAGACGTTTAACAAGTGTCTTATTAACACCGTTACGAATAAGTACGTTAACATAAGAAGCTTCTTGTGAACGATACGAACTCAACAGCATACCGATGAACTCTTGACCATTCGACATCAGAACAACCTTAGCGAACAACATCAGTTCGACAAGACGTTTGTATTCGATATAGTACAAAGCACGAGGATTGATAATCTTGCTAATGAACCAACCCAGGAGATAGGTTTGGGTCTTATCCAACTTGCTTTCCACAAGCGCAGGAACGTATTGCAATTCACGTTCATACATGGCATAGTCGAAATTGGAATGACCAAGTGCATTAACCAAGAACTCGATATTGCTAAGAGAGTGTTGAATCTCAACAACAGTACCGATAGGGATACTTGAGGTCTTCCGGTAGTCCTCGAAGTAACTCATGTCTTCCTTATTGCTATCACCGCCTGCGACTGTTGTCTTAGAACGGATCACAACACTATCAGAGGTAATAAAGCTACCCTTGTACTTGATAGTCTGGAAGATAAACGAAATAATATTGCATTTCTTACTGAAGAAGTCAATCGTCAGCAGTTTGTTAAAGATAATTTCACTGACCAAGCTATCCAGAATGTCGTCGTCACTGAGACCAGCATTAATGATCAAGTGTTCATTCTTGGTATTACCGATCAGAGTAATCTGATTGGCTTCAATATAACGCTTCAGCTTATCAATCTCCGGACACGAATAGACATCCGAACGGATAAACAGCATGAAGATCTTGTAGTAATAATGACTTGTCAGTTGCTTGATATAGACATAGAAGTCCAGATACAGCGGAGACAGTGCACGAATAAAGATGATCAAGGAGATGAGATCACGATACTCATGTTTGATATAAGTCTTCTCTTCAGTGGTATTCATATCAGGATCATAGATATAATCACTACGGATATTCTCCGGGATGATCATCTGACTTTCCTTATACGCCATCCACATCTTGAAGTTGTTATAGTTGAGAAGTTCAGATACCTTAGCAATCTTATTCTCAAGCTTAATGATATAATTCACATCACCATAATTCTGACGATAGTCTTGTGAGTAGACCTTATAGAACACATCATAAATTTCTTTTTGGATATACTCGGGGAGAGTAGCTATATATTCATTAATCTGATTATACAGGTTGAACATATCGGACTGATCTTTATAGAAATCAGCCAGATCAAGTTCAATTACTTCGCAGTCATCGTAACTAATACGAAGAACATTTAACCGATATTCACTGACCGCGACCTCATAACGTAAACCCATTTCTCATTTCTCCTTGTGTTAGTTACAGGTACTATATATGTGCTTGAAATTACTTCAATAACCAAGATAAAATCTCCCTCTCTGTTTGAGAGGGAGATCATTTATATTAGAGACCTAGATCGTCAAGATCGCCGGCAATGTCGACGGTTTTGGCACTACCAGCAGCTGTATTAGGACCAGCTTTGATAGGTGCAGGCTTGCGAACGGTTGTGTATTCTTCGGCAGTATAAGCTTGAAGAATTCCACCAATAGTATCGATGACCAGATCAGCAATGCCATTGGCAAGCTTAGCCGACATAACACTATCAGGGATAGGATTCTTATCACCATCACGGAAAATGTGGAACGGAGAAGGTTTGATACTGAATACCAGCTTAGGCTTAGACTCAGCCATAACACTGATATAGATAATACCATCTTTGGATTTACCAAAATAAAGCGTACCGACGACACGTTTGTCTTTAGTAGGCTTATTGTTTTCATAAACAGTGCCGAGAGACTCAACTGCAAACTTGGTACCAGGAGCACCAGCAATGACATCTTTCAGCATGTGCATGCAAGCAATCATTGTGGGATAATCACTCGGGAAAGTGATGATACCGTTTTGACCAGTTACACCAGTGTAAACGGTAATTCGCGGGTTACCGTCACGGAAGCCAAACACAAGGCGGGAACGTTTCTGTTGATCGCCCTCAGGAGCTTCATCGCCCCAAATCACAAGCTTACCAATGTCGTAGTACGTCTTGACAAGATTAGACATGATTCATCCTTTTTTCAGGTGGAAATTATTTGGTTATTGAATATATCACACGATCAGTGATGGTATAAAAAAATAATAGAGTGACTAGACTAGTTAGTTAATTTCTTTCTTTCCTCGAGGAGTTAAATATGAAAGCTTTTAGAAATGTCGCTGGCACAGTTGTCGAGATCGATGTTGACGTTGACCTGCAAGGTCAGCCGATTCTTCCTCCTGACACCACTGTCGACGAGAAGCCTGCCGCACAGCCTGGCCACTACGTTACTGTCGTGGGCAATGTTTGGGTTCAGATCCCGCAACCTCAAGAAGTTATTGCTTTTGAATATCAGAAGCAACAAGCTCTGGAAAAGCTTGGTAAATACAAAGCTTACTATTTCGAACAGCCGACCGAAATCAACGGTGTTCTGTTTGATGCCGATGAGCAAGCTCGTAACCGTCTGACACAGAACCTGGTTGTTAACACAGCCTCTGGTTATCTGCCGCCGGCCTGGATTGCCGCTGATAATACTCCTTACCCGATCACCACTTTGGCTGATCTGATGGATATTGTTAATGGTGTTCAGCAAGCCTTCTCTACCCGTTTCTTCGAAATGGATAGTCTGCGTCAGCAAATTCTTGCTGCTGGTGACGAAGCCGCTCTGGCTGCTGTTGTTATCCCGGTTATTCCTAACCAGATCTAATAGATTAGACTACCAGAGGGCTGAAACCCTCTGGTAGTCTATTATTTATTTCCACCAAACATAAAACTCATAGACAATTCTGACGTCAATGGGTTCACATTCTTTTTCTTCATCGCAGACCAAAGTTCGACACGCTCTTTCATTGGAGCTGGTTTAAACATAACATGATCTCCAAAAGTTGTTAACAACTTCTCCATGAAAGGAAGGAAACTCATGTCGTGATCAGGGATAGCATGATACTTAGTATTCCAGAGTTTTCTGGATTTAATAACACCTGTATGTGATTCAAGTAAGTCAAGCTTAACAAATTTGCCATAACTTAATAGATCCCATGGAACATGTGTAAAGATAAGCGCTTGGTCTTCTCGATTATAGTGAATAGAATTACTGAACTGCATAACTTCATCTTGTTTAGAGATGTGGTCAAGACAGTATTTGATAATATTATCCATCGCAAGTTGTTTGTCAGTTGTTGCTTTACGAAGGATTCCTTCCTTATCGTAAGTTGACTTAACAAAAGCATAGTTGTTTGTGTAGAAGTTAATCGTTAGACCTTCTGCGTGGAAGAACTCTGTTAACCAAGCAATCTCATCTAACAATGTATCAAGAATATCTTTCTTCGGAATCATAAGAATATCACCACTTGGAATAGAACTAGTGATATTTCTTAACAATGTAGAAACGTTAAATATATAGTTATTATAAGTATTCAGATCAATTCTATCTGGAACAATTCGTGTATCATCATAAACAGACTGAACTGGATCAAAGATGGTTTCCAGAGCCATACCTGTACCAATTGACACAGGAAAACCTGACATAGATCTTGCTTGAAGTTTTTCATTCATGGGCAGTATCCTCTACATGTTTAAAAATCTCAACATAACCTAACATCTTTGCAGTTTCTAGATCTGTTAGTTCATGTTTAGCTTTGATATTGTTTATCAATGTTTGGTGAATATTTGAGTCCAGAATAAAACTATCTGAAACTTGTAATTCATCACCTTCATCTAATATATATGTTACTGAGTTTTTATCCGATATATTCTCTTTAATGATCTTTTTCATATTGTAATCAAGATAACGTAACTTGATTTCATTAAAGTTAATATTGAATTCGTGATCTTTACTGAGAAGGAGACGAATATAACTATTGACTGGATACTTAGAAATATGTTTATCTAAGCGATCAAGTGTAGTAGCGTTAGTGATATTAAGTGTCACATACGTATATGAATTCTTATTCTCTATAAATGTATAGTTATCATCTTCGACAATAACATAACCTTTAGGTGCTTCTTCACCATGAGCTAAACGTTCTAAGCTTCCGTTGGCGAGAATACGATCAAACTTAGAGAACATATGATAATGTCCGATATGGATATAACCACTAACAAGGTTAAGAAAGTATTCTTCCTTGAAATGGAAACCATGATACGGTTTACCAGCAAACTGATATTTAAATTGACCATGTAAAATTGCAATATCAACTTTTGTAATAGAGTACTGGTTAAGTTTTTCCTGAATTTGAAGTTCAAGCTCATCGTGAGAGTTTGTCCATTCATCAGGAATATAAAGAACATATTTACCAATTCGTTCTATGTACTCAATATCTAAAAACTTGTGGTACTTAAGATCACATTTATGAGTACGTATCTCGTTAAGTTTTACAAGAGTAGACGATTGTTGCCAATCATGACTTGGTGTTCCTTCTAACACTCGTAATAGAATATTATTAGCGTAACAATAAGTTAAAAGATAATTAAAGAACTCAATAATTAACTGTACTTCTTTCGAATTTAAATCGAGAAGTCTATCGAATAAATCTCCGGCAATAAATAAGACATCCAGATTTTTATTTTCTTCAGTTAGTATAGAAGTCTTGAATGATTGTATGATATGTAGTGTTGGTGTTTTGAGATGTCCGAGGTGAACATCTGAGGTATTTGCATATTTCATTAGCTTCATTCTAGATGAAAATCATACAATTCCCAGTATAGTATTTTTTCTTTTTTGACCTCAAACGTAGTGCTGTTTCCGCAATTCTGTGAACCATATTTACGGGCTTACTTAAGGAGTTAACATGAGAATTAATGTTTTCAAATCTGGCGGCAATTCTGCTCAGGGCGGGTTTGTTAGCAATGGTCTTACCTTGCAAGGGCCTCTGATTCTGTCAGGTCCTCACACCGAACCTCTGCACGCTGTTCCTAAACAGTATGTTGATAATGCTGCTTACAATCTTGATGCTAATAATATTACAAGCGGTACTCTTGCGGCTGCAAGATTGCCAGCTTTTACTGGAGACGGTACAACCATTCTTGGTTCTAGTAATATTATTTTAGCTGCTACAGGGGTCACACCTGGTTCTATTATTAAGCCGACTGTTGACGCTAAGGGTCGCGTTACGTCTAGTGGTTCTATTATTGAATCTGATATTTCTGGAATTGGGTTTAATAAATTTACAGTTGGTCGTCCTGATACACTTGACGGTTATGGTATAACTGACGCCGTTCATATGACAGGCAATGTTACAATGACTGGTCAACTGGTACAGTCTAGCGGTCCTGTTAATAACGACCATGCTGCAACTAAACAATATGTAGATTCTGCAGCTGGTCTCGCTGGCGGCATCGCTGTCGGTGATATTATTCGTAAACCTTATTCGACCACACCTAGCGGTTTCTTGAAGTGTAACGGCGCTGAAGTTGATAAGACGACTTACGCTAATCTTTA